AAGAAATCCCTAACTATGAAGGGTACTTTGAAGTAAGTACTTTAGGTAACTTTAGAAGTAAAGATAGAATTATCAAGTATAAGCAATCTGGAACTCGTAATTATCCTGGCAAATCACTTAAAGTAGAGGTTATGCAAGATGGTTACAGTAGGATTGTGTTAATGAAAGAAGGTGTTAAGAAAAGATATATGTGTCATAGGCTTGTAGCTGAGACGTACATACCAAATCCTGACAACAAACCTTACGTTAATCATATAGATGGCAATCGTTCTAATAACTGTGTAGAGAACCTAGAATGGTGCACACAGTCAGAGAATGAAAGACACTCTGTAGATGTACTTGGTAAGTCTATGAAGGGGAAGACTGCTCCAAAGGCAGTCAGATGTATAGAGAATGATACTATATATAAATCTATGAGTGAAGCAGTACGCCTTATAGGTAAGCCATCTTGTGTGGAAGGGTTACATAAAGCTATCAATGCTAATAGGTTGTATCATGGATATACATTTGAGTTCTGTAATGAAAGTTCAACGACTATCTCGAAAGAGAGTACACTGTAAGCTATTGACAGTGGAAATGGGGAGAATCCTAATAGGATTGTGATATAGTCTGACCTGTATGGTGACATACAGCAGTTCATAAGAGAACGCATATAGTGTAGCGAACTATATGGAACATATGTGGGAAACTGTAGCTTTACTTACTGATGGTGAAGATATTCGTGATAAGGAATGGGCAGACTTCACTGCTGAGATGTATAGTAAGGGACATTCATTCTTTACTTATACTTCTGATAGTGCTGACTCATTGTCTTCTTGTTGCCGACTCAGAAATGAGGTAAGCGATAATCAATTCTCCTATTCATTAGGTGCAGGTGGTATTGCTACTGGTAGTAAGTCGGTAATGACTTTAAATATCAATAGGTTAGTACAGGATGCAGTTAATAAGGGATATGATATGATTGATTATCTACGCTCTCAGGTTCAAAAGGTTCATAAATTCCAAACAGCATATAATGAACTATTAAAGGATTATCTGAAAGATGGTCTATTAACAGTTTATACAGCTGGATTTATCAATCTGAAGAAACAATACCTAACTGTAGGTGTTAATGGTGTTATTGAGGCTGCGGAGTTCTTAGGAATCCCAGTTAATGATAATCCAACTTATAGAGAGTTTATGCAATCTATCCTTAAAACTATCAGTGATGAAAATCGTAAAGCGAGAACTAAGGAGTTGATGTTTAACTGTGAGTTTGTGCCTAAAACTTGTGGGCACGTTAAACCCAACCTAATTGACTTGGAACCACTACGTGAGAATCGTAGGCAACAAGGGGCAAGCGTAATGGTAGCCTGAACGACTAAACGGATGGGACTCTCAACAATGAGAGTGTGTGATAGTCTGCACTACATAGTGATATGTAGAGGAAATCTGAAGTGATTTCCCACCTAATACATTTGTTTTACTGGTGGAAATTGTGTATCTTTGTACATAACTTTAATTAAAACGAGTACAAGTATGAAGAGAACTAATACACTAGAAGGAACTAAATGCACGGCTTGTGATGCTGATGCATTCGCAAGATTCAAAGGAATACCTTATTGTAAGAAACACTACATGCAGATGTACCATAAAGGTAAGATTACCAAAAGGACAATCTATGATCCCAACGAGTACATACTACATGATGATTACGCTGAGTGTATTACCTATGACAAAGAGGGTAATGAGACAGCTAGAATCAAGGTTGATTTAGATAAGGTGGAAGAGCTAAAGCAGTTTAAGATTTACATCCGCAAACAGGGTGGAGATACTTGGTATGCTGCAATTAGTATAAATGGTAAGAAGGTATTGCTTCATAGATACTTAATGGGAATGCATGAAGAGGAGTATTCAATTAAGAAAGTTGTAGACCATATTAATGGTGATAAACTTGATGATAGAGTACAGAATCTCAGAGTGTGTGAACATAAGGACAATATGAAGAACATTCGTAAGGGTAACAAGGTAATCGGAGTTTCTCAGCTCAAGAACGGTAAGTGGGCAGCGAGAATTATGCATAACTATAAAGGAATGCATCTAGGTTACTTTGATACTGAACAGGAAGCTGTTATAGCTCGTCTTACTAAAGAATTTGAATTGTGTGGTGATTACGGTCCTAACAAGGACTTATATCATTTATTAGGTCACTGCTCCAAAGCTAGGGAGTAGGCGTAACAGAAGGGCGGAGAACCTGGGAGTTAAACATGCTATGTGGGACAGGAAGGCAGGTTACTTTGTACCAAGAGATTGCTACAATAGTTACTTTTATGCTGTAGAAGATACTTCCTTGACTATACTTGATAAATTTAAACTACATGGTAAAGATTATATCAAGTATCTCGATGGTGAACAATCGCCTGTTATATCTTTGCGTCTAACCAGACGGGTATAGTAATTAACTATGCTAACGGGGAAGCCTGAAGCTTGAGTCGTGAGACTAGATGTATGGTAATCCCGTGGGAAATTAATTATGATGTATGAGTTGCACATCTCCATTTAAATTAGTAAATTTGTAGAAATTATCAATATAATGATTATCTATAAAATTACTAACAGTATCAACGGCAAGGTGTATATAGGTTTAACTACGGTTACACTAGAAGCAAGATGGAGAGGTCACATAAAAGACAGTAGAGTGTGTGATAGACATTTATATAGGTCTATGCGTAAATATGGTCTTGAGAACTTTACTATAGAAGAGATAGATAATACTGACGACTTTAAGAAGCTTGGGGAATTAGAGAGGTACTATATAAAGACCTTTGATTCTAGAAATCCTGATAAAGGGTATAACATTACTGGGGGAGGTGAATCTAACCAGTTAGACGGAAATCCTAGAGCTAAACTTAAAGTGGAAGATGTAATCCAAATACGAGAAATCTACTCTTATGGAGACTTGAGATGTAAAGAATGTTGGGAAATGTTTAAGGATAGGATTTCCTACTCAGCATTTCAAAAGATTTGGGAAGGAATTACTTGGCAGTCTATTATGCCAGAAGTTTATACTGAATCTAACAAAGCACATCACAGTTCTCAAAAGAGTAATCCAGGAAGTTTGAATGGTAATGCAATATACTCTGACGAAGAAGTCTTAGAGATACGTAAGTATTATACTAATCATACCCTAACAGAAACATATGAGAAGTATGGTAGCAGAAGTAAATCTAGAGATAGTTTTAGAGGTTTAATTGCTAATTCATATAAACATCTTCCAATTTACAGTAAAGTTAAATCTGTCTGGCTACTTAATGGTCAGGAGATAAACATTGATGATTATAATCCTGTATCGACTATCCTCGAATCGGAGGAGTAAGGCAGCTATTGGTACGCTGTTTGAAATGGATATTGCGGAAGTACTTCCGTTAAGATATAGTCAGTGCTAATGGAAACATTAGATAGACACGGGTTCGGCTCTCCACATGAACTTAGAAGAGCACCTTACTAAAGACCAATACAGAAACCTATTAAAGGTTGCGGCTGCTAATGGTACTAATTACTTTACCTTTAATATTCCAAATACTATCTGTAATGATTGTGGGCACATTGATAAGAGATACTTGCATGAGTGTCCTAAGTGTGGAAGCAAGAATATAGACTATGCTACCAGGATTATTGGATATCTAAAGAGAATTAGCAACTTTAGTGAAGCTAGACAAAAAGAAGCTAGTAAACGTTATTACTATAAACAATAAAAATTATGGTTCTATTTCAAATCATATTTATTGCTATCCTGCTCCTAGAAATAGGGGTAGGGCTGGCAGTAAAGTACAACTACAATGGTCTCCAAGATAAGTTAGTGTCCCTATTTATGAGAATAAATATTGAGGACTATATTAGGTATCAGTTTCCAGATAGGTGGGTATTACAGATGGTATTTCTACTAATCTTATTCCTATTGTGCTTATGACAGGTGTAGAAAATGGATGGGTATGCGATGTGGAACTAGCTAAGAATATTATATTAGCCCACTTCAGTACAATGAGATACTACTCTAGTCCAGTCTATGGGGATAAATCTATGGATGATTGGTTAGACAAAGTTAAAAACAACCTACAGAGCTTTGATGGTGATTTCTCAATTATGAGAGAGAAAGGTTGGTTCTTGGGTGGACCAGATGGTTGGTCTGGCTTTATCATCTGTACATTAGATACATGGTTAGAAGAAATGGACCCCAATGAAGAGGTGTTATCTGTATGCGAAGTAGATGGAAAGCCTACTGTATTTGTCCTACATGAATCTGACTGATATGTTGAAGTACGTTAATTATGATATAGTCTTTCAGGAGATACCAAATGAAACTACACTTGCTATTAATATCTCAAACTGTCCTTGCCATTGTAAGGGCTGCCATAGTTCTTACTTGGCAGAAGATATTGGAAACTTTCTTGACCTCTGCACATTAATGCGATTAATAGATAAGAATGAAGGCATAACTTGTGTTGCATTCATGGGTGGAGATTCAGACCCTCAATCTGTTAATATGCTAGCTGGTATAGTCCAAACCAAAGGATTGTTAACAGCTTGGTATAGTGGTAGGCAAGAACTATCTAAGGATGTTGATATTAAGAACTTCAACTTTATTAAGTTGGGTCCTTATGTTGAAGAATTAGGTGGTCTGAAGAGTCCTACAACTAACCAGAGAATGTATGAGGTTAAGATGTGCAGGGAGTTAGATGAAGATGGTAATCCTATATATGGACTAGAAGACATAACAAGTTCGTTCTGGAAATGAATACCAAATTACCCTTTAGTGGGCACTCGCTGAGGAAGGTAAGAGAACCAAGTAGACCCCGTATTACCTTAGCAGAGGAGCAGATAAAGGCTCTTGAAAGAATGAAAGACTTTCTAAATACAGAGGAGCCAGTACTAGTATTACAAGGTTATGCTGGTACTGGTAAAACCTCTATCCTTAATGAATATATACAATTCCTAAGGTCTACTAGGGAGGACTTCATATTGTGTGCCCCTACACATAAAGCTAAGTTAGTAGTAGAAGAGGTAACTGGTGAAGATGCAATGACTGTCCATAAACTGTTATCTCTTGCTCCTAATATAGAGATATTTGAATTAGACTACAAAGATTTAAAATTCCAGTGTAATGGGTTTGGTGAAATACCTGATAATGGTATCGTTATTATAGATGAAGCATCTATGATTAATGACGAAATATACAAGTTACTACTTGATATGTGCAATCAGTATGGAACTAAATTGCTGTTTATTGGAGATAAGGCTCAAATACAGCCTGTGTGTAGTAAGAGTACAAGTTTAGTATTTAACTGTCCTAACATTATTACACTAACTCAAATACATAGACAAGCTGATACAAATGGTCTGTTACCATTATTGTCAAGACTGAGAGAAAGACCCCTGAAGCGATTTGAACCTATTGAAGCTCCAGAAGGGTCTTTAATTATATGTGACCAAGCCAAAGACTTTATGCTTAAAAGTGCGGACTTTTTTAGACGAGCTATTAAGAAACAAGACGTTAATGAAGTTAAGCTTATAGCATATACTAATGCCAGAGTGCAAGGATTCAACCAATGTATGAGGAAGCTACTATGGGATTCTGATGTAGCTAACGAATATAATCAGTTTGAGTTCTTAACTGGTTACGAGAACTTCGAGTATAACAATACTCAGTTCTATAACTCTTTGGACTACATAATAGTGGATGCTCCAAAAAGAGTGGAGAGACATATCCCCCATTTCATGAAGATGCCTGGATATGAACTTGAATTGTTTGATACAGTATATAAGAAATTATTAACTGTATTCATATTGGAAAGAGACATCAATAAAGACTATATAGATAGCCTTGCTGCTACAATAGAGAATTTTAGAATATCTGCTATTGAAGCTAAAAGGAACGGCAACCGAACTAGGTCCACATTCTTATGGAAGAAGTACTTTGAAATGATAAAGAGCTTTGCAACTCCTAAAGATATAATGTGGGACAACCGAGTTATTAAAAAGAAAACGTTCGATTATGGGTATGCGTCAACCATCCATAAGATTCAGGGAAGCTCTCTTGGAACAGTGTTCATTGATATGGCAAACGTTCTTGTTTGTAAGAATGTTGACGAGATTAGACAGATGCAATATGTATCATTGTCAAGAACTAAAACAGATGCTTATATATTGGTTTAATCCGACTAGACATGACTGTAAAAATAGTTTATAGTGAAACTTGCTTACCTTTGAAGAATAAGGTAGTAGCTTATATCTGGGAGAAATTTCCTAAGATAGAAGTTGAAACTTACGATGAACTACACTATAAAGATAAGAAGAAGGCTATTATGATTAAAGCATCATGTGGCACTAGATTAGTTCCTTTCGTTGCTGTCTATGATAACAACAAAGAACTAGTTAAAGCTTTTTATTCTGAAGTGGGAGATTGTACAGCGGATAATATTATTAAATATTTGAATGAGGTTCAGTGAAGCAATAATGTGGGGAGATAGCTTTATACAAGCCACTCTCAAACATAGAGAAGCAAGCCTTAAAGACTTTGTGAAAGTAGGGGGTAGCCCCGAACTTCACAGAGCTATAAAGGATTCTAAGGTTGGCTACATTAAGATTACTAAAGTCTCTAGCAATGGAGGGTATTTATCCACAGGTGAGTCTGAGGAAGGCATTACCGCTGCATTTGGAGAGGGTCTTAGTCTTTACATAGCTGACGTAGAACAGTGGTATAGAACATCTGTAATCCAGAAGATTTACTGGGATAAAGGTGAGTTCACCACTTTAAATTCAAGATACAAGTTTGAGTTTACAGAGATTGATTATCGTCCTATTCTTGAAGAAATGAAGAATGAAAGTACAAGTAATAAATAAATCTCAATGGGAGCTTCCCAAGTATGAAACCTTATTCTCTGCTGGCATGGATGTCAGAGGAGATTTCAGCAGAATTAAGTTAGTAGATGGTAAACCAGAGAAGTTCTTCTTTGATGCTGACGTTGTTGGTATTGGTCTAATGGAAGACCCTAACAGCAAAGGTGTAGTAGATAAGGAAGGCAACTACACTGGTGAGAAGTTACCAACCATTCAAGTAGCTAAGACTATTGAAATCAAACCTGGAGGTAGATGTTTAATCCCTACTGGTCTATTTGTAGCTATTCCGCAAGGATATGAGCTACAATGTAGAATGAGAAGTGGATTAGCATTAAAGATGGGACTCACTCTTACTAATGGAATCGGTACTATTGATGCTGATTATAGAGGTGAGATAGGTATCATCCTAACCAATACATCTAATGTTCCTGTTCGTATTAATGATGGTGAGAGACTAATGCAATTAGTTCTTGCTAAACATGAAGTGGCTGAATGGGAAGAAGTAGAAGTACTTCCAGAAACAGATAGAGGTGAAGGTGGATTTGGACATACTGGTAAGTAATGGACATTAGTTTGTTTAAAGAGCTAGCTATCCTAGAAGAGAGAATTAAGGAGGATTCTAAAAGGAGGGAGGAAATACTCTCAGAGATATCCACCATAATTAGTGAAGGAGAGAAGATAGTTGGAAACTGGTATGTTAAAGGGCATGACTATCTGTACATAGCTTGTGTAATAGATAGATGCTATTGGGGCTACCACGGACCTCTAAAGTCTATAAGAATTAATCCGTTGGAGTTTACGTGTGATAGAGACTTTATAAACTTTAAAGATTTGGACGGCTTCGAATTGGTAACTAATAAGGAACTTCTTAGCTTCCTGGAGCTAATTTCTAGTCCATTGTACATGAAGCCAGATTTACTAGACGCTGGGGGAAATAAATACCTTAAGATGAACCTAGTTCAAAACTATAATTGGCAACACATTCGTTAATGGATATTCTAGTTAGTAAAGACAATAAGGGTAAAATCAGAGTTGTTGAGATTGACTATGAATGGGATGATTCAAGAAGAGGCTTTGTAATAAGAAGACGTACTTACCAATATGCTGGTAAGGTATCAGTTCAGCCAGAAATCTGGATACTTACAGGTAAGGCTAAAAGAACTGTTACTGAGCAAGTAAAGTTGGAGTATGCTTCCCATTTAAAGAAGTATCAAGATAAAGGATATAAGCTATTACCATCTAACATTAGCATTGATGATAGTAAGGCAGTAGCTGATTTCGTCCAAGAACAAATGGGTGAAGGTGTTTCTGATTCTAACGGATTTAAGAAGCACATGTTAGCTAAACAAGCTGACAAGGTTGCAACCAGTGTGTTCGATAAGATTAAATACTGGTGGGGAAGTAGAAAGATAGATGGAGTTAGATGCTCTTTCTATTGGAAAGACGGTGAAATTAGAACTGCTTCCAGGGGTGGTGGAGACTATGATGCTTCCACTTCCTTTATGAGGCACAACCCTAAACTTATTCAATTCTTTGAAGACCATCCAGACATTGTATTGGATGGGGAACTATATGAACATGGTAAATCATTGCAGCAGATTAGTGGCGCAGCAAGGTTGGAGAAAGACACTGCTGGAATGGATTGGTTAGAATATTACATCTATGATGTAATGGACAGTACTAAGACATTTGAGGAGAGGTTAGATGTTCTCCATGATATAGCCAATGAGTTAGGCTTGAGTTTCAATCCTGAAAGGAATTGGGATGAAGGTGACTTAAAGTTCCAAATGGTTCCTCAAGAGAAAGTTGTGGGTTGGGCTAATATACAAAAACTACATGATAGATATGTAAGTGAGGGCTTTGAAGGTATAGTAATACGTGACCCTGCTAAGGTGTATAACTTTGGTGGAAGAACTAATGCTATGATTAAAGTCAAAATGTATAAAGATGCTGAATTTAAAATTGTTGGTTATGAGGATGGTCTACGTCCAGAAGACATGGTATTCGTATGTGAGACAGAATTAGGTATTAAGTTTGAAGCTAAACCTATGGGTCCTCGTGAATTAAAATGGGAATACCTTGACAGAATGGATGAAATCATTGGTAAGATGGCTACTGTAAAATATTTCTATCTTAGTGATGAAGGTTGTCCTTTGCAGCCAGTTCTAAAATGTATTAGGGACTATGAGTAATTACAAAGTACCATATCGTTATGATGTGCATTGGGGTTTCATTGATAATCAGATTGAGCTTAATCCAGAGGATTATCTTGATTATGATGATGAATGTGAACTTAATGATGCAGTTTATGATACAATATGGGATAGTTTTAGTGTCGGAGACTTAGATATAGACCAGGCAGAAATGGATTTTAGTCTGCCTCAAGAATTTATTGACGAGTGGAAGAGACTTAAAGGCTATGAAATATAATATTCCTAGTAAGGTTAGAATAGCTAATCACTGGTATAAAGTAATACTATGTGATTTTATAGATAATGGTGACACATTTGGTTCTCATTGCAATCTAAGGCTGGAAATCAAGGTGGCAGAATGTATGAAAAATGATGACGGGGAGACTATCTACCTGACTGAAGAGCAGATTAAGAACTCTTTCTGGCATGAAATGTTCCATGCATTCAACTATTACTATAATAACAAGCAAGATGAGTCATTAGCTCAAACATTCGCCAACTTTATGCGTGAATACGAACTTACAAGAGAATGAATTATATTGTAGTTTTTAGGAGGAGAGGGATTTTAATGTCCCTCTTCTTTGCTTATAGAGACGAGTCAGATATAGTCTTTAAGGATGATACTCTGATTCGTAACGAAGATGATGTTATTAAAGCGATGGATGAGTATTTCTCTCCTGATGAAGGAACGTATGTAATAAGAGAAACCTTATTAGATTCAGAAGCATTTAGGGAGGATAATCAAGCTATCACTGAACATTTAAGAAAGTTCTTACATTGAAAAAAGTAACATTCCTTAAATTGTTAAACCTTATATCGAATGTAGGTAAGGATACAGAGAAGTTAGAAGAACTTGGTATTGATGTATGCGAAAGTACATTAGTCAATGGTATGTGTGAATTGTTCGATGCTGTTATGGAAGATGCTTATGGTCAAGAAGGACTTGAATGGGTTCAATGGTGGGTATACGAGAAATCTCGCAACCCAGAACTCAAAGCATATGAAACTAATGAACATGGCGAAGACGTTGAAATAATTCGCAGTGTTGATGAACTGTATGACTATCTTGAAGAACATCATAGCTGAGACTGTTGCTTAGTAAATCTAAGTTTCACTTTATAAATATTAAAGGTAACAATGGAAGTAAAACAGTTTGATTTTGGAGAGGCTTTGTCCTTTCTAAAGAGTGGTCTCAAAGTGACTAATCCAAGAGGTAACGTCCTCTTCATGGAGAATGGTAAAGTTTACTGTATCCCTAAAGCTCAATACCCTAAGGGTAAGAGAGAAGAAGTAAAGCTCTACTGGGATGCTATCCTCCGTGATGATTGGAGCTTATTCGAGGAATAGTCACTTTCCTCTTTAAAGATTACCTAATACAGAGATTATTTAGTATGGGTTTTCTAAATTTGCTTTAAATGCAATTAACTCAATCACCAAAATTTAACAGAAATTATGCTGCTAAGATTGTAGAGATTAAGGATTTTATTAATCATCCTAATCCGAAGTGTGAGAGATTAAAATGTTGTACAATTGATGGTTATTCTATCGCTGTAAGTATTGATACCAATCCTGGTACATATATTTACTTCCCTATAGAATGTGCTATTGATGATAGATTCTTATCTGCCAACAATCTCTTTAGAGATAAGAATAAGAACTTTGATAAGGAACAGGCAGGATTCTTTGAAGATAATTGTAGAGTGAAGATTATCAAGCTACAAGGTTATCCTTCTGAAGGATTTATTACTCCTATTACATACCTATACAACTGGCTTACTTTAATTGGTAAGAAGAGTGAGATAGTACATAAGGTTGCTCCAGGTACTGAGTTTGACTCTGTAGATGGAGAAATCATATGTAGGAAATATGTTCCCAAAGTTGCTTATACTCCTGGTCAGCCCAGAGAGGGAGGTAAGATAAAGAGAAACCTAAAGAAAGTAAAGAAAGTAATTGATACTCAATTTAGGTTTCATTATGATACTACGCTCATTAAGAAGTGTCCATCAGCTGTTCATCCTAACGATATTATAAGCATTACTGCTAAGGTTCATGGAACCTCTGGTATATCTGCTTATGTATTGTGTGAAAGACCTAAGAAATGGTATGAGAAAGTGTTTGAGTTCCTAACTCGCAAAGAGATGGATGGCACTCAGTATGATTATCTATGGTCTTCTCGTTCAGTAGTTAAGAATCCATACTACAATGGAACTACTAACGGTGGTTTCTATGGAGTAGACGTGTGGAAGTATGCAGATGATGTTGTCAGACCTCATCTACAGAAAGGTATGACTGCTTACTACGAGATAGTAGGCTTCCTACCCAACGGTGGAGCAATCCAGAAATTGGGCGGTAAAGCATTTGACTACGGATTTGAACCTCCTAAAGGTGAATATAAGTATGGTGAGAACTTTGGAGTACAAATCTATCGTTTGACCTATACTAATCCTGATGGACGCGTATATGAGTTTAGTGCACGCCAGGTGCAACAATGGTGTGTTAAAGAAGGCTTAAAGCCTGTAGAGGAATATTACTATGGCTATGCTAAGGATTTATATCCTGACCTCTCTGTTTCAGAGCATTGGAATGAGAACTTCCTACAGAGGTTAGCTAGTGATAAGAATTTCTTCATGGAGTGTGAATCTCCAACTTGTAATAACAAAGTTCCTCATGAGGGAATTGTTATTAAGATTGAGAACTCTCTATCCGAAGCTTATAAGCTGAAGTGTATTAAATTCTTGGAAGGAGAATCTAAATCACTGGATAAGGGTGAAGTGGACATTGAAACTGAATCATAAAGTGAAATTTAAGCTTGAATATGTAATGGAAGTGGATGATTTGGAATTGCTAGAGTTGGTCAATGACTATCAAAGGCGTTCTGATGAACCCACTTTCAATACATTAGACGATATTCCAGAGGCTCTAATGATAGATGCCTTAGATGAAGCTAATTACATAGAGGACGAGATTAATGATTATATGATGGTAGAAGACATCAGTATTTCTAAACTTGCTAAATAATGAAGAGGTTTCTAATACACGTTAGCACATATTAGTGCGGTATGGATAACACTTTCAGAGCAGAAGCTGAGAGTGAACTTGAGTTAGATGAAATAGCCGACCAGTTAGCTTATGATAACTTCCAGTCTTATGGATGTGAGGCTGATATAGCAGAAGAGGAAGGCTATGACCCAGATGAAATGGAAGATTCAGACTGGGATAAGTTGTGGGAGACGGTAGATGAATCTCAGTACTATAATTTCACTATTGAAGAGTTCGAAGGTGACGACGAAGAGTGGGAAGAGTATGGAGGAGAAATCTATGGAAAAGACAACTAGAAAGTTAAATGATTTATTATCGCAATTTCTATCACTCAGAAATGAAGTTTCCGAAATTGCAGATAAAACTGCTGATGCTGTATTTGATTCTGTTGAGTCTGGAGACATAACTAAAGAGGAAGCGCTGACCATACTGACAGATAATAAGCTATTACCTGTAGCAAATTGGATATGTCTTCCTGATTTTATGGATGACTATGATTATTTTAGTAGATATTCAACTATCTATTATATGGATTATATGTATCCACAGAATTTTGGGAATCATGAATATGCTAGTTGGTCTGAAATGTCTTACGAAGAAGGCATTAATGAATTATATGACTTCGTTGAAGGGAATAGAGTAATTGGTTGTATATATGATTGGTGATTTTAAGTTTTATGAAGTAGGTGGTAAGATACGTGATGAACTCTTAGGTCTTACTAATAAGGATGTGGATTATGTAGCTGTGCCTACAGAGGCAGTCTATAGTAAAATTCACCCATGTGAAGCTCAGCTTAGTCCAGCTCAACTAATGTTCAAAGCATTAAAGAGCTACTTAGAAGAGCAGAAGTTTGAAATCTTCTTAGTAACTCCAGAATGTTACACTATACGTGCTAAATTCCCAGAAGGATATAAGTATCAAGGTGTAGCAGACTTTGTGATGGCAAGGAAGGAAGTAGGATATGTCCCAGGTACTAGAACTCCCATAGTAGAACCAGGTAATCTATATGATGATTTATCTCGTAGAGATTTTACTATTAATGCTATGGCTAAAGACCCTGATACTGGGGAGATTATAGACTACTTTGGTGGTATGGAGGATTTAAAATCTAAAATACTTAGAACTCCTCTTGATACCTATGTAACTTTGGACGATGACCCATTACGTATTCTGAGAGGGATTAGGTTTTCTATTACTAAGAACTTTGGTTTTAGTAACAGTCTATTTGATGCTATATACAACTACGACTACGAAAGTAAGATGTCAGTGGTGTCTGAGGAGAGAATCAGAGAGGAGTTAGTGAAGTGCTTTAAACATGATACTAGTAGAACTCTATTTGCTTTATGTATTGTGTACAAATCACTGGGAGATTATATCTTTACTCATACTAATCTGTGGCTTAAGCCAACTAATGAGAAATAATGGAAACAAGACAGTTAATAATCTGTAGAGGTATCCAAGGCTCAGGTAAATCTACTTGGGCTAAGCAATGGTGTCATGAAGACCCAGAACATAGAATTAGATTCAATAACGATGATATTCGTAATATGTTAGGTGACTATTGGGTTCCTAACAGAGAGAAGGTTGTTACTGCAACATATAACACTGTACTAGCTTATGGTATGGAGAAAGGTTATAATATTGTAGTTGATAACATGAACCTTAACCCTAAGACTTGTGTAGAGTTAGAGAAGACGGTTAAGGATTTCAACGAGAATTATACCTATGATTGGAAGTATGAAGTTGAATATAAAGATTTCTTCATTCCAGTTGATGAGTGTATTCGTCGTGATGCCATGAGACCTAATCCAATAGGAGAGAAAGTTATTAAAGCAACTTGGAGAAGGTATCGTGACTTTATTATCCAGGAAGATATTAAGAGTATGTTAAAGAAGAGTCCTAAGCATGTTGATGGTGGTCGTCCTGTTATATTAGTAGACATGGATGCTACATTGTGTCTAAATACTACTGGCAGACCTTACTTTGGAGAAGGTGCAGCTGAGGGTATGTTAGATGATGTAGCTATTGAAGGTACTTGTATGCTTGTTAGACGTATGTATGAGAAGTGTAAAGTATTCATTGTTACTGGCAGAGAAGGCACTCCAGAAATCATAGCCGCTACTAAGAAGTGGTTAGCTAAACACGATATTATAGTAGATGACCTATTCTTCCGTCCAGTTAAGGATTACAGTCCTGGAGCTGATTGCAAGAAGAAAATCTATGAAGATAATATCAAAGGCAAGTACAATGTTCAATTCGTCCTTGAAGACAATTATAAGTGTGTCAAGATGTGGAGAGAACAAGGATTAGTGTGCTTACAACCTAATGAAGGAAAGTTCTAATGGCAATATTAGTAGGACAGCTAATTGAAATACTGAAACAATTCGACCCTGATAGAGAAGTGGTAATACACACTCTTAAAGGGGAGAATGTTGAAGTAAATGGCTATTTCATACAAAAAGACCAAGATAATCATTCATTTTACTTAACAGACTTAGACGTAATTCCACGTGACTGATTTGGATAAGAGGTTCTTAACTAATACTGATGAAACTGGTAGGTTTATTGTTAAATCACTAACTACTGGTAAGAAGTATTATATTGAACCTATAGGTAATGGACACCCAGCAGATTGGGGTGATATTAACCCAGCTACTAAGAAAGTAGAGGGAGATTACGGTCAGAAATACACTGGCTGTGTATCTGAGAAGGAATCATTAATAACTCCAGAAAATGGTTTCAGACTTATTGAAACCCTTGAGGCAGGTATGAGTCCACTTAGTGTAGTATATCAAAGAGATTTGGAATATGAGAAACTAATGAACAAATCAAATGAAATTCAAGGGTGATATTATCATAACAGACCCATGTTATATAATTAAGAAGGATTCAGAGGACTGGCGTAAGTGTGACTATGGTGATAACATGGCAGCATTGGGTCTTACTAATTATATCTCCGAATCTACTCGTTATGGTGATTGGAGTTGCTCAACTTGGTCTACACCTCGTAAAGATGTAGAAGCACAGTTAGAGGAACTCAATGCTTTAGGAAGAGCAAGATGGGAACTTATGAAGCAGTATGGAGAGGATTCAGTTCAAGCTAAAATCTATGACGATAAGATAGCTGATGCTTCCTTAAACATTGAGAAGATTGGACACTTCTGTGCCGATGCTGGTATGGTAGCTGTGTTCTTGTTGGATGAAGTGCTAAAGTATAATCCAGACTTTGACTATCATATTAACAGAGAATGGACTACCACACTTATTAAGGATTTTGATGGTGAGATAAACTACTACGTTGATGATGATGCTCATATTATCGGAGTAGGTAATGTCAATTTCTTTACTACACAAACAGGATTCTGATTATGAAGTTCGAGCTATATGAGGATGTGAAAGTAACTACATGGTGTAGATACTCTTACGAAGTAGAAGCTGAAACATTGGAGGAAGCTGTTGAGCTGGTTAAAGATGGTGATGTGGACAGTACAGACATGGAGGAGTTCTTTGAAAGCGACGTGTTCCTTACACCACAAGAGAATGGAGGTCAGCCTACTCACGAAATTTATCTAGCTAAAGATGACACATTGTTGTATTCTAATGGAGATAAGTAATGTACAAGTTTAACGGAGGAAATGGTGCTGTAGTCTGTGATGGATGTAGCATCATTATGGAACAGAACATTCCATTTGAGAAATATCGTAAGGAACACAGCGGTTATGACTTCTGTGAACAGTGTTTAAGTAATCTTACCATTGTAGATAACTTTGACATGATAGAAAACATCTTGGAGTTTAATAGCCAGGATGAGTTCTATTTCTTACAAATCATTCAACGTAAGAAGGATGGTAATGTCACTCAAATTGGGAACAATGGTTATAGAACTATTAAGACTTACTATATCTTTAGTAAAGACCAGTTCTTAACCAAGAAAGAAAAGATTAAAGAGTTATGTCTAAAGAACAACGCTAGAGCGTATATTCGTCTTAATAAGAGGAATGCTCAAGAGGTTGCTTTGGCTTCTATTCAGCAATATGCTAAACTAGTCTCAGAAGGTAACTCATATCAGGGTTATAGAGTATGGGATAGTGCATGTGGTGGAAATAGAGCTAAAGGATATAAACCACTGTGGGTGGTTGATGTTGACTCCAAAGACCCCGAATATTTAAAGACAATTATTACACTAGTCAATGAATGTAGAGGTGTTGAGGAGAACAAAGTAAGGTATCAAATTCCTACACTACATGGTTATCATCTAATAACTATTGGATTTGATGTTCAGCAGTTTAACCAAAAGCTAGCTATTAAGAACATGGACCCGATTGATATTCAGAAAGATAATCCAACTCTGTTGTATTATGCAACTGTTTAAGGCTTAGAAATAAGTACTGTATTAGATTACTCGTTAGGATTTATAAAAGCAAAACACAATGAGTAATTTACCATTAGGAGCAGAGAATGACCCCTTCGCTCCGTATAACGTTCAAGAAGAGACGTTTAAATTCGACTTAGGTGTTAAAGGTATAGCATGGTATGAATACTATGGCTATTTAGACATTGATGAAGCTAGAGAGGCTATTAAACAGCGTCTTATTGCAGCTTTATCACAGCTTGGAGATATTGATATTAATGATGTAGACATAGCTATATATTAATGATATATTTAGTAACCAAGCAACAGTCTCTCTGGGCATCTAATAGATATAAAGTCATCAGTGCCGAGGAGGCTTTAGAATTATTAGCACCTCTCAATGTAGTAGAGCTGGATACTGAAACTATGGGTTTAGACCCGTATACTAAGGAACTATTAACTGTTCAACTTGGTTGTGCAGACTTTCAAGTAGTTATTGATTGTACATCTGTGGACATACACCTATTTAAGGAGTATATGGAGAACCCTCAAAGGATATTCTTAGGTTGGAATATTAAGTTTGACTTGAAATTCCTATATCATCAAAGAATCATTCCTATGAGAGTCTATGATGGTTATTTAGCTGAGAAGTTACTTTGGCTAGGTTATCCAGCAGGTATGCATGAGATGAGTTTGAAAGCTGCTAGTATCAATTATCTAGGAGTAGATATGGATAAGTCTGTACGAGGTAAGATTATACAGACTGGATTAACAGAAGATGTTATTGTGTATGCTGCAGGAGATGTTTCCTATCTGGGAAGGATTAGGGACAAACAGCTTATCGAACTAGAGAAGAAAGGTCTGTTAAAGGCTATTGATTTCGAGAATGAGTTTGTTAAATGCCTAGCATATATAGAATATTGTGGGGCTAAGTTAGACATTGATAAGTGGAAAATCAAAATGGCTACTGACCTTAATAACCTTGAGAGATATGAAGCAGAACTAAATGATTGGGTAGAGCGTTATTGCACAGAATACGGTGATAAGGGCTATACTATCAATCAAGTTATCCATATTGATAAATGGTATAAGTCTGAGGATGTACTCAAAGAAGAGAGAGCTAAGTTACCTCTAAATGCTGTTAGAGCACCAGAGTTTGATTCTACTGGAGCAAGTCATGACAGTGAGGCTTATGTTATTAAACAAACTGGTAACTACTGTTCTGTTAATATGCAAGGTGATTTGTTCAGCGGTTTTGATACTAAACCAAGATGTCATATAAACTGGACTAGTTCCCAGCAAGTAATCCCATTATTTGAAGAATTGGGATTGAATCTAAGAGTATTGGATAAGAAGACCAAGCATTATAAGAAGTCTGTGGATATTAAAGTGGTAGAACCACAAGCATCTAAGAGTCCTCTAATTCCAATATATATAAAGTATAAGAAAGCTGCTATCATTGTTAATACCTTTGGTCAAAAGTTCTTAAACTTGATAAATCCTGTAACTGGTAGAATCCATGCTAATTTCAACCAGTTAGGAACTGATACTGGTAGGTTAAGTTCAACAGAACCTAATCTTCAGAATCTACCACATGACGCTCAAACTAGAGCGTGCTTTGTTTCCGATAAAGGTAACAGGTGGATTTCAGCTGACTATAGTGGTCAAGAGTCATATCTAATGGCATCTATGGCTAACGATGAAGCTATGTTGGAAGAGCTAACTAATGGTAGTGGTGACTTACATAGTCTAACCGCCAAGATGGTGTTCCAACAAATTCCAAGGGATATGCCCCTAAAGGATATTAAGAAGAACTTTAAAGACCTAAGGCAGGAAGCTAAAGGTTATGAGTTCTGTTTCAATTATGGTGGTCAAGACAGTACCTTAATAAGGAATTATGGTCTTGATGCCAAGAGAGCTAAAGAAATCTATGAGAACTATATGTCAGGTTTTGCTGGCTTGAAGAGGTATCAGGATTTCCGTAGAGTAGATGTTATGCGTAAAGGTTATATCTTATTAAGTAAGATAACTGGGCATAAGGCATATATCTATGACTATGATGAACTTAAAAGACAGATGGATAAGCAAGAAGACCCTGAGTTCTGGGCATATTATAGAGAAATGAAGCAGGAAGACCCTGACTGTGACACTGTACAAGGTGTTAGACGTTTAGCAAGACGTAAAGCAGAGTCTGAGAAGCAGTCTATTAATTATCCTATTCAGGCTGCTGGTGCATTGTGTTTTAAGTTAGCATCTATAAAACTATTCAACTGGTTGTTGAAGAATGGTTTGTTATTCAAGGTTAAATATTGTATTCCAGTACATGATGAAATTAATCTTGAAGCCCCAGACGAGATTGCTCAAGAAGTTGCAGATATATTAGTTAAGTGCATGGTAAGTGCAGGTAAACCATTCTGTACAAGAGCACATTTAGGTGCTGATGTAGAGGTTGGTGACCATTGGATTCATTAATATGGGTAAGTATATAGACTTGTGTACAGTAATTGATGTAGAGCCTGAAGTATCTCAGGTTCTAGGTCTTATTGAAGATGAAGACCTCTTAAGTGAGTTCTGGCAGAGAATGGATGAAGATTTCTTTAGAGTCTTCGTTGAAGATTACTGTAAGGATAGTGATATTCGTCAGGATATGTAGGAACTTCTAGCAATGGAGAAGCTAGGGTATCTATAAGAGATGAGAAAGCATGGGTTATCATAAAGTCCAACGGATGTTTAGCAAGATTGGAGTATGAAATTCCAATTCCTAAAAAGGATGCAGAGGAATTACTCTCGTTCACTTGCGACAGAGTAATCCATAAAACTCGTTATATTATTCCATGTGAGGATAGTATGCTTAAATGGGAAGTCGATGAGTTTCATGGTGAGGATTAATCATTGCTGAGATAGAGTTACCACGCAAGGATATGCTATTTGAAAAACCTCAATGGCTTGGTAAAGAAGTAACACAAGATACTACTTATTATAACTCTACACTCTCTAAAACATCTTGGAAAGTTATCCAGCAAAAACGTGCTGAGTATAAGGCTTGGGATGATTGGAGGGACTCATTAGTTAAGAAATGAAATATAGGAAGAAACCAGTAGTCATTGAAGCTATACAATTCATAGATGATGCTGACCGCATTATAGAAATTCAAGAGTTTCTAGGAGGAGATACCATAGTGATAAGCTATGAAGATGCAGACAATCCTTATATGTATATTGAAACTCTTGAAGGTACTATGAAAGCCTCTGTCGGAGATTATATCATTAAAGGAGTGAATGGGGAGTTCTATCCTTGTAAGCCAGATATATTTGAGAAAACTTACGAAGAGGTAGCTGAATGAGACTGATAAAACCGTCATTTGAAATACTAGAACAAAAGCCTGGACTAGATGGGCTGTTACAACATATAGAAAGATGTGGTAGGACTTGTTATAAGTCAGAAGACAAGATTACTGAAGAAAGTGCTCCTAAGTTTGTAGATATGCTTGTTAAACGTGGTCATACTGCAATGGTTGAGCATGGTACTGTATACCTAAAGTATAGTATAACATTGGAAGGCTCCATGAATATGGCTAACAAATACCATTTCAACAAGTATTCTACAGTAACTATAGGTAATGAACCTTTGTGTGGTGGTGAGCCACAGGAATATAAGGATAAGTTCGATGGGCATACATGTGCATATATTACTACTAATTACAGGGTACTATTGCAAAATGATTGGCTTGATGACCTTAAATACCAATGTGAGCCAACAGAGCACCACGTTAAACGTATAACTGTTAAGTTTACTTGTGATAGGGGAGTTAGTCATGAGTTTGTAAGGCATAGAGTATTTAGTTTTGCTCAGGAAAGCACTAGGTATTGTAACTATAATAAGGATAAGTTCGGAAATGAATGTACGTTCATCATACCTAGTTGGCTAGACTACGAGGAACAGCAATTCACTGATAAGAATGATTCTTCTTGCAGTATTAGAACTGACCTATCTGAGCATGAGTATTTTATAGACTTATTACTAGAAGCTGAAAGAACTTACAATTTCTTGGTTCAATACTGTGGGTGGAAACCTCAACAGGCTAGAGCAGTTCTTCCCAACAGTTTAAAGACCGAGTTAGTTATGACTGGTACTATTGAACAGTGGGAAGGGTTCTTTAAGCTAAGAGATGCTAATGATGCACATCCTCAAGCAAGAGAGTTAGCTGCACCATTACATGAGGAATTTATCAGAAGAGGTTTATTGCAATGAAAGCAGAGGAGTACTTTGGAGACTGGATTGATGTTATTGATAAGCAAGAACTACGTAAAGTAGTAACTTGGATTAATAAGACTAATTCAGCTACTCTATGTCCTTCTCCTAAAAACATATTCAGAGCATTTAGGGCTTGTCCATATGAAGACTGTAAGGTAGTTTTCTTAGGGCAAGACCCTTACCCACAAAAGGGAGTAGCTACTGGAATACTGTTTGGTAATTCAGAGGATACTTCTGAGGAGTATCTATCTCCTTCACTTAAAGTAGTTAAAGAGGCGGCTATTAATTATGAAATTCCCCATAACCTTATAGAGTTTGACAATACGTTAGAGTCTTGGGCTGAGCAGGGAATATTAATGATTAATACAGCCCTTACTTGTGAGGTAGGCAGAGTTGGAGCACACTTTGACATATGGAAACCATTTGTATCTAAGTTGATTCACAACATGAGCTATAAAGATGGAGGTATGATTTATGTTTTATTTGGCAGCCAGGCTGGGTCATTTAAGAATGATATAGTGAATAGCTTAAAGACAATCGAAGTATATCATCCAGCATATTATGCTAGGACTGGTAAGAAGATGCCTAGTAGTGTATTTACTGACATCAATCAGGCGTTGAAGCAGCAGTATAACTATCAAATAGAATTTTATAAGGAGACGGAATATGGAACGTGCTAATAGAAAATCAGTAAATGATAATTTACGCAAGTATGACCATTTAGCTAAGAAGGATGACTTTATTGAAGTTACTGAATGGACTAATGGTGAAGGTTGGGATATTACTATAAATGATAAGGTAATCCCACTAACTCGTGGTGAATTGGATGCTATTGATTATCTAACTAAAGGTTTAGATTATGATAACGATTAATAATTGTAAAAGATGAAAGAACAGAAGTTTGAATTTAGTGCTAAGAACACTTTCTTTACCTCTGACACTCACTTTGGTCATGCTAATATCATAAGATTGTGCAATAGACCATTTAAGGATGTTGAGGAAATGAATGAAAAGTTAGTTGAGAACTGGAATAGAGTAGTCCCAGAGGATGGTACAGTCTTCCACTTAGGAGATTTTGCCTTTGGTGGAAGTGCTCTATGGAACAGCATCATCCCTCGTCTGAATGGACAAATCTACTTGATTATAGGTAATCATGATAGAAAGAATCTAAGACAGGGTTATATGGATAAGTTTGTTGGGGTGTTACCACAAATGCAAATCCAGATAGAGAAGAGAAGTATCTATTTGAATCATTACCCATTCCTGTGCTATGGTGGTTCATATCGTAACGATGCTGATGCTGTATGGCAGTTATTCGGTCATGTTCACTCTGGTCCGACTAGTTCTGGATTGGATTGTGATAGGTTAGTTCATCTATTCCCCTATCAATATGATGTAGGTGTAGATAACAACAACTATACTCCAATCTCTTGGACTGAGGTAAAGGAGAAGATTCAGCACCAAATAGATGAAGGAGTAGAGAAATCTGTTAAGGAACACACCATTCCTGACGAAGTGTATAAACTAAGTGACTAAAATATCTTTAGAAATTGACGGACGAGTATTCTCTATGGAGTTGCCTTATAATGATGCAACTGCTGAGGAGCTAATTAAAGGATTCTGTACTCTAATGCATGGACAAACGTTTCCTATTTGCACCATCAAAGATGCCTTAAGAGATGCTGCTCAGGACTATAGAGAGGGCATAGAATTAGGTTATGAACCCGAATACTCTAAGGAAGATCAAAAGGTTAGAAGCTGGTGAATCATTCATTACCAGTGAACCAGGTAACTCAATGCTTCCATTATATAAAAGTAATGAGAAGCATTTGGTTACTCCTATTAAATGGGAAGATTGTAAAGTGGGTGATGTAGTATTCTGTAAAGTAAGAGGTTCATGTGTAACTCACAAGGTCTATGCAGTAGACAATGAGAAAGGTTGCTTAATAGGCAACAATAAGGGACACATGAATGGCTGGACTAAGAATGTCTATGGACTTGCCCACAAAATTGACCAATCACTAAAGACAAAGAAAGTTTGAAAATTTGTGTAACATCTGACTTGCATGGTATTCTACCTAAAATAGAAGAACCTTGTGAAGTAGTATTGATATGTGGAGACATCATGCCACTGCGTATGCAGAGGAACATTCCTCAGAGTGAAAAGTGGTTAAAGACTACATTTGCTGAGTGGGTTAATAATCTCCCTTGTGAATCAGTTATCATGGTAGGAGGTAATCATGACTTCGCCTTAGCTAATATGTATAGGCAACCTCTAAAGATTAGCTCAATATTGAGTAATCCTACTAATGGTAAACTTGAGTTATTAGATAATGAAGAAACATCCGTCATTAGTAAGGATGGTAAGATATATAGTATATGGGGAACTCCATATTGTAAAATCTTTGGTAACTGGGCATATATGTATGAACCAGAGACATTGATTAAAGCATATGAATCTATGCCCCAGTATTGTGATATTGTTATATCTCACGATGCACCCAAATTGTGTGGGCTTGGTGTTATTCACCAAAGGTTTGACAGGGAGGATGCAGGTAATCCTTGGTTAGCTGATGAGATGCTTCGTAAACATCCTAGATATACATTCTGTGGACATATTCATAGTGGTGAGCATACACTGCAAACCTTTGATGATATGAAAATGGCTAATGTATCTTTAGTAGATGAAACTTACACTGAAACTTTTAAACCTTTATACCTCGATGTCGAATAATAAAGTTGTAGTACAAGGAGGAGTTGGATTCCCTGGATTGTTGTTTATAGTACTGTTAGTTTGTAAACTATTTGGTGCTAACATAACATGGTTCTGGGTATTTGCTCCATTATGGATTCCTCTTGCATTAGTGGCAGGATTCTTCTTAGTATCAATCCTAATAGCAATATTCGTAGCATGGAAAAGAAAATTACTCTAGTAGTTGTGGACTTCCAGTATGACTTCTGTCTACTGGGAGCACCACTCTACGTTCCTGGGTCCGATAGGGCTTTGTGGAACATTTCTCATTTGATTGAGAACAAGAAAATTGGTGAGGTGATATTCACTGCCGATTGGCATCCAGCTAACCACTGTTCCTTTAAAAGGAATGGTGGTGAGTGGAACGACCACTGTGTGCAGTTCTCTAAAGGTGCAGCTATACACGACTTACTGTTATATGGTTGTATCGGTTCTGGAGTACCCTATAGAGTACTTATTAAGGGTGAACTACCTAGTTCAGAAGAATATGGAGTTAAGGTTGCTCCTGCTACTGCCAGGGTTAAATATGATACTATTTATAGTAATTCTATAGGTATAGATGTTGACCCAGAGAATCAGATAGTAGTATGCGGATTGGCAGGTGATTACTGTGTTCTTGAAACTCTAAAGAACCTGGAGCCAATTAAACCTATGGTATATCTTGACGGCATAGCATCTCTAGACGGTGGTATAAAACTAAACAACTATATTGAAAGTAATAATACAAGATTATTTGAACTATGATTGTAAAATCAATTCTTGATACGGACTTGTATAAGTTTACAACTTCGTATGCTTACATGAAACTGTTCCCTCATGCAATAGGAACGTTTGAGTTCTTTGACAGGGACAACACTGAATATACAGAAGAGTTTGTACAACAACTAAGAATGGAAATAGTATATTTCTGTTCCTTGCATTTAACCCAAGAAGAACAGGACTATATGACAACTCATTGTCGTTTTATTCCTCCCATGTATTGGGAATGGTTGAGTGGAATTAAACTTAGCTCTGGTAAGGTATCTATATGGCTTGATGAAGATAAACATCTTCACATTACAGCTAAGGACTATCTTTACAGAGTAACTCTGTATGAAGTGCCTATTTTGGCTATTGTATCAGAACTCAGAAACAGAATGTTGAATAATACTATTAACATGACAGATGTTCTTATTAGATTAGAACCTAAGATTGTTCTTTCTAATCAGAATCAGATGCACTTCTCTGAGTTCGGAACCCGCAGACGTTATTCATATAATGTCCAGGAAGCTATAGTAAAGAGTCTAAAGGATAGTGCAACATACTGTACTGGTACTTCTAACTGCTATCTAGCTATGAAATATGATATGCCTATGATGGGAACTCATCCCCACGAATGGTTCATGTTTCATGGTGCTATGTATGGCTACAAACAAGCCAACTATATGGCATTGGAAGACTGGGTTGAGGTATATGATGGTGACTTGGGTATTGCATTGAGTGATACTTATACTTCTGCTGTATTCTTTAAGAATCTGTCTCGTAAACAGGCTAAGCTGTTTGATGGTGTACGTCAAGATAGTGGAGATGAATTTAAGTTTGTAACAAGTGCTATTGCACGTTATAAAGAACTTGGAATTGACCCCACTACTAAGACAATCATCTTTAGCAATGCTCTTACGTTCGAGAAGGCTCTTGAAATCCGAGAATATTGTAGAGGGCGTATCCGTTGTGCATTTGGTATTGGAACCAACCTCACTAATGATACTGGACATAAACCATCCAATATTGTTATGAAGTTGACTTCCTGCCAGATGAATAAGAATCAACCTGTATTTAACTGTGTGAAGCTATCTGATGATTTGGGAAAACATACTGGTCAAGAACAAGAAGTAGAACACTGTTTGAACGAATTATGTATTTGAACATAAAAATTAAAGAGGATTTCCGCACCCTTAAAGCCAATCAAGAATATAACTTTGACTTCTCTGAGAAGGGATGGCATCTTATTGTTGGTGATAATGGGTGTGGTAAGTCCACATTGTTAAACACTGTCAGGAGTTTCAAGTGTGATAACGTAGACGATAGAACCTGTTCAGATTATGACATGAAGCTAATGTATGGGAGTATTAATTCTTTCAAAGATAAAGTTGAAATTGATACTGACTTTGAGAAGTTTTATTTTATTAGCTCAGAGTTCGATGACCCTCGTGCGTTAGATAACTGTGCAAGTGCGGAAGCATTAATCAAACATGGTGGATTTGCTACTAAAAATCTATCTAACGGACAAAGGCATCTCAGTACATTAGCCCGCTGGATAGAAGAGAATAAAAAGGAATGGGATGAAAAGACACTACTTGTATTTGATGAGGCAGACAGAGGGTTTGGACTCAAATATCAAGCTGGGATGGTCAGAATGTTTGATAACTTCTTTAAGAAGTATAAGGCTAAGTCTTTAGCTGTCTCACATTATTCCCTTCCTATATTATTAACAGATAAGGTGTATTGGTTTGAGAAAAGGAGATTCGTTCCATCTGACCTCTACATATTATTTGAAACTGGTTATATGTTTGAAACTCCTAAATTAATAGGCGAGAAAGATGAGTAAATTAAATTATGAGCATGTCTTCAACACTCTTGTTGAGGAGACAGCTAAATACATTACCAAGAACAACCTTAAGGCAATGGTACTTGGCATCAGTGGGGGAATTGATTCCACTGTTGTTGCTGCCATTTGCCATGAGGTTAGTAAGAAGACTGGTATTCCTCTAATAGGAAGAAGTCTTCCCATTAAGAATAAGAGTGATGAATTTGATGTATCCGAATTAGTTGGGCAGGTTTTCTGTGATGATTTCAAGGTTGTAAATCTTCTCAACATGTACCAGCATGTAAATCAGTCTGTATATGATGGTGAGGGTACTCTTGGCACACCTATCTCTAAAGGCAACATCCAAGCTCGTCTTAGAATGATATATCTATACAATCTTGCTTCAATCCATAAAGGGTTAGTAATGAGTACAGATAATCAGACTGAGTATCAGCTTGGATTCTGGACTATTCATGGTGATGTGGGTGACTTTGACCCAATTCAAGGTCTATGGAAGACTGAAGTGTACGAATTAGCTAAGTGGCTAATAGGGTATTACTATGGGTGTGGGATAAAGAAAGAAGTGGATGCAGATGGTGCTAGGAAGATTTGTGATATGTGTGAGGCTATTAAAAAGTCAATGTCTCTTACTCCTACAGATGGTTTAGGTATCAGTAATAGTGACTTAGACCAGATAGGTGCTAAGAGTTATTATGACGTTGATAGAGTATTACAGACTCTTACTTGTAAGGCTTCTCCAGAGAATGATAAACTACAAGACGAATTAACTACGGAACTTGGTCCAGATGTTGTAGGTAAGATTACTGGACGACGCTTCAAATCTAGGTTCAAGAGATTAGTTAGTCCTATCATAGTGCCAAGGGAAATGTATGATTGACTTCTTAGAGCTAATTCTAGAATTAGTAAATGTTAAATCACGTAATGAGCTAGTAGCTCTGCTTGTTATAGGCGGAGTACTAGCCATTATCTATTATTTGTTTCTTGTATGAAATTATATTATTTATTTTTGTTAGTAATGTTCCTTCTAATGGGTTGTACCAATTCATCTAACATTAGTGGTCCAGATGTTATAGGGACATCTAAGATGTATGGAGATGTGTATAGATACACCATTGATGAGCATGAGTATATAAAAATGGGTAATGGCTTTACACACTCTGGTACTTGTAAGAAGTGCAAGAAGGAGTTGGAAAGCACCATCCGTAAAATAGTTAAGGAGGAACATTCACAATGGTAGGAGTATTCTTTGGGTCTTTTGACCCACCCCATATTGGTCATGTTAACATTGTCACAGCTGCACTTAATTCTAGTATTGTTGACAAGGTTATAGTAGTTCCAGCGTATAAGAGTGTTTGGAAGAACACAGAAACTAAATGGGAGTATAGACTTACTATGGCTAAGGAAACCTTTGATAATATTCCTGGAGTAGTTGTGGATGGTATTGAATATCGTATCGCTAATGGAGAACCATTACCTACTTATAAGACTATTGAGGCATTAAAAGAGATTTATGGTGAGTTTATCATTGTAACATCCGCCGAGACTTATAAGGAGATTCCAAGATGGCAGTATGGTGAAGACATATTAAAGGATAATAAGTTCTTAGTGGTCGATGTAGCACACTTTAACAGTGAGGATATTCCGCATGACGAGGTAAAGGTTATCTATGCTCCTGACATTACAATATGCTCTACAGCTATTAGAAAGTGGGTTGATGATGGAAAGATTATATTACCATTTGTAACAGATGAGGTAAATTCAATAATCAGAAAACTTGGACTATATAAATGAGCCAAATCTATGTTTCAGGTCCTTGGTCTTTTGCTTCTGGTGTATTACAAGTAGTCAAAAGTATAAAGGTTAAAAGTAGAGCAGATAAGGTGGTTTACAGTGAGAAGGGAACTGAGTATCAGTTTTCTAAGCTGGAACAATCAGACTATGTCGTATTTGTATTAGATGGATTTGCATGGCAACAGAAATTGGAAAGTATTTCTAAGGGAATGCTTTCAGAACTTATGTGGTGTGTTAATCACAGAGTTCCAATGTTCTTAGCTTACAAATTAGCTAACGGGTTAGGCATATATAGTACAGAGATAGATGAGAATTTAAACTTTAAAGGAATTGCTGGAACAGCTGATAACTTCTATCAAATTGTAAATGGGCAGTTTGGAACTATTGTGGCTTCAAATCCCTTTACTGGTGTACTTAGGGTAAACAATGACGGTGGTTACACAATACAAGATGAAGGTGTATATCTAAAGGGTGAGTTATTAGGTGACCCACTAGACTTCCTTAATGTTGAACAACCAAAGAGTTACTTTTATTAATATGAAGAATTTTCCATTATTAGACGAAAATGGTAAGGAATGGTGGATTAGCCGTTCTATTGCTGTAACAGGATGTGTATTTACATTCCTAAATGGTAAGTGGTGCGTACTTGCTAATAAAAGAGGCGAGGGAACTCCAGACTTTCAAGGAATGTGGAATATGCCATGTGGTTACTTAGACTTTAATGAAACTACAGCAGAAGCTGTAATCAGAGAAGTTTATGAAGAGACTGGAGTTAGACTGAATCCTAACTTCCTACACTTCTGGAAATTCAATGACTCTCCTACCCAAAATAGGCAGAATGTATCCTTTAGATATTATGCTCTAATTGATGCACAGCCAGGTAGTATCAGTGTTGGTACTGGTAACGATAGAGGTGGAGAAGAGGATGAAGTAGAAGCTATCGGGTGGATTCCATTGGATTCTATTGATAAGTATCAATGGGCGTTTGACCATGATAAAATTATCAGAGAGTTTGCTGAGTGGATGCACTTAGAGGACGGAGATTTGGATATGGAGGATATTGACTTAGACCCAGTATGACGTACTTTATAAGTGGACATAGAGACTTAACATGGGAGGAGTTTGCCAAATGGTATGCTCCTGCCATTAGTAGAACACTTAGTACAGATAATGCAGCCCAGTTCGTTGTAGGTGACTGTGAAGGCGCCGATAGAATGGCTCAGGATTATCTACTAGCCTGTGGTGTTTCATTTAGAAATATCACTATATATCATATGTTTAAAGCTCCTAGATATACAGCTCTTAGAAGTGTACCCACTCAAGGAGGCTTTACATCTGATATAGAAAGGGACAAAGCTATGACTGAGCACTCTGATTATGATATTGCCTTTATTCGTAAAGGTAAAGAATCCTCTGGCACTGCTCAAAATATTCTAAGAAGATGGACGAAGTAAAGAAGCCTACTGAAAAGGAAAGATTTGAGAGTCTTAGGTTACACTTCACTAGTCTATTCCTACAGCATCCTAAAATGCTTGAAGTCATGTCCTATAAGGATATAGTATTGAAGGCTAAGGAATTTACTAAAGAATATCTAAAGCATGAATAAGTTTATATTCTTAGATATAGATGGGGTTATGAATAGTAATCTCTTCTACTCAGAGAGAACTCAGGACAAAAGATATAATGATTGGATTAAAGAGCATCCTCAGCGTATAGCTTGGAATGCTTGTAATATTGACCCAAGAGCAGTGGAAAGACTAAATAGACTTACTGATGCTACTGGAGCTAAGATTGTTGTATCTTCTACCTGGAGAAGTGATAGTAATTTGCAGGAAGTGTTTAACCTTGTTGGAATTAAAGAACCTATACATGACATAACTCCTTATATGAGGAGTAGGCATAGAGGTTCCGAAATCCAAGAATGGTTAGATAAGCAAACTGAACCTTATCGGTATGTAATCTTTGACGATGATACTGATATGTTGGACTCTCAATTACCTTATTTCATTCAATCTGATTGGTTGAAATGGGGACTAAGTGATGAAGATGTTGAACAAGCAATACATATTCTAAATGATACCAATACAACCGCTGAGACACATCTATAATAACCCTTCACTAGATAGGGAACTTCTATTAAGGAAGCTGGCATCTCTCAGACTAAAGGGTATGATTAGTATTGAAGAGTATGAGTATTTAAAACATTTAATAAGAAAGGAGAACGAAAATGCTCAGAGAGCAAATGGATGCACTTATTAAGCAATCAATGCTTGATAAGAATGTAAAGAGAACAGAAGTATTAAGAGCCATTAAGAATGAGTTCTTAGTGTACCAAACTGCTAAAGGTGCTAAGCCTTTAGACGATGCAGCTGAGTTTACTATTCTTCGTAAGATGGTGAAACAGAGATTGGATAGTAGAGACCAATACATTTCAGCTGGAAGGAAAGACTTAGCCGATAATGAATCTAAAGAGATTCTTGTGCTTGAGTCTTTCCTTCCGAGTGAAGCCTCACCTGAGGAAATCATTAGTGCAATCTACACGATTATCACGGAAAAGGGTTGGGGAGATGGCGAAACAGGTCCCCAAATCCCGAAGAAGTGCATGGGAGAGGCTATTAAACTGGTCAAGGCAAAGCTTGCTAATGTAGATGGTAAGTTGCTGGCTGATACAATTAAGACTTATCTTGTATGACACTAAAGGAAATAGTAACTCTTCCTGCTGAAGCAAAGTTTGTTCATGCAATAGCTGGAACTCTTTACTACAGAATTACGACTGACGATGTAGTAGTAGAGTTCCCTATTAATATGAATGATAAAGATGATGTGGGCACAACTACCTTCGTGGCTTCTTATAAACCTATTACACTGATGAGGTATATAAGAAAGGCTATAGCAAATGAAACTTTGCTTATAGTTGATAAATCCAAGTTGAGGTAACTGTACTATGTGATAACTGATTAATATATTTTACTCTGCTTTAATTTCATAAATTTCTTGGTTTAATTTGGTAATACTGCTTATAATGCTTATATTTGCAGAAATTAAGTAGTTAAACCGTTTAAACGTATTAATTTATGAAAATCGAAGAGAAATTTAAAAAATTCCAACAAGGTGGTGCTGCACCTCAACCTGGTGCTGAACCAGCAGGAGGAGCACCCGCTGAGGGAGCACCAGCAGAAGGTGGTGCACCTGCTGAGGGTGGACAAGACCCAATGCAACAGATTCTACAAGTGGCTGCTCAGGCAGTTCAAACACAGAATTGTGAAGCTGCGATGGCTGTGTGTCAAGCCCTAATGCAAATCGCTCAAGGTGGTGCTGCTCAAGAACAAGCTCCTCAAGAGGAACCAACTTTTGCAAGAAAAGGTGCTAGACTAGTAAGAGTAAGATAATTAGTCAACAAGGTAAGAAGGGGCGTATATTAATTATATGCTCCTTTTTTGTTATACATAGTATATGTCACAAGTAATAAGAAAATTTGAGAACTCTGGTAAGATAGAACAATCTAAGCCAGAACTATTCGAGAGAAGTGGCGTTGGTAAGTACAATAAGGCTGATTTAGTTGCTGGACTATATAGGAATATAGATACCTATATAAAGAATAATAATCTTAGCGGAGACAAAGCAGTTTCATTCAGAGACTCTGCTAACCAGTTTATTAAAGGTATTGAGAATGGAACTATTAGTATGAATGGTGATGGTACATTCTCTGATGCAACAGGTAGTATGGCTAGTACTGGAAAGTTTGATAAAAACTGGATAGGACGTAAGAAGGATACTACTAATAATGCCTTTAATTTAGTTGGAGACTATGCACTAGACTACATCAATCAGATGCAACAATACACTGAGCCAGCAGCTAAGCCTAAGTCAAAGTTTAATACTAACGACTTCCTAACTAAAGAGATTTCTAAAAGATGGTATGGTGGTAACGATATAGATTTCGGTAACTGGTTCAAAAACAGAAGTGAGCAAGACCGTAATGCACTATTGGGAGACATCTTCAATAATGCAGACTATAATCAATTATACCAAGATTATGATTGGACCGACACTGGAATTAACAGTGCAGAAGATTTAGCTACTCGTGGAAGGGCATTTAGTACAGCCATTTCTAATAATACGTTAGATAATGATGACTATAATACCTTCGCTACATTAGGTGGCAGTGGTTTGGATAAGTTTCTAAAAGAAGCTCCAGTACAAACTGAACCTACTCCAGAGCAAAGTAGGATGAAAGCATGGGAAGCTGAAGCAGGTGCTACGACTCCTGAAGCTAAACCAGCATATATCCAACGTAAACAAAGAGAAGAAGCTGATAGAAATGCAGCTATTGTTAGGGCAAACGAAGAAGATATATATAATAGAGAAAGGGATGCATTCTTTAATGATTATGCTACTAAGAACCCATTCAAGGGGACTGTAAGTGGATATGTAGCAAGTAAGACTTCATACAACCCAGAGAATGTACTACAGTACATAGACACCACTCATAAGGGAGTTATCAATGACTATTTAAAGAGTGCATTAGACCCAAGGTATTTTAGAGGTCAATTATCTCACCAAAATGAACAAGGTCAAGACAACCTTAGAGAACATTTAGCTAATAACCTTGACCTAGCTATCAATACTGGTAAATTACCAAAGATAGACGATGAAACTTATGCTATTCCTGGTACTTATAACTATGACAACTGGTCTTTAATAACTTACAATCCAGTATCTAGACAATATAAAGAGACTTCTATGCTCGCCAATGATGCTTTGAAAAAGATAGCATATGCTGAGTATGATAGAAGAAAGAAAACTCCTACCAATAAAGAGGGCGGTATTATTAAACTTCAATACGGTGGATTTGTTGAGGATGATAGTGCATACAACGCTTACAGAGAACAGTTTGCTAAGAAGAAAGAGGAGAAGAAGCAACAAATACAGGCTAAAGCTAAGGCTACTGATAGAACCCCAGAACAAGTAGAAGCAGGTGAAAGAAAACCTATGGCTGATGGGCAGGATTGGGAATATGAAGACTATGCTAGACTAGTATCTGCTGGTGCTGATGTTGGTTCAATGATAGCTTCCTTTGTTCCAGGATATGGTACAGCCGCATCAGCTGCACTTGGAGTAGGTAGTACAATAGGAAACTTTACAGCCGACTTGGCTGATGAGAGTGTGGGAGTAGGTTCTGCATTCTTAAATGCTGGGGCTGGATTAGGAATGGACCTTGTAGGTCTGATTCCAGGTTTAGGAGCTGCTGGTAAAGGTAGTAAGATTGTAAAGAATCTATTAAAAGTTGCTCCTAAGTTGATTACAATTTGGAGTGCATCTACATCATTTGCTCCTGCAATGCAAGCCTTTAATAAGCTAAAGGATAAGGGTGCTAAAGAAATGACCGTAGAGGACTGGAAAGCATTGGCTAATGGTCTAACAGCTGCTGCTGGTGCTACTCGTTGGGGTGCTGCCGCTGCAAAGAACAAAATCAATACACATAAATATGGAACTACCACTAGAACAGTTACTACTAAATCTGGTAAGCAAGTTCAAATGTCAGAAGAGGAGTTCCAGAGAATAAAGAGGGCTTCTGGTATTGAAGGTCAGAATGAAGCTTTACAAGCTGTGGAAGGTGCAAAAGGTGAACAACTTCCAACAACATTCAAGAAATGGTATGATGTCAGGAGAGCTTATCAAGGAACTCCTGATGTTGATAAGAATACTGTAATCAATACAGATGCTATGAGGAGAACTGCTCCTGATGGTACTATCCTTGAGCCAACTAAGTTTTCTAATCAGGGTATCTGGAGAGGTGCTGTTAATAATGATTGGGGACACAACTGGAAGGGTTGGAAAGGTCCAAAATGGTTAAAAGATTGGGGTTATGCTCCAGCTAAGAAAGAAGTAGACCCTAAAACAGTGAATGAAGCTGTTGATGCAGTATCTTCTATAGCTAGAACATTACATACAGCATCAAGGTTTAAACCAGCACCAGGACAAGCAACTCCATCTAATCTTAAGAAGCCAGGAAGCTATACAGATAGAGCTGTACCAGTAGGAGGTACTCCAGTAGAATCTCCAAACGCTAATGCAGTTAGAATAGTTAAGACTATCAACTCCATATTAGAGCCATTTGTGTCTCAACCAAGGAATTTACCTGCTGTTATTCCTGCGTCAAGAAATGCTAATAAGGTAGTTGCTTCTCAAACTATACAACCTACTCAAAGATTAGACCAATTCATTGAAGGTCAAATCCCAGGTGGAAGGCAGTTCGGAAGACAAAGAGCTAAGACAGAAAGAGAGTACAGAGATGTATTCTACCCAGCTGCTGAGCGTGAGTATAACCAAGTGTGGGACGAAGCTGTTAGAGGTAAAAAAGACTTTGGATATGAGGAAGTATTTCCTAAGAGAAGTCCGTATGCTCCTCCTACACCTACTGAGGTATATGTAACTCCAGGAGAAACTGTAAAAGACCCTAATGCAAGGTACTTGTGGGAACTTATTAATAAGAAACCTAGTACTGCCCACGTTAAGAGGGATAATCCTCCTCGTAAGGCTAAACCTAAGAAGAAGAAAACTTCAAAGGATGATAGAGTTACTAAGAAAGCTGAGGGAGGTGTTGTTCAGTTCTTACAAGGTGGTAACACTGTAGGACGAATCAAAGCTAAAGATATGTCTGGTTGGAACAGAGCAAATGCTTTAGCTAACTATGATTGGATTGCTGATTATGATAGATGGGCATCTCAACATGAAGGTCCAGATGACGTAGTTGATTCTTATATATTAGCATTTAACGGTGGTGAAGATATTTACGACCAACTAACATCTAAGACAGGTGATTATTTCGGAGGTAAGTACAATTATTCAGTACAAGACCCATTAGCTAAACATAGACAGATTACTTTTAGAGGTACTAATCAGGGCTTTGATGATTTAATCAGAAAGGGTATTGTAGGTTATGGTACTACAGAAGGTAACTCTGGATTTGATATATATGCTGGTGATAGAACTGGTAACAGAACACTCGCAAGAGGAATGTCTCCAGAAGATGTTGCTCGTTTTAATAAGCAGTTAGCAACTAGAGGAATGGAACTCTATGATAAGGGTAACGGTGCTTATAGACTAAGGAGATTAGAACAAAAACCTGTTGAATTACCAGGGGTTGTTGTAACTGCTGATACTCCTAAGACTCCTGCAACTACTAACCCTTCAGCTATTAAGGGAGCTGCACCTAAGAAAGGTAAAGGTTTCAATCTTGGAGTAATGCCAGAGGATGTAATAGCATTAGGTAGAATGGTCGGTGGATTGGCAGCTAACAATAAGGCAGCTAAGTTATATAAAGAGGGATTAAAACCTACTTTATTAGACACATTCGAAAACACTGTTCCATTGCAAGGTAATTTCCAAGCTACAACTAATGCTGAACAACAGGCAGGTAATCTCGAATCTGTTGCAGCTAGACCTAGAACTTCTGATGCTTCACTTCAGCTTGCTGGAGAATTAGAAGCTAGTGATAGAGCAGGACAAGCTAGATTCCAAGGTGGTCTCCAAGATGCTGAAATGTTCTATAAAACTAGGATGTTAGGACAACAAGAATCTGATGCTGCTAAGGCAAGAAGAGTAGAGGTTGCTAACAGGAATAGAGCTTCAATGAATGCTATAGATGCAGCTAAGAAGCAGATTGATGCTGGAAGGATAACTGCTAATTATCAGCAAGTTATTGCTCCTTATTTAGCTGGTGTAGAGAATAGATTCAGACAAGCTAGAGGTATGAAGAATCAGTTAGCTTTAGAGTCCTATCTAAACAGAGTTGGTTCGGAATACGATACTGAATTAGCTAAGATTGGAGAGACTTACAAGAATGACCCAGTGGGGGCACAAAGAGAAATATCTAAATTACGCTCCAAGTATCAGTCAGATGCACTGAAGGAAAGAACATCACTGATAGATACTCCCTGGTTAGTTAGATTTAGTGGAAAGGGTTCTAAGCTGTCCTATGCTGAAAAAGCTATGCTTCAAAGGGCTAAGGATTTCAATAAGAGACTATCAGATGATAATAAACAATTTCATAAAGATATAATGGAATCTAAGAGGGAGCATAACAAGATGATTGCAAATATGTCTGCTCTCACTGCTGCACTTATAAAGAAAGGAATGCAACTATGAAATTAATTGATAAGCTACAACAAGGCGGGGGTATGCCCGCCTTTGTTAGCTACACTAATGTACCCCAACCTCAAGTAGCTGCTCCCTATTCACCTGCAACAACTAGTAAGGAGGAATCAGACGGTTCTGTTGGGCTACTAGACAAGAATATGGTAAAATTTTTATATGAGAAGGGTATACCTAGTGATGTTGAAGCATTTATAGAAACTTCAGGTATATTCTCGGATAATATATATAAAAACCCCTTTAAGAAGGAAGATGCCACCGTCCAATATAAGACAATATTGAAAATGCTTCCTAGAATAAAGGCAGAAAATGAAAGATTTAAAAGTGCTATGACACAGGCGGACAAAAATGGTGGACTTGGAGAAATTGCAGTGACCGACGGTGGTCATGTAATTACGGTTAATGCTGAAGGCAAGTTACAGAAGAAGTCGTTAAATGATGTAGACCTCAATTCTGAACAAATATTAACTAATTCTGAGTTAGCTAACTATCGTGCCAATAGTATTAGTGCAGCCTTTAATACTGACCTAACAAGTATTATAAACAATGCTATAGGTGTTCCTAAAATCACCGAGTATATACAGTCAGTAATTAATAAGCTGGGAACTACCTCTATGTCCAGAGAGGGGTATGTAGGTCAGCAATCTGGAAAAATATTGAAAGGTATAGAGTATCTAACTGCTTTGCAGCCAAGTAGGGAAGACCTATCTGGAATGTCAGTAGATGGTCTTTATAAGATGTCTAGCTTAGACAAGTCCCAGCAGGCTCAAGCTAATCAAGCATTAGGCTACTTGTTAGCTTCCTTGCCAAGAAATATGAGGACGGTTTTACAAGCTAAGGCAGCTATGTACTTAGGAGATAATTCTGGAGAAGGGGTTAAGAAGTTGTTGATGTCCTTAACTCAATCAGCATTGAGTGGGGAACATACTATAAAACTAGACCTACAAAAGAAAATGGATGCTAAGGGGAATACCAAATCATCTGGTAGTAAGGATAACAATATTACAGACCCTGCTAAAGCATTCCTACTAGGATTGGGTGAGATTAAGAACCATAAGATTAACAATGGAAATTCTTATAGTTTGAATCTTCCTGGTAATAGTGCCCCAATGGTCGATACATCTGGTAAGACTATAGGAAGTGCTACGTTAGAGGATGCTGCAAGGAGTACATTCTCTGGAGTATTAGATTTTAAGAATGCTACAATGGGAGGACAGTTATTGAACTCTTCACAAAGGAGTAGAGTAGCTATAGATGGCTCAAATGTGGTGGCTGTAGACCTACCTATTGACGTAGAGGCATTACAGTCTGGGGTTCTTAAACCTGATATAGATTCTTTAAAGAGATTAGAATTAGCTGAAAATGAGATTAGAGAGGGAGATATAAAGGACGAAGCTCAGAAAAATGAGATTTATGCTAAGTATAAATTGCCTTACAAATATGTAAATGGTCAAATTAATACTTCTGCTTACGGAAGATTTGCTATATTAGACGCATCAGCTGATGAATCTGCATTTGCGGAAGACCCAACAATGGACGATACACTTAGTGAGGTTACTGACATTAATGAAAGAGAAAGTATAGAAAGAATACTAAAAGCTGCTGATGCATCATTTAAGATGAGTCAGCCAGGTCTATTCTCTAGTGGTAACAACGTATATTCTGGTTCAGTTTATATTCCTGTAAGACAGAATCTTATTAATGCCTCTCTTGGCTCTGGTCATTATCCAACAATGCAGGGTAATGATGCTATGGATATAGAAGCTAAGGAGCAACAAAAGCAAAAGTTACAAACCTATGTGCCAAGTCCTTCTCTATCTACACTATAAAATCTAGTAATATGACAAATTCAAAGGAAAATGATTGGCTGTTGAATAGAGTATCTAATCCTACCTTTTCTATCTCTGATTTTAAGGCAGTAGGATTAGATGCCACAAACACTTCATTAGAAGATGCAAGTGTTTATAAGAACATTCCACAAATTCAAGATAATCCTGCATTTCAAACTGATGGCAAATTTGATGAAGCCAAGTTTGATAATATATATAAATACATGGCTGAGACTTACAACCAGTTGGCTGATGAGTCATATCAGGAGGATATTGTAAGCCAAGCTACGTTCCATAGAGATAATATCTTTGCAGAACCTGAGCAAAGAAGGAAGGGTCCAGACATTTATCTATCTAGGGAGGCTAACCCTCTTAGACAAAAGAGAGGAGTTAGAAGGTTGAACTTGCTGGACGCTCCAACTATGTCAGCGGATGAAGTTGCCCAAACCCAAAAAGTATTGGCTAATCCTATAGGAGCATCCAACGGTGCTAGCCCAGTGTGGCATGATTCTCCGAATGATTCATTCTGGACTGATTTCTGGGATACTAGGGTCATGGCACAATGGGATGAAGATGGAGAACACGTAGACCCAATATCTAAAGAGCTAGTTAAACACAAGAAGGGGGAACTAAAGCTAAATGAAAATGGAACCTATTATTATGAGAATTTAGACGGACGTGATGTTTATGGAAGAAGAGTTTTATCTAAGCTGAATACCCTAACTACTGACGGGTCTGCAATTAATAAATATGACTTCTTTGATTCAGACGGAATTGATAAAAGTGTTGCTGGCTCTCTAGCTAGGAATGCAATTTCAATCCTTCCTATGTTTATTCCTGGCATTAGTCCCTGGTATATAGGTGCAGGAATTGCCTTAGAAACAACTAAGGTTCTAGCTACTCTAGGTAAAGTGTTTTCTGGAAGTGATAATAAGTTCCTTTCATCTGTAGAGGGATTTACTAAGTCCTTAGAGCCTACAACCTCTGAATATGGTCAAAGTAATGCCTGGTCTATGGAGAACTTTATTAACTTAGCTGGAGATGTATTTAAGCAACTATATGAACAGAGGTGGATATTTAAATATGCCCCAGCTATAGTAAAAGGTAATCTAATGGATGAAGCTGGAATAGCTAAGAAAGAATTAGAGTTCCAGAAAAAATGGGCTACATTGCAGGATTACACTAAACTGTCTCAAAAGGATATAGCTAAACTAGGTCGACAATTAGAAGAGCTTAAAGCTGTTACAGCATTAAAGGCTCAGAATGATTTAGAGAACTATATGAAGGGCTATAACAAGATGGGAGAAATTCTATCTAAGGCATATATGACTAGCATTACAGTTCAAGATGCCTATGGTGAAGCTAAGGAGCAGGGTGCTACTGACATGGAAGCAGCACTACTTACACTAGGATACGCTGCGGGTGAGTATGCTATTATTAATAGTAAGCTAGGAGAATGGATACTTCCAGAACTTAGGATGGATAAAGAGCAGATGAAGCAGGTGGTTAAAACTTTAACAGAAGGTTCTAGAAAAACTGTTGATAATGCTTCTAAGGTTCAGAAAACTGAATGGATGAAGAAAATATTTAAGCTAGGTAAGGATGTTGCCCAAGCTAATTATTCAATAGGGAAGAGTGGACTAAAGGCTACTGCTGCAAATGCTCTTGGTGAAGGTATAGAAGAAGTATCTGAGGAAGTATTGTATGATTTTGCTAAATCTGTTACCAATCTCGGTATGTGGTTAGCTGGTAGTGATACTCCTCCCTTACAAGCATGGGATAATATGCTAGACAGATATGGTATGTCCTTTGTCGGAGGTATGCTAGGTGGTGCTATGTTTGATGCCTTACCTAATCTTAGGGCAGCTAGGCAGCTTGGAAGTATGGACAGCAAACAAGCTATGCAACAACTTGTTTATATGGCTAGAAATGGTAAAATGAATGATTTCTTAAAGCTAGTAAATAAGATGGAGCTTGGAAACAAGTACTTATCTGCCACTAAACTTGTAGATGGTGTAGATGGTAAGAAAATATGGGCACAGGGTACAGACTCTGATAATCAAGACCTTGCTGCCAAATCTGAGGTTAGGAGAATAGCTAAATTTGTTACTGATACATTAGCTGCACAAGGAGCTACTATTAGTGATGATGCTTTCTTCGACACACAAACACTTAATGACCTTAGGTTTTCTGCACTAAGAAATAGTAGTGTAGCTGCTAGTTACCTACAGGATTATAACAGTGTTTGCGAGAAGATTGTGACCTTGACCAATCAGCTCAACTCTCTTGGGGGAACTCAAGAAAGAATGGAAAATGGAGGTCCCACAGATGCACAAGTAAAAGAAAATGGGGATGAAGCAACTAAGGCTGAGAGAAGTAGACTAGAAGGAGAACTTAAAGCAGCTATTGAGAGAAAAGAGGCATATATGAAAGGAGAACTAGCTCCTCAGCTTATATATGAGTCTTTATTCGAGATGTCTACCGCTGTTAGTAGCGCATATCTATCTCCAACTCTTATACAGTATGCTGAGAATAAAACTGGTAAGAAAGTAACAGATATTCCGAAAAACGAGTTAGGGGAAATATCTAAGGAGTATGAGGGATGGAAGAACTCTGGGTTTAAAGATGCAGTACGTACTGCAGCTTCTATCCATAAGTCTATAGCTAAAGTGGTTGCCCCACTGTTCCAAAATCATAGTTTAAAATACTATGAAAGTTTTGATGAAAATCTACACTCTACATTAGGTGTCTTACAATCAGGATTGAATGAGTATGTTAATAGACTTAACGAAACCAAAGACTCAGAGTCATTCTCCGAAGAGATGTCTCAGTTTAATGTACATTCATCAATGGGTATTATAAGCCCATTATTAGCTACTTTTGGGACTGAATCTGAGAAGTCTACGTTCACCGATATTATAAATACTCCAATAACTGAGGATTATACAGCAGAGGTACAAGCGGAGCAGTATAACAAGTTGGTAGGTAAGTTCTTAGTGTCTCACATAGAGGCTATCACTAAGCCTATTATAAATCAAGGTTACATTAATCCAGAACTAAAGAGAGTACTTAGCAGTACCCTAAATTCAGCATATTGGTACTTTATTAATCAGGCTGAATACTATGGGGATGAGAACAGTTATATAGATGCAACCAAGATGGAAGCAGCTAAAGCTCAAATTGATAAGTTGAAGCATTCAAATATCATTGAACTTTTAGACCAATTCTCTTTAAGCACTACTGACTCAGATGTTAAAGTATCAAGTATTCTTGAAGAAACAGATGCTTCTTTAAAGGAGCATATGGAAGACCTATCCAACTTTAACTTAAATAATGAGAGGTTAGACCAAATTGCTGAAGCTCTTTCAGTGATTAACATATTTAAGGCTCAGCTACTTAGTGCTAGAGTTGACAACGCTGATTTATCTAATCTTTATGGTATGAATGTTACTATAAATGAGTTAGATTCTGAGGCTAACCTTGCTGAACTGCAATCAAATGTAGCTGACGCAATGATGCAAGATTTGGAAGGTATTGAACTACGTCTTAAAACATTCCAAAAAATTATTGCCGCTAACAACGCTCAGAAATTAGGGGAACAAACTAGAACTGCTAACAATAAGAATATACTTATCTATGATAGGATAAAAAGATTTATTCTTAGCATCCCCAATGACTGGTCTGGAAGGGCTGAGTTTGAGAGTGCGGTGAGTAGTCTAAGTAAATTAGAGGAAATATCTGCTGCTAAGAAGGTTAATCTTAATAAGGAGGAGAGGTTCCAAGTTGAATCAGAAATAGTTAAGTTAGATGATGCCATATATGATTTCTTTAAAGCTAATAGCGATAAAGTAAAAAATCCAGAAGCTCTGTCTAAGCTTATTAGTGTTGACAACTTTGGACTTATAACCCTAAATGATAGTATAGAATCTCTAAACTCTAAGTCTACTAGTATAGATGATAATGCTATAGTTTGGTACATCGCCTCTAGAGCTGCAGTTCGAGCTTCTGATTTCTATGAAGAATACAGGTCTATTATCAGTGATAAGATTGCACCTATTCCAACTCAGGAATTGGCTACTTATTTGGGATATGCATCTATACTTAACGGAGGTGTAATAGAGAACTTCTGTGATGCTGTAAATACCTCCCTAAAGAACCACGCGGATTCTATGACTGATGCTGAGTGGAACTCTAAATATGACTCAGAAACTATTCTTAGAGAAGGAGTATTAGATTCCTTAGTTTCTCCGAGATTTGCTAGGGTTGCATTCATTGAGGGCATTCCTGGTAGTGGAAAGACTACTGGAGTATTTAATAATCTTATAGTATTGTTAAAGAAATATCATCCCGACGTTCTTAAGAATGTTTGGATTGGTCATGCTACTGAGGATAGTGCTAAGGGTCTAAAAGCTGACCTAAATCTTGAGTCCGCCACCACCTTAGACAGAGAACACCTTATGAAGAGGGTATCTCAAGAGTGGAGAGATTTCAAGGATTATCCTCAAAAATCTTCTAAGGAGGTAGACCCATCTTCTAAGGATGATATTATGGTATCAATAGTTGGTGATGATATATACTTCGATGACAACAATATCACAAGGTCAAACTTCAAAATTAATGAAATTTCTGAAGTGCCTTCTCTAATCCTTATTGATGAGGTGTCGAGATATACTGTTGTTGATATGGATTTGATTAATAGATTTGCTCAAAAATATGGTATTCCGATTATTGTGGCTGGAGACTTTGACCAAAGTAAAGCTATTGGTAGACACCTGATTAACTTCAAGGGAACAAATGTTAGAAATACTATACAACTAGCGCGTCGAAACTTTGTGAGATGTCCTAAGCTGGGAGTATCAATGAGAGCCAATAATCAGCAAGTAACAGTCAACCTTAACTATCTTAAGAGTATTCTGTCAGACCTAAGAAGCAATAATTATGGTTCTGACATAACGATGCATTACTACCAAGACAATTCTGGACTATTTGGAACCAAAGTCTATAATAGTAAAGACGTAAATGGTTCTGTACCATATAGCATAGAATTAGTTAAGGCTGATATTGACCTTATGATTAGTAGTATGAATCCTGATGAGAAGATAGGATTTATCTATTATGATACTGATACTGAAATATATAAGTTACTTTCAAGTGCTACTTATAAAGATAGAATAGACTTTAAGCAAGGTAACTCTTCGCAGGGTCTTGAAGGTAAGTATTATATAATTGATGATTCTGCTGGTTTGGAAAACGAAGAGTACTGGGACGACCTTTATACTGGTATCTCTAGAGCTATACAGGGAAGCATCGTTCTACATACTAAGGACAACTATAGAACCAGTAACTCTAATCAATTAGCCTCTATTCAAGATTCTTCTACTAGTGTCAGTGAATTATCAAGGGATGGAATTAAAACATTCTCCTCTGAAAGAAGGGATATGTTAAATAGGCTTACATTAGACAGTAAACCCACTGAACTAATTAAGAGAGAGAAAGATACTACTATACCCTCTGTTACTGTAGTTCCAGAAGTGGGATTAACCTCAGAGACTGCTACAACAGTAACCGATGACGGTACTAAGGAAACAGTGATTATCACAAATAACGGACTTCCAACCGAGAAAGATATAAGGGATAAGACCTTGGCGTCTAGTGAGGATACAACTCCACCCCCTGTACCTGCAACAAGTGTTAGCCATACCTCTAGTACTAAGACTGAAGCTATACTCGACTTATTAATGTACACATTCCCGACATTTGAATCTGGAACTACATTTGATGAGAAGGGTAATTTAATAGTAACTCCAGAGAACAGTAAGAGGTTAGATAGTTATTTCGGATTAAATAGACTACCTGGAATCCAAGTAAAGAACAAGGAGACTTTTGATGAAGTAATAGGTAATCTAAGAAGTATTATATTTAATACCTCTGACAAGGGAGACCTTGTTAAAAAGGTCAAGACTTTGTTAGGTCTGGGTAATGATGTCTACTGTACATTCGCATTTAAGAGTTCAGCAAGTACTTTCAATAATGCTGAATGGGGCAGGTTTAGAAAAGACACTGGCTCAGAATCTCTAAGTTATATGTTCTCTGAAGATGAAGAGAGCAAGAACATTAAATTGAAGACTCTATCTATTATTATAGGAGAGGGCACTAATGATGTATTAGAGCTACCTCTAGCCATTCTGCCTAACCCTGTAACTGTGTTTAAGAATGATAAGTTTAAGGCAATTAGAGATGAGTATAATGAAATCTCAAGGAGAGACCCTAGTGCTACTATGTTTGATAGGTTCAATGAACTTATTAAGTTTATACAAGCTAATCCATCTATTGGGGGAGGAAGTGCCCTAGTAAACTTTTTGAAAGTGTACACCTTTAACTCGAATGGTATATTCTACATAGAGGATAACAACTGGACATTAGCTGGAGGACTAAAATCACAAGGTCCAACTATAACTAACGTCCTTAAAGGTATGGATTATGAGTATAATGGAAACTTGAAGTATGAAGGTAAATGGATAACACTCGATGAATTATCGAAAGTTCCAGGAATGACTATCTCTAAAGTAAAGTTATCACCTAAAGGTGTGTATACATTTGGTGGAAAGACTATCAATTTTGCCAAGCCAGGACATCCTTTTGTGTTTATTAGCAATGATATAATGTTACAAGGTTCAGACCTTGAAACTTATTACTATAAACAACTTGAGGATGGCTCTGTAGAGAAGAAGGTAAAGCTAGTATATGTAGTTCCTCCAAAAGCATCAGTTAAGGAATATTTTGACAACTTGCTAAGCATAGTTTCTGGAGATAAGAACTCTATCAAAAGAATAGGCAATGACTTTACTGCTTATAGAATCATCAACATATTATCTGCTCAACCAGAGTTTGAGAAAAGTGACCTAAACTACAATACTACCGCGTATGAAGGCATCATGCAGTTAATTGGGAAGCTTAATAATGCAGAAGGAGATACTAAGGCTCAAATGGCAATCCTTAATGACCCAGTGGATATTAAAGGTTTGAATGCCAACATTACAGGTAGACAAGCTCTTCAAAATTATCTATTAGGTTCTGTATATCCGCCAAATGCTGATAATACCAGTAGAGTGTTTAAGGAAGCTAACTTACGTTCTGTGGAACATATTCTAGGTCAAAACAAGATTCCTGGAATATTCTACAATATACAATATGATAAGTCTTCTACAGATGCTATTGCATTGGATGCAGTATATGATGTAGGTAACTATTCTATTGACAATAATCCATTTATGGTGAATGGTAAGATAGACAGTCCTTCATTTTATGGTAATGTAAGCCCACTACTAGAAACAATAGTCAATAAAATGACTGATAAAGGTAGTTTTAAGGGCAGTAAAGATAATAGTAAGTATCTGGCTGGACATTCCCGTATAGGAGTAATTTCTAAACCAACAGTTGATACTGTCTTTAAGTCAATGAATATTAAGGCATCCACTTCCGTCATGTCAGAAATGGATATAGATACCTTACAAACACTATCTAAGGAGCAGGTTTTAGACGCATATAGGAAGACAAACCATCTGGTAATACCTATAGGTTCTGACATCTATATAAGTGCAAAATCTACAAACCTTGATGTGTCTAACTCTGTTGTTTCAGATATTTCCCAAATAGGTTTAAATATTCACAAATTTACCTTAACTTTGGGGAATGAAATCTTTAGTGCAGAGCTAAATCTAAGTGATAATGAGATTACCTTAATAAAGCAGGCGGATGCAACTACAGGAACTCCGCTTACTTCATTCAGTGTAAACTCACTGTCAGAAGTTGCAGAATATAAAAACATCCTTAGTGTATTTAACTTTGCCACGCTTGGTAAGGTTCAATCTGCAAAGGGTGTGGAAGCATTTAATAAAGAAGTTAATGCTATGAGAGCAACTTCTAAAATGATAAAAAGGATGAGTGAGGAAATCGACCAATTCGAGGGGTCTCAGAGAGACATGCTTAAGAATTTGGTAGATTTCTTGCAGTCTAAGCAAGATGAAAAGGCTCGTCTAAACACTACTGACAATTCATGTCCAATAACCATAAAAATTAAATTATAATCATGGGTAAATGTAAATTTAACAAGAATGATTCCAACTTAGATTTACAAGATGTATTACAAGATACATTAGAGGAAATTTGGGAGGAAAAAGACGAATTTAGTAGAAAGGCGATGTTTATTAATAGTCTGAAAGAGATTGGAGAGGGGTACGACATCACGTCCCTCTCCGACCTTGCGGACTTTATTGATGCATTCGTTATGGAGATTGCTCCAGCATTACATGATGTTGTTCCATCTAATATGACTACTTACCTTTCTGGCAATAGTAGTAATATTGATGATACTGCTGAGGAAAATCCTACAAAACTGGATGCCTTAGATGACCCTGAGGGTAATGCTGATGCAAAACAAAGAATTAGAGGATTCATAGTAACTAATTATGGTACTGCAACTGAAATTGCTTCGGCAATGGAAGCTAGTGTTGTCGATAATATAGTTAAATGTTTCCTTGTAGACAGAGAAGCTGGTAAAGTTATAAAAACTGAACATGAAATCAATGAGGCACTTAGGAATTACCAAGAAACCCTTCTACAAGATGTGGTTGCTTATTTAAAGGATGTATATTCTAAACTTCCATCTAAAGATGCCCAAAGTGCTCTTGAGAAGTTATCTAATCTTACCATGTGGAAGGATGGAGTGTATCTAAATGCAGTAGGAGAACTTAATGCTGTAGGTGAAAGATTTCTTCATCATTCACACTTCACAGCTGACGACCTTAGAAGGATATATTCTAGAAATAGGATTATTGATAAGAAGTTTATTAAAGCCTATAATAGCTTAGTTATCCTAAATCACTTCGACGACTTACTTAGTTCCAAGTTGGGAAAGGTTCTTAAAATTAATGAGAACTTCCCTAAATACAGTCCAGAGGATAGATATTCTCTTACTGGCACTGGAGCAAACAATAGTAGGAACTGGGGTGACAAGGAGAAGGATGTAAATATGAATGACCATGTATCTGATGTGACTAAGTTACTGGTTGAGACTACTCCTGTATACACTTGGGGAAGTAGTACACCTGTTGCTGATAAAAAGGTTAAGTTGGATGCATTCAATTATATCATATCCAAGATTAAGGGATTGGCTAATTCTCCTGATATTCATAACCCTGCACTCACGTTTGATGGAATGTTCTTCCTTAAATACCCTCAATTTGAGCATTTGCGCTCTTCAATTGGAGGTAAGTCCTTTTATACACTACTATCTTCTGCTAGTACTGGTAATGTACTTGAAAACTATCACGCTTTGTTCGAATTACTGAGTGATGAGTCTTTCTTCAATAGCAATTATGAGTTACTTAGAGGATTCAAGAGTATAGAAAAGAACCTAGTGTATTCACTGAGACAGGGTATCTTTAGTAGTGATATGCACTCCTTATTTGGGATTTACAAGAATAATATTCTTGACACTAACTATTACTCATTCATCTGTCAGCTAGTAGCAACTGCTAGCCCTCTTGACTTTGTGCAATATAGGATTAACGAAGATGGGGAGATAGTCAGAGCAACTTTGAGAGATAATCTTAATAGACAATTAAGAAATCAACTTGAAAGAAGCATTTCTTCTGCATTAAGTATTACAGCTCCTACACAATATGAGCCTAAAGTTGCTAAATATAATCCTAGATATGAAGAGGATAAGGTTACGGATGCAAAAGAAGGGTTAAGAACTGTTTCTGTGTTTAGATTCCAGATACCAGAGTTAAATATATCTGTTCAATTTAACCCAAAGGCGAAGAGGTCTAATGCTTTTTCAATATCTAGAGATGGAAAGCCTTTAACAACCTTTAATGGTAAGGAGGATTGGGAAAAAGCACTTCCTTTCTTTAAAGAGTTCCTATATCTAGATTTTGTTTCGGATGGACCTTTAGTTGAAAGTTATCTCGCTCTAAAGACAAAAAATGGTAATATCCAGTACGAGTCAGCTATTAGTGATTTACTCCAACTTAGTACAAGTATTTTCTTCAACTCATACTTCTCCCATAATCTAGTTCCAAAGGAAACTAGTACTCAGGAATTTAGAAGGAGACAAGAAGAGGTATTTGGTGCTGAGAATCTAACTTCTATAAAGAGAGGTTCTAAGGATATTGGTATTCTTCTACCTAGCTATGTGCCAGTAATGGAAGATGTTGCAGCAGCCTATGCTATGACTACCGATGCTTATGTAAGTGGCATCGCTAGGGATGGTGAGGGTCGTGCATTATCTGGAGTTGCTATGTCTATGCTTGGTACTAATTATAGAAACCAATGGGTAAATCAGTGCATGAATCCAGGTTCTGCCACTAATGCCTTCTCCCTTTTAAATAGCTCTTTCCTTCATAGAGGAATGGTAGTGTCAAGAGAGTACAAGGGTAAAATAGGTAGCAAGAAGCACATTGACTTCAATATGTCAGAGTCTTTCTATACTGCATTTGTAAGTAATTATTTATGCAATATAGTAGGTAATACAGATGCAGCATTCTTGCCTTCTGTTATCTCAGATAAGTCCTCTCTGATTCACATGGTTGAGAATCTAAAGTCTACTAGTGGATTAGACAAGCCCTACGCGAATCTAACTAAGGATGAAACCATAGCTATTATAAACAAGGAGCTTGGAGATTGTTATGTAAAGATAATAAACTCTATAACCTCAGAGTGGGAACAATTAAACTCTGCTCTTAGGAGTATTGATACTTCTTTAGTATTTAACAATCCAGTTCAGTATCCGTTGTTGGCAAGCAAGAAGGTAATTCCTGTATTTAACCCAATGACTAACTTTGCAGAAGTGAACACAGTCTATGGGAATGATTCAAGAAAGGTTCTTGAAGAGGTATTGAGAGTATATCAAAACATTGTTAGGGGTAAAGACCTTGAAATTAAGGATGAAGTATCATTCCAAGGTGGTAAGACTTTATCATTCAACAGAACTTTAATATCTCTTACTAATAGGTTTAATCCAGAGTATTTTACTAGAGCTGGTCTTAACGTAGAAGAAGTATTTGGTAAGCTTACTAATAGTGAGAACTTTTGGAGGATTAAGGAGGTAGAGTTATTAACTGACCTACTTGACAATGACTTCATGATTGAAACCACTGATGAAAGAGGTAATGCTCTTACCACTCCAGAGGTAGCATATCTAGCTAAGAACAAGGATTGGATAAAGTTCTCTACCAAAAGAGTAATATTGGCTAGGTATACCAATTTTGGTAAAACTTTTGACATTACTAAATGGTCAGACCTATATTCCATAGGAGGTTACACTGAGAATGGAATAACTTATAATTGGGGGACTCCTGGATTTAGTTTTTCTAAATTCTTAGAGATAAGAGGAGGAGAACTACAATTACATCCTGATTTGGCTAGATTTAACGTAATAGACTATCTACTTAGCCAAGAGTACGTACTCTCTACCGTTGGAACTCATGCTAATCATCCAGCTAAGAAGGCTACTTCAAGTCCGAATGACTTAGTAGAAGAAGCTGCAAGATATATTGCTCAGCATAAGAGAAATGTATCATATACAGCTGCCAAGCAAGTTATGATTCAAGGTCTGATAAATGGTATATTACCTGAGTATACAATTGCTGTAATTGAGGATGATACCGCCCCAACCTATAATCCTATGGGAGACCATGATGAACATGGTGTTAAGCAATATGATGGTAGTACATTTGTATCCCCTGAGACAATGTATCTGGAGAATAATTCTCTTGGTGGTGCTAAGGTAGGTGTGGATAAGAAACCATTTATTCACTTCTATAAGGAGGGTAGTGCTACTGGTGGTATTATTAAAACTGCTGGATTTGCCTTAACCAACTTTACTATGCGAAATAGCAAGTTCTATCAGAGAATGGTAAAGAAGATGTGGGGCAAAACATGGGAGTTTGAGGGTTCTCTGTTTAATGATAATGTATTGGTAGATTTCCAGGGCAATCTCATACCCTATGAGGATGTTTATTACAAAGGAACTGATGGTAAATTTTATATGATTAATAGTATTACATATGTGCCAGAGGATGGTACATATATGATTATTAAATCTGAAGTTGAACCTGATGGTACTATTGTAAGACAACTTCCAGCTGAGATTACTCCCAAACCTGGAGAAGGTCCGAGAGTTACAGCTAGTGGAACAACTCTTTATCCAGTAACAACCAACTTTGGCTTATATCAAATGTTTGGAGGCTGGAACTCCTATTCTAAATCAGAAGATGGTTTAATTCCATCTGAGGTTTCAGTAAGGAATGTTGTTAAAGCCGTTAATGGTGTAGGAGTTAAAATATCTGATTCTGTTGTTTCTCAATCAGATGTGGTTCAGCCATTAAAGTGGGCATCTATTCAATACGTGGTGACAGCAGGTGCTATTAAGCAAGGTGCAGCTAATGTCAATTTGAAGCACGCTTATTTTGATGATAATCCATATCTGACTATGAAGTTTAAGACTACTGATATTGGTATTCAGCTAGATGCAGAACATAATGCTGATGAATCTACGCTGTCTATTATGACTCAGGTAGTTAATGCTTTGTCTTCTAGAGGTTACACTTCAGAGCAAGCTGGAGAAGTTTACGAAGCTATGTTTGCTCTAACTGAGGCTGGAATCAACGATTACGTTGAAGGATTTAGGCAATACATGGATGATAGTGACCCTACTAAGTTCAAGGATGCTATAATCTCCACAATAGTTAAGTCTATTCAGAATAGTACTAGCAGAGATGGAAATCTTATGCAGGCTGTCATGGATACATTAATATCTGATACTAAGGCAGGTAAACTGGTAAAGTATAAGAATGTTGAGGGGGTAATTCCATTTAGTGACCCAAGCATCTTTAATGGACTTTGTTCTGCTATATCGTCTACTTTAACTAAGGCAGCTATTAGATTACAATTTAATGGTAGCCTTGCTGTATTGAATCCTTCTCATAAGATTTGGAAGCTGTATGGTGATAGAATGTATGATTCTTTTAATAATGATGAAGAAATTCAGAAGTTACAGGAATTGTATAACTCTAAGCCTATAACTAACTTGTCAGAGTTGAGACTTGGTAGACACTATACAATTACTGTAGGTGACACTACATCTACAGAATTTATAGAAACTCCTCAGCAGTACTGGGATTTAAGAAGCAGATTAACTCAGTCCGAACTAATGGGAATACCATTTAGTATTGTTGAAAACATTACAGCAGGTCGTGATTTAGCATCTTACAACTTTACGTTCAAGGACGTAGATGGAAACCTCTACAATATGTGGGATTTAGATGTAGTTAAAAATCTTTACTCTACCACTGACTCTAAAGAAAGAATACTCCTAAGAAGAGAGCTTCAGAATGCTTTGGGTGCAGTTAGTAATGGTACACTTAATTCTGTGTCCGTTAATGGGGCAATAGTACAAGTAGATAAATCTTCTCTACAAACTCAGCCATTTGAGCTGATAATGCCTAAGATTTACGCTAGTAGATTTGGGCTGAAGAGAGGTGATAGTCTAGCAACCATTAAAAATGATGACACATTCTTCCTAAAGAGAATGTTATCAAATTGGGAAAGTAAAGTTAATGATGCTGATTTCGACATTGAACTGAAGAGGTTAAATGGTAAGCACGTATATCTAGTAGACAAGAGAGTTTATAAAGATACTCACTTGACTCCTGTGGAAATTGAGACTAGGTGGGATGGAGCTAAGCTTTACAGAGTTAATAGCTCTGGAGAGAAGCTACACAGACTATCTGATGAATCAGATAGAATATACACTGATGTTAATGGTAATGAAGTAATTGTTACTAATAATACTCAGTTCTATATTGATTCATTTAATTACCACACTATAAAGGTATCTAATAGTGCTGCTATGAGTAAGGATATTAGTAAGATTATTCAGCCTATACTAAGCTCAAAGTCTAAGGTGGCGAGTAGATTTGCCAAGTATATAGGTAAGAATGACCCTACCGATATTATAACTTATGTGAATAAGCTATACTCAGAAAGTATTAGTAAGTTAAGAACCAATCCTAGAGCTAAGATAGAAGACCCAAGTATTGATGCAATCAGAGATTCTGCTGCTGAATTACATACGTCTTTTATTAAATCTTTGGATGTTCTAGCTGCTCGTATCCCTGCCCAGTCTATGCAATCATTTATGCCTATGAGAGTAGTGGGATTTGACGAGACTGATACAAACTCCGCCTACGTTAATTACTTCCAGTTTTGGCTACAGGGTTCTGACTTGGATATTGATAAAGTTTCCTTGTTAGGATATTCATTTGACAGGACAGGTAAATATGTTGGATGGAGTCCATACTTTAATTTGAGTTCTCAGAGTGCATTAGTGGAATCTGAGAAGCTGCCATTCCCTACAAATAAAGAGTTAGAGTTGGTTGAGACTGATGATACAGCATTGACTAATTGGGCTTATGATTTTGTAGGTTCAGGGAAATTGTTTAACTTTAGTGGTTCAAAAGTTCTATTCCTGCCAGAATATGACTTGGACAATTCTTTAGGTTCAATACAATCTTTATCGAACTTCTTAAGAATAATTAAGAAAAACGGTGGTAAATTGTATATCCCTAAAGGTTCTAGGCTTCCTTTTAACGAAATGAAGGAGTTGATTGACCGACACAATTTATACGTAAGGAACTCTAGTAACCCAGAGGATATGATTAAGAACTTCATATCTTCTTATATGTTCAAGATTAGTGATAATCCTATTAATTTAATGCAATCACAATCATCTATTGATGATGCTGTAGCATTGTTAAAGGATATAGCTAAAGGGTCAACAGAAGGTCAGAGAACTCTACAATTTACTCCAGGTAATGTAGTAAATAAGTATGAGTCTATGTATGATTTTCAATCTGGTAAGAAGAACGTTGGTATAGTTGCATCTGCTATTAAAGTGTATGATGGTTTAACCCATTATTATAACACTACACTAGGTAGCGGTGATGTAATGAAGCAATCTGGACTATTATTCAACAGAGTTGTTTGTGGTAAAACTTTTAGACTGTTAGCTAACTCATATACTAGTAATCTAGAATCTGTAAGAAATCCCGAAGTATTAGATGCGTTACAGAACGTGGATAATGACACTGATGCTAAGTTAGTATTCTCTGCATTAATGTCTGCTGCAACTGATAATGCTAAAGACCCGATATTGGCTAAAATCAATGCTGGTCCTAACATGATGGGATTATATACTTATGGTACAGCTATTGGTATTCCTTTAAATGATTTAGCTGGTACTATGATGTCTAAAACTGCTCGTATCCTTTCTAAGCTTATGGACTCTAATGTATTTAATAGGAAAGATGGTATGTCAATTACCAGTGCTATTAAGTACATCGAAAATGGTCCTAGCATTGGGGAATTAGACCCTGAATTCATCTCTATACTAAAGAAGGAGTTTGGGTCTGGCGCAGATGCATCTGACTTCGTAATTGGTAAGATGTTACAATATAGACTCTCTGACTTATCTAAAGGTCACGAATTGATTGATAGCTTAAGAAAGAGAATAAGGTCTATGGAGGCATCTATGAACAAGGTTTCAATGTATAAGTTTCTAGAAGAGTTATCTGATTATATTAGATTCGTCTATATCATAAACAATGATGTAATCACTAACTCTGAGGGAGTGCAGTACAGAGCCATTGATTCAATAAAGCAATTAGTTCAGGGTGCATCTGAAATGGGTAGGTTAAGGAGTATATATGCTCTTAATCAGGGTCTTCCTAACAAAGTAGAGGATAAATTTAAGTTTATTGATAAATTTGAAAGTATCTTCGAGGATAGAATAAGGGAGATTTCAGGTGAAGAGAAGGAATCAACTGTAATGGTTAACGGAATGGTTATGAAAGTTTCTGACGTTATCTCAAAGCTAAGGAATCTAACTAACGATGAAAGTAATCCATACAGAATTTCTTTCAGCAGATTCATGTCTGACGAAGAGTATAGAAATACCTTAATTGCTCTATATGGAGGATTAAAGCATTCATTCAATGTGTTAGATGCAGCTTGGTCAGTACCTCACTACAGGGGCTACTTAGAAACTTTCCATATGGATATGGAAGGTAACTACATGATTATGTCTAAATACAGAATGATGAGGGATTTAGGTCCCAGAATCATCAAAGATGGTAGCTTCTATAGTAGTAAGGAAAGGTCTAATGTTTATAAGAAGCTTCAATCATTCTGTGATATGACTCTTAGAAACACTTGGATGAAAACTTCTGAAAAGGTAATTACAGTCCCAGCAGGTGTAACTATTATGAATAGTATTGGTAATACCTTTACTACTCAAGGTGATACCCCTATTATGTTAGGAACAAGATGGGGTAATGAGTCATTTAAGATGTGGATGGATTCTGTGGTGATTCCCGAATTAAAGGATATAGAACCTAATGAATTTATTCAATCTCTAAGTCCTATTAGATTAGATAGAACCCTTAGTGGTAACTCTGCATTTGTGTATTCTTTACCAACTAATATGTTGCCTAAGTCTACATCAGAAATAGAGCGTTTAAACAGATATAAGAGAGCCTTTAATCAATTACAAGGTGCTCCTACATATCAAGGTTATCCACTGACTGATTTATTCTTCTATTATAATCTGATAAACTTTAACAACACTGTCTCTCAAAGTTCTTTGACTACAATCTTTGAGGACATCATTAGAACAAAGTCATCCCCGCTGGTTGAAGAATTTCATAAATTCACATCAGTGTTAGATTCTAACTCAGAGTTAGTTGAGGGGGTAGATTTCTCTTATGAAGAAGCTCAAAAGTGGTGTGCCCCTATTGAGGATACTAACTATTCTACTAGTTATTATGTTAGAGACTATAACAATGCAGATATGAAGTATCATCTATTTGTAAGGAAATCTAATTCTGCTGACGTTGGTGAGGTGGATGGAGATTTTGACTATGATTCCGATTATATGGATTGGGTTGGAGATGATAATGGAGACATGGGTGGGCGTCAATATGGTCCTAACCTAGAGGATTATACAAAGGTTATTGAAAACACTAACTATACTAATCCCTGGGACACAGCTGACATATATAACGACTACAACATAAGAATTGACTCAAATTCTGTAATTAATCTTGATGCTGACAAGAAGCTAAAATCTATAAGCTATAAGGGTAAAACCTATAGTAAGGAGGTTCTAGTGAGTCTAGCTAAATCACTAGGTGGCTCTGAATCAGATTTAGATATACCTTATGTAACCAGAGTTGTTGATGGCATAAACGTAAAAGCTATTGATGGTTTACAGTATTCTGCAATCATAACTCAACTATTAGACAATCCTTGTTAATATGGCAGTATGTCTTAATAAAAATTCAGTAGAGTACCAGACATTGTTGAAGATGTCTGGTCTCTCTGAATTTAAATTTAATGCTTTTACATCTACATTTGTAGATAAATTTGGTAGGTATCCAGAACTCGATGAGATACCTGGGGCTGACTCTAGACCTTATCTGAATAACTCTTTGTCAGTCAAAACGATAGATGATACGAGTTTCGTAAAGAATGATAAGATATTTTCTCAAACTGGCACAACAGATGTCAAAGAGGCTAATATTAGGATAAATAACACGTATCGAGACTTAGAGGTTAAGCTAACTCCTTCTAGTGAGGTGTCTACGATACAAGTTAGGAAACGCCCAAATAAATGGGACAATGTATATGAGGGAGGAATAATCATTGATGATTCCACATCTTCCTCTAGGAATGTTGGAGTCTTTAATAGTATATTAGAGAAGTTGGCAAACCTCTATGGTATTAATTTTGTTAGCATTACTAACGGGGAACTATCCTCAGAACAATGGAAGGGAGTCGTAGATGATGCTAAAACAACTAACGCTTTCGTCTACAATGGTAATATATACATTAATATAGATAATTCTAGCATTGATGCTCCATTGCACGAAATGTTACACCTATTCTTGGGTTCAGTTAGGTACAGTGACCCTCAACTATATTTTTCAATGGTGGAGGCTATGAATGAATTACCTAACAAAGCGTTGCTGGCTAGAAATTATAAGGACAGAACAGATTCTGACATAAATGAGGAATTGTTGGTGTCAGAGTTTTCAAAATATATAACTGGGCAAGATAGTATTATTAGTAAGTTACCAGTTAATGTGCTGCATAAAACATTCTACAATATGGGTAGAGTGTTAGACTCTATCTTATTTGGGGAGCAGAGTATAGCTACTATGGACACAAAGAGTCTATTCAACTCCTCTTTAGTAAAGCTGTCTGAATATCTAGGTTCTGCACTAACTAATAATCAATATTCAGGAACCTTTAATGTTAAGTCAGCTGAGGTTCACAGAGTATTAGCTAACGTTAAATCAGATTTAATGAAGAATAAAGACCTAAAAGAATTTTGTGGATAATGGGATGCATTTATGATTACAAAGGACATATCTTCCAATCTGAATTAGAATTAGATGATTTCTTACTTGAAAGGGGACATTTAGTATCTAAGTATGGAGACATTGTGTTTAGTAAAAGCAATAGAGCTATCCAGACTTATGATTCTGTAATGAACTTAAAGACGGACACCGAGGCTCTTAAAGCAAGTAAGATAATCTCTGAGGTTGAAGATGGAAAAAATGATATTGAAAACATTAATGTATCTGGAAATGGATATATTGGTGTGAATAAGTTTCTACAAGGTCTTAGGAACTTAGAAGGGGATTTGTTATTCCCAGAATTTAGACCTGAAAATTATTGGAAGGAGATTAAGCCAAGATGGGCAGGAGGTAAGTTTGACAAAGAGGAGGCTGATGCAATATTTGGCGAGGGAGTAGAAACTAGACCTATTGTAAGTGATGAAGAGTTTGCTAGAGCAAGAGAGGTTATTGAAAACAAATGGAAAGCTCAGGGTAAAATTGGTACTGAACTGCATAAGGCAATACAAAAGTATTTCAGTGAATCAAAGAGTGGTAGAAATATAAGGGAATCAGATGATAACTTCCTAATCAACACATATTTCCCATCTATATTAGATACTAAGCTAGTTCCAAGTAAGGTTATTGCAGAAACCGTCAAATACTGTAGAGACCTAGAGAAATCATTACAAAGAGAATTTGGTGAAGATTTGATATACCTTCCAGAAGTTGCAGTTTCTGGAACTACTTCTCAAATAGGAGAATCTGGAAATCCTAATAAGCTGTTAGGAGTTATTGACTTACTAGTAATTGATGGAAGAGGAAACGCTCACATTATTGACTATAAGACATCACCCAGACCGTATGTGGGAACTGCTTCTGAAGCTGGGTATGATTCTGCTAAAATCTTAACCTTTAAATACCAGCTAGGTGTGTATGAGCGCCTGTTAAGAAAATATGGAATAAACACTAGCGGTTCTAGGCTATTTGTAGCTCCTATTCAACTATCAGATTTTAAGAGAGAAGGTGATGATTGGGTATATAGTGGTATAAAAGAATATTCAGGTCATGTAGAAGACTTGACTCAAGATACTAAGACAAATATTAATATACAAGAGAATATTGACGAATTCCTTCCAGCACCGTTTGTTACTAAAGCTACAACGGAAAACTTACTCCAAACTGTAACCAGTGTAATGTCAAAGTGGTTCCCTAAATATGATAGCGTTCCAGGAGAAATCACGGATGATATGGTAGCTGAAACTATAAAAGAAGGAAAGGGTGATAAGCCTAACCCTGAAACAGGTAAATATGTATACTCTCCAAAAGGCAATGGATACCCTCTTAAAGGAGACACATATGAGGAATTATTTGTAAAGGTGAAAAGAAAGATGAATAGTATAGCCAACAATAAGATAAATACTACTCAAGTTATTAAGGAGGGTTTAATAAAGGCTATAGAGGATGAGAATCCGTACTATGAGTTTACAAAAGCACAAATTCCAGACAATCCTAGTGGAGTTAATGGATGGTTTCAAAGAAGAATGTCTAGATATTGTAACCGTAATTGGGAAGTGGTTGACTGTGAACCTGCAGAATATCTAGGATGTATACTACTTAGAAATAAATTTACCAATCAAATAGATGTAGTGAAAATTAGTACATCAATGCTAAAAAGGTCTAGAGAGTTAGTAAAGGGAAGACATGGTCTTACTGGAGCATTCGAAAGTGATATTATATCACAGAATAAACCTAATTCTTTGATGATGGAAAGCGTTAATGGTAATATAGAACTAATGGAAGCTATGTTAGTGCTTAATAATTTACCTAGTCTGTTTGAGGAGAATGCTATAGTAGGAGAAGTTAGTGTATATAACCCATTTAGAGAGGAGGGTATATCTGCAGACAATAAACAGCTGTTATACTGCTTCAATGAGTTGGACAAGCTGTCTCCTATTGGCGTAAATAATATGAAGGGAAGAAATGCTGCTGTTAAGATGGCGAATAGGTATGATATATTCTATAACAGGTTTAGGGAGATTATATCTAATGTTAAGGATGATACTAAGATAAACAAGAAGTGGAGAAAGTTTACTGAATCTACCAGTGCTCTAGATGCTTGCATTGGCGACCCAACTCAGCTTAGACTAGAGCTTCTTAACCTTAGAAAAGAGTTTTTGGAAGCATTCCCTAACGTTAATGATACTAGACCTAACGATGATGTAATAGGTATGCCTCACGTTCAAGTATACAGGATGCTAGAAATGGCTATTGGTGAGATAGACGGTCTTGACTTCAGACAGCAGCTTAGTGACCATGATAAGTGGTTAGAATCAATTTATGTATGGAAAGCTGGTATGGAAGGTACATATCTTGATAATCCTGGTAATATGAAGAGTCCTATCCTAAATAAGTTGACCTCTTTAGTAACTGTGGCTTATCAGAATATTAGGGATACCGTAAATAGGTCTCAGGGAGAAATCAGAAATTTAGTCAATGAATTAAAGAAGGACCAGAATTTCACCTATTTAAAGGAAAGGACAATAGGCAATCAGGCTACTCTATATAGAGATATGATAGTATATACAGACGATGGCGATATACTACTAAAGAATCCAGACGACCCGACAACTGGGCTATCTGAGGCACAGAGGAAATTTCTGAAGTATTTTCTTAAAACGGTTAATTCCAACAGATTTAAGAATATGACTGAGGAGGAATTAGAGGAACTAAGGTTGTCAGGTGATGTTAGATATTACAGGCTACCTCTAGCTGCTGGTAATGCTACATCTATTGCCTCAAGTAAGGGACTATTATCTGCAATAAAAGACAAGCTCCAGGATTGGAATCTAAAGAAGGCTGTAGAAAGGGCTAAAACAAAGGTAGAGGGCTTCTTAGACCCAACTGACGTTAAAATTGAGAAAGTCCGTAAGGGTGAGCTGTGGGAGATGACCAACTCATTTGATATTGGTGAAAAGGGTTCAGAGATACGACTAAGTCTAATAGAGGACAGGAAACCAGAGTTCTTTGAAGCAAACCTTGAAACCCTGTTACTTAAACATATTACTGCATACTCAGCTAAGGAACACTTAGATGAAATCTTCCCATCACTTCAAGCTCTAGCTATCCATTTAAGTGACATGGGTACTATTCTGAATGATAAGTTTGAAGATGATTTAAAGTATTTAAGTGACTACGTTAGAAACAAGATATTTAATCAGTCTCTAATTTCTGACGACCGTAAACCTTTAGCAGCAATAACTGGAGGATTGATGGGATTTGCATCAAAGATTGCATTAGCATTCTCTCCAGTTCAAATGTATCAGCATTTAGATGGAATCTGGAAGGATATATCATTGGTAATAAGAAAACCAGACGGAGGTTTAGCTTTTACTAAGGAGAATATGACTAAGGCTTATAAGTATGCTATAGCTGATGCTATCCATTATGGTAATACCAAATCCATGTCGGAGCTATTAAATGAACAATATGGTCTTAATGATATGGACATGAACACTTATGCTGATAAGATAAAGTCAGACCAAGCAGGTATATGGAACTTTTGGGCTTTAGCATTTAGATTTACATCAAGACCTGACTTCTATAACAGAATGACTATATTCGGAGCACAAATGAGAGGTGACGGATGTTGGGAAGCACACTCTGTGGTGAATGGTAAGTTAGTTTATGATTGGAAGAAGGATAGTAGATTTAGTGCATATGCTAATGGTAATACATCTAGTCCCGATTACAAGAAGCAAGAAGCACTATACTACACTATGGCACACCAGTTAGTTAAGGAGCATACTAGGAATGCAGATGGCTCATTATTCAGAGTGGGTGATGCTCTACCAAAGGCATACACCGTTCAACAATCGGAGAGCCATAAGGCTTTAGCTGACTCTATATATGGATATTATTCTCATGAGAAGAAATCTATGTTTCAAAGTACTCTAATTGGAGGTCTATTCTTCCAAATGTGTACATATTGGTCTTCTAAGAAGAATCAATATCTAGCCCCTGAAGGTATAAAACTGCAGGGTAGACTAGTCCACTACGAAGAGAATGGTCAAAAGTATTATCACAAATTAGATGATAAGGGACAGCTTACAGATGAAGCAACTACTGAAGATACAGGATTTCCATTTTATAAATGGGAAGGACGATTTGAGGAAGGTATCTTATTGACCTTCACTAAGGTTTTAAATGACTTAGTAGTAGGTTCTTATAAAAAGGGTAGTATAAGAGAGGGATGGAAACTAATGACTAATGACATCTGGAATAATGAAGATGAGAATCTTAGAAGGGCGTATAGGTCTAATTTACGTCAATTGTTCTATGACTTGTTCATGTTATTATTCGTTGGGGCAGTAGTCAGCGGCTCTTTGGCAGAATTTGTTAAGGATGATATTAAGGAGAGAGGTAATGATACCATGAATGATGCTGTAATAAATACAACTTTATCTCTTGGTAGTAAGATACTTACCAACTCTGCTTATGACTTTAACTTCCTTGATGCTATTGCTGGACGAGGAACACAATGGACTCCATTCTCATTTGAAACACTTAACAGAACAGTAGATACATTCTCAAGTGTAATATCAGGAGATAAGTCTTTGTATCAGGGTTTAATTAATACTGTGGCAGCTACTAGAGCTACTAAGCCAATCTGGGATTATATAGACCCAACTAAGGAAGAATAGGATAATGTTAATAGGAATTTCTGGTAAGAAACAGTGTGGTAAAGACACTATATGCAAAATAATTAAAGCATTAGATGAAAGATGGGTAAAACATGCATTTGCAGATAAGCTAAAACAAGCTTTAGCTGTAATACTTGATGTAAAGGTGGAAGCTTTTGAAGATAATATATTCAAAATGTCAGATAGTACTATTGCTAAGCCAGAGGGAGGATTCTATACATATAGAGAATTACTACAGAAGTTTGGAACTGAGGTCGGAAGAAACATTAGCCCTAATGTATGGGTAGATGCTTTGTTTTCCAACTATTCCTTAGAAGATGACTTTTGGGTTGTAACGGATGTAAGATTTCCGTCTGAAGCAGATGCTATCAGAGAACATGGTGGTATATTAATAAGAGTGAACAGAGACACAGGATATGTAGATAACCATCCGTCTGAAACCGCATTGGATGATTATATGGACTTTGACTATATTATAACCAATGATAATTTAGATGATACTATTGAAAAAGTAAAAAACATAATGAAGGAAAACTACTTCATATAAACAATTAGGGCGATACTGGTGATTAATTTCACTGGTATCGCCCTTATTTTTTTCTTAATCCTTCTTTTCTACATATTCAGGTTCTCTTTCGTCCTGTTGCTTTAGATAAGTAAACATCTTCTTACCTAATGCTTTGTAATCTTTATCTTCTTTAGATTTAGAAGCCCTCTTAGCCATTCTAATTAATGTTCTCGTATTCTTTCTACTAAAGATTCTCTCCCCACCTTCTAATTCCATTTGAGTAGAACCGTCAGGTGCAATTACCTTCATCTTAGGCAATTCCTCGTCCTCTTCAATATCGAGTTCATCTCCCTCTTCAATTCCAGAGCCTTGATTGACCTCTAATACAAATCTAACATCATCTTCCTCTGCTATATTCTCGTTCTCAGGTTCTCCCTGATATACTGATATTACTTCCATATCTTCATTAATAAAGATGATGTCAAGAGGAATTTTAGTATCTTTCATCCAAAATCCTACAGTCTGTGGTTCTTCAAAGAAGAATAACATTCCTTCATCATCTTTCATTTCTGTAACTCCTTGCAAACCTTTAATTCTTTCTTCCTCAGTTCTAGCACAAGTTACATTATACTCTCTGTCTCCTATTTCAATCTTCATTATTCAACTGTATTTAATAGTCCTGTGTTATCAACTGTATTTTCAAGAATCTCATATACAAGCAGCTTACCAGCCTCGATAGCAGCTTCATCTGAACCATCCTGCATTAGTTTCTCCAATTGCTTAGTGACTTCAAGATTGAAGATTATCTCCTCTCTCTCAACCTCTGCATGTTGCTTAATGTCTCCGCCTTTCTCTTCTGTAATAACTGGAATACCTTTAGTAGTTACTTCTTCAAACTTCTCATCCACATTCTCTAAGTGATGTTTATGAGCGTGTAAAGCACCGTCAGGGATTACATTAACTGCACCTCCGTTTTTAAATCCAGCTACTTCCTCAGCCCTAACTTCTTCCTGAATTTTCTGTACCTTACTCTTTTTACCTTTAGATAACTTAACTACTCTCTTAGCAAAGTCTCTATCCATCTTTAGTCCAGACTTACCAGCCTTTACTGTATTCTGTTGATAGCCACCATTTAGTTGTAGTTGAGTTCCAAGTCCAAGTAAAGGATTGTTAGAAGCTGCAAATGCCATTTGAGCTTCATCTGCTATGTTACTCATCTTGGATTGTTGCATCTGAGCATTGTGTATTTGTCTATTAGCCCTATTCCTTGCCCCACCACTTAATAGTCCATACTTCTTACCGCTCTTAGTAAGGGCATCATCTACAGTAGATTGAGTTCCGCCATAAGATGAACCTACTTGTTCAAATGCCTCGTTGTCCTTAGTAATAGTATCAGCTTTCTTAGCACCAATAGCATTAACTAAGCCGAGTGGAGTTAGTTTAAGAAACTTACTATCTAGTATCTTATCAGCTGTGGTCATTTGGTCTGTTCCTACTCCCAACGCAGTTAATCCGTCTGATAACATTCCACCTACCTTCATAGCACCTCCTATAATAGTACCAACTCCAGGTATAGCAGATACAGCATTAGCAGCAGCATCGTAGCCTTGATTTAGTCCAGTAGTTAGTGCTGATTGTTCTTTCTGGGGAATTAGACTTCCAACTACATCAGCTACATTCATGGTATTACCAATCTTAGCTTTGCTAAATATTCCACTATTAGGAGTAACAGTAGAGGAGTTCCCACCAAACCTCTTTATATCCTGTATAGCCTTATTAGAATCTCTGTTGAATTTCAAGGACATACTTAATGGGTCTCCCATCTTAGCGTTAAAATCAATTAAGCTGTTAGTCGGAGCCATTATTTGCTCGGCTGATTTACCAAAGTCAGCAGCCCAGTCCTTTCCCATTAAATTCTGATAGACTGGTGTCCCATTGTTTTGTGGAATGGTGTAGGGACCCCATGTTGAAGTCCCTCCCCACTGGTATCTTTTAACTAGTTTACGCATAACTTACGATGTATAATGTTTTTAAAGCTGTTATTATAGCTAACTCGTCACCAGTATATCTCACTTTAATCTTTATGTACTTATCCCTAATTCTAGTCTCTTTTCTTTCATTAGACCACTTATTAACATCTAATGACAAGAAATCAGCACTATAACCTCGGTCTCTTAATTCAGATGGAATGTCAGAATTACTAGTAATATTTAGAGCAGTCATACTCTCAGGTAATGGATTATTAACTAGGTTAAGAGGAGGATATGTATTACCATCCTTATCTTTAACAGTCCAAGCTAATTCATTCTTAGCCCAATAAGTTATAGATGGTATTTGAATATCCCACTTATCTTCTAAGTAGTCCATGTTACCATTAATTCTACCATACTCCATAACTTCATACCATTTACCATTTTGAACTAGCACATTCGTATATCCAGCTGCTATAAGTGAGCTATATCTATCTTGAGTTATCTCTTGTAAATATCTCTTTTTAAAAGGACATGCTTTTATATGAGTAGCTATCTTAAATTCATTTAGCTGATTATCATGCACAATCTCTGAACCAGATATTGATTGGTAGTCTCTACCAGCTGATGTCATTGATTGATAATGGTCTTCAATATCGTTTAGACTATCTACCCTCGAATATAATAGTGGGAACATAACTGACATATCCTTGTACTTAGTAGTACTGTACAATATGTCTCTTTGTTCTGGTATAACATCCAAGTAATCATGATTATAAACTATATCTGCACCATTATACTGGTATAGATGCTTAGTAGCCTCTTGCCTAAAATACATATTCTTTTTGTCTTTGGCAAAGTTATATACTTCTCCAACAACTTCAAAATGGAATGATTCAGGTTGGGTCTTATTACTTATAATCTGTAAGTTATTAAAGATTTTATGTACTGATGGATTATCAACTACAATAAATTCCAGCTCAAATGGATGTTGCTTACCATACCAATAGCAAGGACTAATTGGCTTTCTAGTAGGCATTAATCCAGCTTGACCATGCTTCCAGAATGAAGTAGTTAGTAAGTCATACCTCATCTTAGTAACTACAGTTACATTAGAGTATAATGTTTTTACTACATTTCTAACTTCACCTTCAACTAAATCAGTTCCTTGACTATATACTACAGCTTTAATAGGTATTGTCCACCTACTATCTCCGACTGAATTGGCATTGACTGATACTTGATTACCATTAGTAATAAAGAACTTATTTCTAACTCTATCATCAGCAATGCTATACTCAATGTTAGAACCTCTAATATCAAGGTTTAGTTGCAAGTTACCTAACTTAGCTTTACCATCTATTACAGTTAGTACGTTATCAACTACTGCACCACCCTGCATACTAATAAGAGGGTAGTTAGAAGTTATCTTAGTAATTGTCTTAGATGTGTTTCTATCAAAACTAAAGAAGATATTATCAATATTCTCAGAATATGATGGAACCCATGAGTAGAATGTTACAAACTTCTGCATAACTTCATTGTAGCACAAATTCCATACATTCTCTTCCAATGTATTAATATCATCATAGAATGTAAACATTACATCTTGCTTAAACCTATTGTAGTGAGTTTTAACGTTCCTAATACCAATAATTGGGGTCTTCTCTTTCTCAGTAAGTGAGATATTATCATTCAAGAACTTCTGTACTTTAAAGTCTGAGATAACCTCGAACAGTTGCCCGTTAGTTCTCCAAATCTTTTTCCCGACTGTATCCACTCCATAGACGTAATAGGGAGTCTTGATGACACTCTCCGACCACTGAGTACCGAATGTATCAGACAGCATTTTTGGATTCTCTGGCAGCACGTTAGAGGTGTTTATGAAGGTATTTCCGCCCACACCTTCACCTGCAACTACTCTTTCATTTACAGGTATCAAAGCAACACCATGTTCAAATACACAGATAATACTACCAAACCATTCAACTAGTTTAATAATACTACCATAGGTTAATGGATAGTCTCTATAGTGAGTCAATTTGAATATTCTATAACCATTTTTGAATGAGTCATTGACATTGATGTCAGAGTACATAACTCTAATATGGAACTTATTCTTAATAGCTGGAACATTAGGCAATTCATAGTAGTACTTGTCAGATGTAGTACTGTTTATACCACCATTTATTACAAATGATTCTGGTATCTTAGATTCTCCAGTAACTGACATAGCTTGTAATGGATAGAATCCTCTAGGTTTACCTGCCATTCCCATCTCAGATGTATATGATACGTCAGTACACCTCATTGATAGATTGACGTTGCTGCAAACCTTAATAGTAACCCAGTGTCCTATCTTGATGGCATTAACATCACCTCTGTTGATTTTGCCGTTCTTCTCACTATCTCCTATAGTATAGTTATCCTTCCATGACATTTGGTCTATAATATCATCATTTATAGGAGCTGACGAATCCTGGAAGTTCCTACACATTCTATGTGTGTAGTTACCTATATAGCAATCACCTCTAAATAGGTTCTTAGCCATCATAGTATCTCCATCCTCATCTAAATCATCCCATAACATTCTATTACATATAGCATAGAAGGCTGATGAATCTTCATATCTAATTTCGAAGTAAGTATCTAATAGGTTCTCCTCATAGTTAGGAATCTTAATATCAATAAGACTCATCTTATTAGTATTATATCCCTCCAAACCAATATAAGGTCCCCAACTTCCTCTTAGTAGATTACGAGCATTAGATGATTTATTTGTATAGTTATAGTAAGATACTCTCCATGCCTCTTCAGCCTCTCCAGCTCTTGCACTAAATAGCTGTTTCTTACCCTTTAATGCCTTAACATTATCACTAATAGCCATAATGTTATATGTTTCATCTTGAGTAGAATCGTTAGTAACATAAGACAGATTGTAGAAATGAGTACCACTTCTATCAAAATACTTCTTGCTGAACTGTGATTTAGCCATCTTAACCTCAAACTGAGTGCCAGTAAATAATTGATTAAAGTAAGATTGTCTTAGTTCAAATTCTGGACATAGGGCTGCATATCCTTCTAATACATTATCCTTAGCAATGTCTTCGCACCTCCTGTCGAAATCATGTGTAAGAACTCCGTCCTTGTCTAGGAATCTTTCTACTCTATATTCATCAACTCCAGAAGGAAGTACTGGTAAATGACTTGTATTCTCTAGACCTATTGTAACGGCTTGTGCTAGTGTAGTAGGTATTCTCTTTTGTCTTACAAAGAAGAATCCTTTAGTATATCTCTTTAATTCTCTGACAGCATCCTTACTAATCTTAATATCAAATCCAATAGGAACTGTACCACTCTCAGCTAGCTGATTACCATTATACTTAATTTTAACTACACCCTTAGAGTTTTCATTTTGGCTATCAAGCTTATACGTCTCTTTATTAATAGGAATGTATTCTCTATTAGCTTGAATAGTAGCTATATTATTTGTACTAGTTGGGTCAAAACCTTCCTTGAATAAAGGATAGTCTTCCCAATCTATTCTATCAGAATCGCCAGGAACAGCTAACCTACTAATACCTCTAATGTTAAATACTGGCGATAAGGTATAGTCATTAAGAATATACACTACTCCTAGTCTGTAGATTTCATCATTCCAATATCCGAGCTTATTATAGATGTTCATCACATTATAATACTCGTACTGCCCTGTTTCGTCCTTGTAATCCTTATCAACCCTACCAATATTATTCTCTACATTTAACTCTGGTAAGAAGTGTAGAGATAGGTCAGTAAGCTCTTTATATTCAATATCTGGATTTGCTACATTACCCAAGAATAGCATATTCTGACAAGTAGTTTGTGCAGCTGCACTATTAACTACATTATAAGCAACGTTAATATCGTTAATACTAACGGATTGTACGGTTTCAAATCCAGTAATACTAATCTTAGCAACGTTGTTATACACAGCAAATTGCTTCATAATCTTGAATGAAGTAGTCATTTCATTTCCATCCACATCAGATGTACTCCTCGTATAATAAACTACTACATTGTTGTAAGATGAATCTATATTAGTTAATAAGAATGAAGCTGACTTATAACTGTTCTCATCTCTAATTCCACCTTGTATAGAGGATGGGTCATTCAAATTACCAATATGGCAAGTTACTATGCCTGACTCAGCTATAAAATCTGTTTCATTCCCATCAGAATCTGATAACTTAAAGTAGAATACATAGTTACCAACCCTTAAATTACCACTGGTGTTTAGTCCCATGAATGTAAGGTTAGCAATATTGTTAGTCTTCTTATAAAGTGATATATCAGACTCAAAGGAATCTATATCATATATATTAGTGTCATTATCTCCTTCCCTATCTACAATCTGATATGTATTCATACCAGTAGATGAGAATCTTGTGTTAATTAGCTTAGGATAGTTACTACCATCATTAAGGATAAGGTTTACTGAACCATCATAAGACTGTTGAGGAACAATGTCAATAGGATGGTTCAGGTCAAAACTGAGTAATTCTGTATCCAGGTTGATTAAACTACCTTTAGGATACACAATTACTCCGTTTTCCCTTATATCTTCATTAGTTCTTAGTACTCTTAGTGGATTGTACTCATAAACTAATGCTCCCTTCTGTTGAAGTTGATTCAATCCTAAGTCTAAGTTCAGTGACTTACCACTTAGTGATTTGAAATTCATATATTTATGTGTAAATAGATTTGTTACTCTTTAGGACATTGATAGCTAAGTCTGGTGCATCACTATCTTTACCTTTCTTCCAGGTTCCAATACGAGTACTTGGTGATTTAACTAGGATTTCGTTATAGTAACCATCAGGTATCTCTCCTGATAACTTCTCATAAGCATATGAGGTAACGAATACATTGTTAAATGACTCAGAGAATGTCCATGTATAGCCTTTCCAATCAACCAAAGTTGTAGCAGACGCAGCTTTAGGTTTGTAAGAGTTAAATGTTAAACTACCATCATTATTAACAGTATATCCAACACTTGAATCGGCTACATAAATCTTACCTCTATCTATACCACTTAAGGAATCAGAAGTAACTGTATAAGCTGAATAAGCATTAGTATAACAGTTAAGAATATCAGCATCCTTAGAGTAGTCCAGGTCATCTCCTATAGATACTACAGTAGACATAGATTGATTCTTGTGGATGCTAAATATAGGAAGATAGTTATTCAATCCTTTAATAGCAGCTACCCATCTACTCATATGTGTTTCTATAGATGTAGTATCACTTCCCAAGAAGAAGTCTACATTTACATTAGTGCCACCATTTGGAACCCCAATGTTGATAGTACATAGTGTATCAGAAGCTATGTGATATACATAGTCAAGATTGTTAGGTCCAACAAAGTTGATTGTTTTACTTCCCTTCTGTAGTATAAGAAGTTGACTTAGTAAACACCTTACCATTTTGTCAACTCTAATAAGGTTATCTGTCCTATTGGAGCCACTGGATGGTGTAGTAGGTGCTGTACGTCTAGAAGCTAAATTAACTGGATGGTGAACTCCATTTACATCTTTCCATGTTGCAAATAGGAAGTTATCTCCACCATCTACCTCATTTTTACTACAGCTCCAGCCGTCTATGGTTCTTCTTGAAGCCTTATACCGCAGTGAAGCACTATCTCCATCTTTACCTCCAAATATACCTACTGTACCATTACCCATGTTAGATAGACTGGTTTGTAATCCAGTATCATCCACGCCTGCACCACTATTTTGACCACTACCTACAGCAGCACCGCTAGCAGTAACAGAGCAGTTGTATTCCATATTCTTATCACTAGCCAGTACGCATCTAAGATTACCATTCTCTTCTCCGAATGAGAATAATTTCTCCTTCTGTGTTAAATCCATGGATTGTTCATAAGCTGGTCTTAATACCTCTTGGCTTATAGTCTTAGAAGCCACACCTCCAGCATTAGAGTAGATGTACCTTGTAGTAGCTAGTTGTCCTACTAACTGATTATTACTCCAAGCAAAAGCTTTTGCAATCTTTGAAGTTGGGTTAGATATACTAGCAGTTAGTGTAGAGTTATTATTAGGTAGAACCTCTGAATGGTCAAAGTCGCATGATGTTACACTTGGTGTAGTTCCAAAATAGTTATTTACTATTTTTTCATCAGGCTTACCTGCATACATCTTCTTATCGTAATCATATCCAGCAGCTGGAGTTACTTTAACTTCATAAGTTCCAGTTTTACCTACCTCGTATTTATAACCAGAAACATCTGTATCTAGTGAAGGTACTTCTGTGATGAATTGAGATATACTTACCCTCGTAATAGGAGAAGGGGATGTAGCTGCACCTGCCTTTAATGTTAAAGATGGAACTCCTGTCTTCTTGACTGATGTATTAACCTCACTTTTAACATCCAATAAGATTCTACTCCTAGCATTACCACTAGGAAGACCAGTGTTGAAATCTGGAACTTCCTCATAGAAATCATTGAAATATCCTCCAGTATAGACTAGTTTATAACCTACGGTCTTCTTAACTCCAGCTACATATCTGTCTATTCTAACTATATAAATCCAATTCTTTTGAATTGTACTATCATCGAATGGTATAATCTCTTCAAAGCTACCATTATAGTATTCTTTAGAGATGGCATATTTATAGTTACCGTTAAGAGTCTCAGCACTTGCAGCATTAGCTGAATCAGTTAGACTTATAAAGGTAAACTCTATTTTTTCAATGTCTGAATCCTCATTTAGGTTGTAGTAATCATATCCCCAACCTATTTTCAGGTATGTATCAGTAACATAGAACCTCCACTCTCCTAACACCTCAGAATTAGTTCTAATAGCATCAAAGTCTATAGTTCCACTCTTAGCCATTCTCTCTAATACTCCATAAGGACAAGCTGGCATAATTTTATACTGAGTCTTACCTGTCTTGCCACTCTTAGTAATAGTTGACTTAACGGCAGATGAATCAGCTTCAATCAATCCAACCTCATCTGGATTATTTTTGGTTGTTCCTTTAAACACTCCTGTAGTTTCTCCAGAGAACTCTACACTGATAACCTTAGTATCATCATTACATGAATACTTTCTAATAAGGTTGAATGTATCAAAGGTCTTCAACTCAACTACTAAGATTAGTGCTCCAGATGATTTAGCACTAAATACTTGGACTAATTCTTTTGATTTGATAACATCCAGCATTGGAGTATTACTATTCTCATAAATCCACAGTCCATTGCTATATATCTTCAAGTTCTTCTCATCTATATAATCAATACTACCACTACTATTTATAACACCCAATCTTAGTTTAATTGCACCTCTATTGATTGCCTCTTTAATAGTTGCATCTATAGAATTAGTAACTATCACAAATCGGTCTCCAGGATGAAATATCTTTACTTCATCTGAATTATTAACTTGAAATAATTTCTGCTTGTAGTATTCTAATTCTATATAGGGCACTGAACCCTTCATTGTGATAAACTCATTGAAGTTAAACCTAATAGGAGTGACATTTAGGTCTTCTCCCTCATACAACTGTTGAGGAGATGGGAATGAACCTATCTGACTCTTACCAGTGATTGGATTATGAGCTGCAACATATATAATACCTCCATGTTCCTTCATTCCTACAGGTACATATCCTTTATCAAGATAGGCTGTGTGAACTTCACCATTTCCCATATCATTCTGTAATACAAACTCATTACCATTGTATGTTATTATAGTACCATTTAAGCAGTTTGTTAATACATTACTGGGAGTAGTTAATGGATGTAAGTCCATTATTAAACCCTCACCAAAGGTATTAATTGCTTCTTTTCTCATATTTTATAAGTTCATAGTTGTTACTACTAATAAGTATGTCCTTGAACGTACTTGGATTATCTCTTACTAATGCAATCTCTAAATCATTGCATTTCATTGTATCTTTAAAGAATGTATACCCCATATCTGTAATGTATCTATATCTTATAATGTATTTAGACCAACTGTAAAATACTTTAGCCTCATCAAATACCTTCATTCCGAATTTATTATGGAATATAAAATTCTTCTTCTTTCTTCCTCTTCCAGTGGTTGACTTAACTACAGTTTCATACTCATCGTCAGTCAATCCTATATAATAGTATCCATCCCACTCTTTAACTTTCTTAGAGTATAATACTCTTAGTTTCCTCCTTAACATTCTCCTATAATAGTTATAGTGTTTAATAGAATCACGTGTAAGTTGTCCGCAGTAGAACCAGTATCTAAACTTAGTACTACTAATAAGAGTATCACATCCTCTAAGATTATAGTAATATAGCATCCTCCATCCATATTCAACGGCTCGTTTAATATCTTCTGGAGGTACGGTAGGAAATTGGGCTATTAGGTCTGGTAAATAATCATTGACACTTTTAAGCATTAATAGTATTGTTTACCTTGATTTGTGTGTTCTAATATCCTATCTCTATGCTCTGGGTCAAGATATATTAGTTTTTCTCTCATAACCCCTTTAGATTGGAAGTGAAATACCATTTGGTATGCACAGAAATTAGATGCCAGAAAGTCCACCTTAGCCCACTTTCCATTTCTCCTTGCTTTAGAGAACTCCTCTCTCTCGAATCTCTTCATCTTCAATTCAGCTCTCCTAGACCGAGTCGGAAGGATAAATGTAGTATTATTTTCGATTACATCTTCTAAAACCATATTCAAGGCACTTTTAAATATCTTCTTAGCAATAACTTCTTTGTGCCTATTACCTATTAATTCCTCACATGCCTTTGATGTCATCTTCATCTTCTTAGTGGGAAAGGAGATGAATAATTCATCTATATTCATGGCATATCCTGTAGCGTAATTCATTATTTTACAAATTTCCAAGTCTTATTAAATATCTTCCTATTCCAGCTTGTCTTAGCATCCAAGATTTCATTCATATCATTCTGGTTGATATACATAGGAACTCTGGCAGCATCACATAACTTATACCATCTTTGTTCAAGGAGTTGTGCCTCTTGTAACATACCTTGATTATGTTTACTCCAGCCCTCTTTGAACCTATCAGTATAAGCACAATAACAAGCTATTGCATCCTTTTCTTTCTCATTGATAAAAGGTAATCCATCATCATCTAATAGTATTCCTTTATATAATATGTTAACAGAGCCATAATCCTTATCAAAATAAAGAGTATCATTGACTCTCTCATACTTGGCTAGTTTACCACTAATGTAGAATGGGTTGTTATAAACCTTGCGCCCTTCAATGTAATTCTCAATAAACTGTGATTGATAATCTCCATTGACTGTATCATTGGTAGTATATCTCCAATCCTCAAAGTCATATGTTACAGCTTCAATAAAATCACAATTACATGGTAATGTAACGGTTAGGGTTTCGCAGTCTATCTTACATCTATATCTATATAGTTTAGTTTGTCTATTACCTATTTTATTCCAGGCAATCAGACCTATTTCTTCGAACTCTTCTGGTGCTAATTCTATACCATATAATAGGTTAGCTTGAGCATATGCTGATTGAAAGTTTTCCATTATTTAGGAGTTTGGTCATTAGGTAATATTGGAGCAGCTAACTGTCTATAATAACGTAGCTTCTTCTCTGTCAATCTCTTCTTTATTTCAGCGTCGATGAAAGTCATATTATTAATGTCTAATGCAGAGCAACATCCATAAGTTTGTAGCTGACGAGGGTCTTTAAATATACCTACTACAGATACTTGCTTAATAACTGGAAGATTGAATATCCAACAATCATACATATTATTAGCATTGGGAGTTACGTCTATATATACATAAGGTTTGTTCTTAGCTCTCTTTCTATATTTATGATACTGCATTACAGTAGGACTTATGTACCATATAAATGGCTGTCCTTTATCTACAGAGCCTATATATTCAATACCACCTCCGAACTCAGTTATGAGTTGTGGTATTTCAAAATGGAATGTAGGAGTACCATCTGCCTTATTTCCACACGTACAGTTCTCTATATCCTTACAGTCTACGTTAATGCAGTTTATAGACATTAATAAGTCCCTCTTAGGGATAAGTCCCTTCATGGAATACTCCTTAATGATTTGGAGTCTTTCATCTACAATATCATCTTCTAATTGTTCTATTGATAAAGTATTGGAAGTGGTATAACCTCTAAGTCCAGATACTATATCATTATAGATTGCAGATGCTAATTTAAAATAATATCCCATAAGTACAAAATAAAAAAGGCGACGACTTAAATGGTCATCGCCTTAGTATTAGTAGGTTTATTAAGCTACGTCTTCGTTATTTGCACCTGGTTTCTTGATTTCATGGATAGTACCAAGAACCTTTAGAGCAGTTTCAAACTCAGTTGCTAGTGAATCTAACACATAGAATACATGAGTAGTCTTAGATGTAACTTGCTGACCAACAGCAGCTCCACCAAACAGACCTCTATCTACCTTGTACTCGATGATGTACTGGTTGTACTTAGCACCTGGTACAGGAAGCTCTTCTTGGTTAACAGCTTCGAACTTTCTAGCCTCGATAGTAGGTAGTCTAAGGTCTTTTAGGATATGAGTATAAGTACCGAATCCTTCAACACTCTTAGTGATTGTTCCTTCAGTAACATCCTCAAATACTTCATTAGTAAGTGGGTTGTTAGCAGCTGTGTTAAGTTTTTGAATCTTAGCCTCAGTGAATAGTTGATATTCGTCTACTCCGTGAATTGTTAGCTTGTCCTTAGCTACCTCAGTCTTGATATATTTGTCACCATAGAAGGCTTGAATCTTATCAATAACTCTCTTGATTTCTTCTGCAACAGATGTTGCAGAAGTAGAGTCGGAAGCAATCTTGAACTCGTAAACGAAAGGTTTACCTTTGAATACGAAGTCATTAGAGTAGTATGAGTTTTGACTTCCAGATAATCTGATGTATAACTTCAACCTATAGATACCTGCGCCTGGATTAGTAATAATGAACTCTGCCTTACCAATAACTGGGTCAGAAGCAGCTCTCTTGTACATTGCGCTTACATTGCTCTTTAGGTACTTGTTAACACGTCTAACTTCAACGTAGTCAAGACCTTTAACAATCTTATCTAAACCAGTGGTTACATCTTTCAGTGAGTTTAATACAATAGTGTTAGTGTACTGAAACATAAATTAATTAATTTTTTGATTGTGACTGTTGCTGAACTGGATTTGCAATAGTCTGATTAACTGCTAAATTAGTTTGAAGCCTTGGGTCACCTGCGTTCTCCAATAATAGCTTTGCCAGTTCATTTATAATCTCTTGACACACATAATCTGGAAACTCCATGACTTGTGATGTATCTTCAACCATTTCTATCTGGTCTTGTGTAAGTCTAATTTTTTGAGGAGTCTTAATGTAATCAACGAATATATCAGTTAATTGAAATACAGAAGAATCCTTGCCATACCTAATTTCAAGTCTAACTTGAGATGGATTTCCATACCTATTAACTCCTGGCTGTTCTACTAAATCGACTGATTTACCTCCAATAGTAATCTTTGTTGGAAGTGAGCCATCTGTACCAGTAGTTTGTTGAATAGTTGTGTTTGCTGATATACTTCCCTCACCAGCAGTAAGTCTAACTGGATTAGTAGGCATCGTTGTAGCACTATTTACGTTGTGTATGAAGTAATAAGGATTTCTATAAGAGGGTTGCATATAGAAGTTCCTTATTATCTGCGACCATAAATCTGAGGTTAATCTCTTAGCACCTATTTGTACATAAGTACCAGCATCATAACACTCATAAGTCTTTACTACTTTGAAATTGCATACACAATTCAAAATATGTAAATAGTCTAGTGGTAGATTTACTTCATAAACAGCACCATACAATGAGTTAGTTTGGGAACTAACAGCAGCGTATGTGTTTGTAGCCAGAGTAGGCTGGAGGATGGCAGTAGATTTTAAAACTCTAATGTCATCAGTTGATTGTTGATTTACATCATAAATGTTATACTTCTTATTAATGTATTGGTATATAGCCTTATTTAATAAGTAGTTAAAGTCCTCAAGTAAAATACTAGGAGCAGCAGTTTTATTCATTTCAACTAGTGCTCCACGGTACACTTGTTTTGCTGTCATTTAGGTAATGTTATTTCTTTGATGTACCTTCTTCTAAGTACATATCAGGATAAGTATCTCTCTTGATAAGTTCAAGCACCTTACTGTTAGTAGGGTTCTTCATCCATGTGATAACTGCATCATCAGTTGCACCTAGTACAATGCTATCACCATATAGATAAACCTTGTTCTTAACATATATGACGTTTTTGTCTTTAGCGTCAATAAACATCAATCTCAGATTAATATCACCACCTGTGTACAGGTCAATAATCTTCTCTGGAGATTTATGTGAAATTTCAAGTAAGTAGTCTGTAATGTCTGCGTCTGGTGCATTACGCATATTCTTACCAAGTAATCTAGCTTTAAGTGCTCTACCTTCTGCACCTTTAGGGTCTCCATATATGTAAGAGTCAGCATCATGGATAAGTTTCTTCTTAGAAATCCTCTTAGCAGTATCATATCCAGGTCTTTCTACATATAGTTCAGCAGTGCCGTAACGTGCACGAGCCTTACCTTCAGCTATTTCTCCGTCAATTAGTAGATTACCTTTAGAATCCCTTGCATCTCTAGATAGAGCAATGAGAGGGCAATGTTGGATTGAGTGCCACTCAGCAGCTTGCCATTCATCGTTAAGGTTAAATGTAGTTCCATCTTCAATAATGAAGACCTTATTCTCAGGGATTAGGGGTTTGCCTTCATTTCTATCCTTATCAGAGATAATCATATCACCCTTGCTATCAACTGGTCTAACACAATCAGGGAATCTACCAGTTTTTGGGTCTCTTACAGGATTCATAAAGTATTTCTGTCCGACTTTACCGAACACACTTCTCAAAATAATTATATCGTCTAAAACATCAGCCATATTAATTCTTATTTTTGTTGTATATCATACACTATCTTTATAATGAGTATGAGAGGGACTACATTAGCCCCTCCCAACACATCTTGATTTTTATATTATTTATTAGGCTTCTTTCATAATGAAGCTTCTGTATGGAGAGAATACTCCAACACCAGAATAACCCCAGTTGATAACCTTAGATGCAGCTGTAGTACTTGAAACAATACCAGAGCTTAGACCATCTAGACCACCCACACCTGGGTACTTATTAGTAATGAAGTCACCACCCTTTAATGTGAACATTTGGATAGCTGGTTCACCACTAGTCTTATCAGCAGTAAGGTCAAGCATTAGACCAAAGCCTTTCTCAGAACCCCATTCACGAGAGAATGTTCTATCAACCTTGAATGAAATAGTGTTACCACCGATTTCATAGCTATTGAATGTAGCACCAACGTCTACATATCCATTAGCCTTCTTAGACCATAGATAAGTTCCACAAGTTTTGAATCTAGCAAGCCACTCTGATAGACAGCTCTGAATGTCATTCCACATCTTTTCGTTGCAGATAAATACGTACTTGTTACCTGTTGGGTTCTCACTCTTTTCATTCATCATAGCCATAGCAGTAGTGAATGCTTCTGGAGTAAGTTTGTTATATACGTACTTAGATGCAAATCTCTCGATTTGTGGGATGATACCGTCACCAATATAGATTGGACGACCAGTGTCAGGGTCAGAGATTGTTGGTTTACCGTTCTTATCTACGTTAGTCTTATTAAATAATAGACCTTGATTACGAACTTCCAAGAAGTTTCTTAATAGATTCTTCTCAAGAGTATCCATCTTATACATTGTCTCTTTTACAGCACCATTGCCTTCACCCTTACCAATGCTGATGAATGTTTGCTCAAGTGGCTTGAATAGAGAAGTATAGCTATCATCAACACGGTGTGTAGTGATGTAACCTCTGTGTCTTTCAATGTTAGATTGATACTTAACATATCCCTCTTCATGTGCTTCAGGCATAGCGTTAGATTGGAAACGAGTAGTGTCACCAATTTGACATCCGTCTAAGTCTAGGATTGAAGAATAGTCGTTATCAATTAGTCTTACCTCAACTGTCCAATAGTTATCTGCAACTCTTGTAGGTCTAGAGATAACTTGGCATTGCTGCATAGTCTTGTCAATCTTGAAAATGTCATACTTCTGGTAATAGTTCTCTTTGAACGCCATTACGATGGTTGTACCACCGTCACCATTAGTTGCTGGAACATCTGCGAACTCAACTCTCTTAATGTAGTTAGTTTCAACTTCCCACTCGAAGTACATACTATCAATGCTTCTGTACTTGCTATTTGATTTAGAATCCATGTAGAAGATATTTCTTAGAGATTCTGTTAAGTAAGAAGCAGTTAAGTTAGGGTAGAGTCTTGAAACTATACCAAGTCTAGTTGGTTTTGTGCCTAAGAACTTATAGAAATCTTCATAAGTTCTAGTTTCGCTCATTGTAGGGCGATTGGTTACGAAATTTGCTACTATCATACTTTATAATTTAAATTTTAATCTAAATCATCGATTGTTAATACTTTTTTAGCAGGAGCAGCTTTACCACCTGCTGGTTTCTTGACTACTGTCTTAGCTGCATTAGGGGCTTTACCACCCTTAGCATCTTCAAATCCCTTATTATAATTGTATTTGGATGCTTCTGTAATCTTCTGTTTGTAATAATCAGTAATTTGACTAAATGCCTCTTGTCCCTTCAGTGCATACCAAACCATTCCCACTAAGGTTTTAGGGTCATTCAACGCTTTAGCGATGTGTCTCACTCCTGTAACATCTGAATCTAAGATAAAGCTAGCAATTTCATTCATATCGTCCTCAGACAAGGTTAGTGAGGACTCACCCAAATCAATGGTATCATTCTCTTGAATTGTAGCTACAATAGTATCTTCGAACTCTTGAGCAGCTTTTTCAGCAGCTAATCTTTGTTCTTCTTCCTCTTGTTGAGCTAGCAACTCTTCTTTCTTCTTATATTCGTTGCGGATACCTTGAACCTTTTTCTGATATAGAGTCTCATTCTGCTTAGCCAATTCTAACTCAGCAGCAGCATCTTCATCAATAAGTTCTGGGATTTTAGCTTTTAAATCTATAAGATACAGTTCATCATCTGGAATAGAATCAACCTCATACACAGGAGTGTCTTCTTGGTTATTAGCTAAGTAGTCTTGAATGGCTTGCTGAGCAATATATTTCTTATATTCCTCTACGTTTAGATTATTCTCTCTAAGCTCATTAATAAGAGAAATCTCATCTTCTCCTAACCCATAATCGTCATTTGACTCATCATAGTTTAGGATTTGTAATTGTTCCTCTCTTGAAAGCTCATCAAAACTCTTTTCCTCAATCTCTCCTGCCTCGTTCTCAAACTTGATTGCTTTAGGATTGATTCCTTTATCTTTTAGTAGACTAGAGATGAGGTCATCATCCTCTGGCTCGTCTGAAGGTTCACCATTATCAGGCTCTGGGTCTTGAGGTACAGAACCATCAAGCCAGGGCTTTTCATAGGTCTCTTCATCGAACTCTTCTTGAGGGGTTACGTCTTCGTCTAATCCTACATCGTCAATGTCTAAATCCTCTAATTTCATACTCATATTATTCCCTTTTAAAGTTATTTGCAAAATTAAGGAATTTTTAGGGTGTCCCAAAATGAAAGATTGAAATTCCTTAATATTTAAGGACACCCTTAGTTATTATCCCTGTATTGCCTTGATGTAATCCAATATACCCTCTACGTGTAGGCGAGCTATAGTTGCTCTACCTTCATCTGATAGTAGATATTCTACGTCCTCTTTACTATCTTGAAACAGATTCTCAGTTAAAACTGCTGGGCACTTAGTCTCCCTGCATATAGCTAAATTCTGTTTCCAATATACTTGTGTTTGTGAATATTTCCTTAGTGCTAAACCCTCTTTACGTGCTGCTTCGAACAAGCACTCTGCCAGTTTCTTACTCTTACTTGAGCTATTGTTGGAGACAAATACACTCCAACCTTTAGCATTCATCCAATCTGCCCCGCTACCAGCAGCATTACAGTGAATCGACACCAATACAGTATTAGCTTTTCCATGTTTATCACAGTATTGGTTTACTATTCGGCATCTCTGCATCAGTGGTACATCAGTATCATCTGTAACTACCAATTCTACATCGAAACCTTTATCCATTAATTGTTTCTTTACTTCGTTAGCAATCTCTCTACAGTATTTATACTCTCTAAGCCTTCCATCTGGACTCCTTTTTCCAGGTGTAGACTCTCCATGACCTGCATCCAATAGAATTATCATAGTTTACTAAATTTTAGACAAGTGTCTAGTGTTCCTAAATCAATCTTACTCTCTTTATCTAATTCTGAGATTCTGTCCTTGATTATTCTTAGTTGCTCAAAATTAATATCAAACTCCCTTGATTCTTCCTTACTAGCATCCCAGTATATTTTACCATTATCCTCCCTATAGTTCAGCTTAGCTCTTTCTTCATCGCTAAATTTGAGGATTTTAAGAAGCTCCATTATCTCTACTAAATCAGTCATTTTACCTGTATTTGGTAATAAAGCAATAACTGTTAACCTGTCTCTGACACTTAAATTTAATTTCATATGTTAACCCCTTTCTACATGAACAATTAATCCATTAACTACAGTAAATCTATAATCATCTAAGTCTAAATCTCTACTAAACGTAACTCCAGCGTACCTTCTTCCTTCTACTGGTCTACCATCTCCACTTATAACTACACCATCTATATCTTGCATACCAGCAGCAGATACGAATGATTTACCAGAAGAACTTTGAGAGCAGGTAGTACTTATATGAGTTCCAAGGTAAACAGACTGATTGCAATATACATTTCCATCAAACCAGGCAGCATATCTATAGCCACTATTAGGATAGTTTACAGCCTCTCCCAAATCCCTACTATGACTGCTGCAGAAAAGTCCAGCTACACTCCAACCTTGTATCTTTACTCCATAATATAGACTAGAAGTAGCAAAGTTATTATGTATATCTACTAACCCAGCCATATCATATAATGAGAAGTTTTGACCAATTCTAACGTAATTTGTGTACGTATATCCATTGTATGAACTACGTCTATCATAATTGAGGTTATCATTAGCAATTTCAAATCCACCTATATATCCAGAGTATGCCTTAATATCCCAACACTGGATATTATGAGCTTGCACGTCCCTCATAGATACATCCCTGAACTCACAATCGTTTGCCCAGATGTTACCTTGTTTACTTATGTAAGCATTTATAAGCTTTCCATCTTGTGTTACATATCTACCATTAGCATCAGTCCACATTTCCAAATAACTATTGTATGTATATGGGCTTGTGCCGATACTATCTCCATGTATCCTTAGTCCATTTGATTGAATCCACCCGTTCACATCAAGTAATGCTTCTTGAAACTGTCCATTATCATTAAATAATCCACTCAGTTTCATAGCTGGGTTGCCTGCAATACTAAACACAAACTGGTCTGCATTCATATAGATTTCAGTCTTATTTCTATATGTAGGATTACCATTCTCATCCAAGATAGGTTCCCCCTCTAGATTTAGAGCTGGAACTTGGTCAATGGTTCCGTCTTCGTTTACAACATCTCTAATTTCTAAACCAGCATTTCTAAACTTAAGTAACACACTTTCCTCTGAGAAATCAATAACTGAAGTACCATTATTAAGGTAGAACTCTCCAGTTAAGAATACATTCTCACCATACAGACCATATCCGTAAGGTTGCTTAGTTCCAAAGATTTCGTTACGTATTCCAGATAAGTTACCAAGTCTTACTCTAGTAATCTTAGTGTATGTACACTTATACTCTTTATCCCTAAGTACTATTGCAGAATCTATAGTAGGAACTTCGGTTAAGAAGTAGCCATATTCAGCTGGATTATTAAGAATATCCTGTGTAATTTGGGTGTTTTCTCCATCATTTATAAGTACTGTATCCTTACCCTTAGTCTGTAAGAAGATTAATGGGTGCTTCTTATCAATATCGCCTCCGAAATTATCGGGATTTACACTACCTGGATTCACTGTTTGATAATAGAAATCACTGGCACTTTCTCTAACATATATATCACCCTTCTTCTTAATATTGGCTTTCTTAGTAGCCCATGTAGGTGTAATGTATAACGCAGAATAGTCAGGTCTATTAAGTCCCGACAATACATCTATATAAGGACCACAATCATCAGTAGAGGTAATATAAACAGCATTCTGCCTTTCAATATTATAGATATTACCCATCTGAACCATATCATCATCCTTAGCTATATCATCGAGTCTATCCTCTTTTGCAGTAGCATTACCATCGGCTGTACCATTATCAGTTGTTCTTGCAGGTTCATACTCATTAGTATTCGAGTTGTACAATGTTTCAGTCTTATTATACTGAGTGTCATTGTAACTCTGCTCAAAGTCAGTAAGCTTACCTTCATCATCATAGTGATACTCTGTATAAACATCAAATACTGATAAAGCCTTCTGCATTATATAAGTATAAGAATCCACCTGAGAGGTAACTATAGCATCGTAGTATTTAATGTTTCCATTATTATACTTCTGACATCTAATTATATCTCCTGGCTTAAAATAAGGATAGTCTTCATTTTTACATTCTACTACCCATATATTAGATACTGAGGGTAGCTTAGAACTTGACCCCTCAAGTCCAAAGTACTTATAATAGGGATAGACACAGTATAAGTTAGAACCATCACTAGATGTCTTTCCATCCTTTTTATAGTTCACCTCTCTACTCTTAGGAACCATAAAAAACTTAGTTCTTTTATTAAAGGTGTCTATGTTTGCCCACTTTTTAGGAACTGTTCCTGCAAGAGGTCCTTCCCCCTCTGTATCCCATTCAGTTACTTCTCTTGACTTAGTAATAAATATTACTTTGATGTTACCTTTATAAGTATTAAATTCCTTCTCAGTTATTCCAGAGCCTGGATTGCTAGCACTGTATTCTTCCCATGACTTGTCTAAAACATTCAAATCATATAAGCTACTCGTGCCTTTAAATAGAGGACTGTTTATTACTACGGTAATGTCTTTTATATAGATTATAAAGTTATAGTCCACGAAAGATTTAGCAGTATAACTACCACTAGCATTAGCTAATTCCGTAGTAAAGGTTTCAGTTACAGTATAATTACTCTTTAAATCGTTAAATAAAAAATAATTATTAGATGGCATTAATTTCTCAAGATTACTTTTGGCATCCTCAGTTCCCCATGTACCAATCCCAGATAAATCGTTCTGAGTTATAATTTTAGGCTGATATGCAGCTGTACACTTACTTGAGTTGCTAACCCAAAGGCTACCATTGGTTGCACTAATCTTATTAATAACCATCTCATACACTCTCATAGCCTTACGAACTACAAGATAATCCACAGTTAATGTATTAGTATCAGCGTCTAATCTCCATCCATAACCACCAAATCCTGATGCAAATTCTGGAGAAGTAAGACTTCCGCTTGTTACTAAATCACCATACATACGAACATTCTGGTTAAATGTCCAGTTATTCTCTGATACACCTTTACCCTTAAATGTCCAATTACCTGTGATGTATTCATCTACTCTTTTCTTAGCCAAATCGTCGGCGGCATAGCCACCTATAAACTCAGCATTAAGGTTGTTAACTAACTTAGAAGAAGCCACTATTAAAGGAGGTCCAACAGTGTTAATTTCCAACTGACCTGTCATCGTGTCTCCCTTACGTCTTACATACCCATCGCCAGCACCTTCTGCCGCCTCAATTAGGGCTATATATCTCTCGTCATAAGAAATATATAGTGTAGTAGTAAGTGTATTGTAAACGAAGAATCCATCACCAGGATACTCCATTTGCTCCATCTCAAGTAAGCTCCCAACTATGATAGTTTGACTCTTAATTTCTGACTCAGTAACCTTGTCAAGTAATGCTAACACATCACTAAGAACCCTTGAACTATTACCAGTTTTGATATAAACCTTTCCAAGAGTTTCAAGTACTAAATCAGTGTACTTATTGCCAACTATTACTTTGTCACCTCCTAAGAATGACTCTGTTCTAATGTTGTCCATTGTTCGCTTTCAACGTTTTAAATATTCTCTCGAACTCATCAATGTCAGCCTCTCCAAACTTGATTGGTTTCCCAAATAGCTTAACGACATAACCATTTTTAGCACGAGTTTTCATAACGTCACGTAGCGCATTTCCAAATAAATCTATATTTAAATTACCACCCTTATCAAGGAATGGTTCCAAATACATTCCATACTTGTCCTCCATATTATTAACTACGTAAGTTATGAGAGCATCAGTGCCTATTGTGTTTATACCAAATAAGTTACTTACCAAGTTTTTAGTGAATGTGTTTGCTGCTTGAAATATCAATTCTTTATCACTCATTATTTAGCTGTTTTATTCATCATGAGTTCATCAAATCTCTTTTTCATCTCTGGGTCACTCTCCATTAGTTCTAATAATGTATTGACCTTCTCTTCTTTAGCCTTTATCTGTGATTGTATATACTCTTTACTTTTTCTAATAGTAGCCAATAAATTCTCAGCAGCTACTTTACCGTCTGGAGAATTTACGTATTCTGCACTAAACTTAGTACCTAAGAAAGACATAAATCCTGCTTCATAGGTTTGTTTAGCCATCTGATATTCCTGAGTTTTAGCCAATACATTTTGCTCATCAACAGACAATGACCCAACCTCCCTGTTTATTTCATCAAGGATAGGTTGAGTCTTTTGTTGTGCCTGCTGAGCTTGTTGCATCACTTGTAGTTGCTGCATATATTGGTTGTGTTTGTGTGTGTTTTTAATCCCAATCTCTAAAGCGCGCTTTCTTAATTTTCATAGTGCAAAGTTAATGATTCTTAAAGGTCATACCAAAGAAATATTGTTAACTACAAAATAATTGTATTAAAATATTTAAAAATCATTCCTATGGTATGATTAGCCTATATAATCTGTTATAGCCATTCAGAAGGCACTAATCTAGACTCTAATTGGTCAGCGTTGGTAATGTTACTCTTCTTAACCCCAGTTAAGTAACCCGATACAACATTTAATATTGGGTATGTAGCAGCGTTAAATGTTGGAACTGCACCTTGTAGAGCAGTACAATAATAAAACATACTACTGATGTCATTAATATTGTAACAAGTCTTCAGTAAGTCCTCAGTTATCAAAAGTAGTCCATAATCACTATCATCATCACTACTAGAAGTTGTAACAGAGAACAATCCAGAAGCATTAACTATTCTGGTATTATTTTTAAATAGGCTAGTAAAATCAAATTGAGGATATATCTCTTGAGTTCCACTAGCGTTATACGCCCTTTTATCAAACTTGCAATTAGCCCAAACTTCAGAGATAATCTTTAAGTTAGGATTATTAGCAAACAGGTCACTATTTACATCCACACCAACTTCAAATACTGTTTGTGAGAACATTCCAGTAATGTCTTCCAGTTTTGCGTTATACTTAAATAGGTCAGGTGGATATTTAATACCTCTTGTAAACGTATCACCTTGTAGATTAACAAAAGCGCAGAACCTTGTAGTCCTAAATACTCCAAGCATTTTAGGAGTATCAACAAGTGATTCAAATAGTTTACATGGTATTCTACCTATCATTCCATCCCACTTTCCAGTCCTTTCAATAGTCCAATCACCTGAATCAGGCATAAACACCCTGATTTGTTCTGGATAATTAAAATCCACCATAGAATCTTCAAGGGTACAATCAGCATGACAGTATCTGAAATAATCTGTTGGAATCATATAATTCTGATATCCCACTTCAGCACGACCAGTTCCAGCTTGGCTAATAGCTGTTTTCTGCTGTGTGTCATACTTAAAGTACTTTTCAGTAAGTCTGGCTTTAACTTCTTCCAAGCCACTTTCTGTACTTGAAGCTCCTTCCCATCCATAACCATCAAGATACCAAACATCAAATGCTTGCTCCCCTGGATTGTAGTCCTCACTACTAGAATCTTCGTTCCTATCGTAGTTATATGACTTCTTCATATTACTTACATCTAACTTATAGGTAACTCTGTTTCCAGCATTCTTAACAATATGGTCTTCCCATGTTGTCCATGTACTATTAAGAATTAACTCAGAGCCTATATCCATAGTTCTCGTTTCATCGTATCCAAGACACCAGCATCCCTTAAACACACCTTCCATATCAGTAATTGTACGGTTTATGGATTTAGTACCATCCCCGTTGTCTTTGCTCATAAAGAAAAGGCGATATGGAATATATCCAAATACTCCACTGTTCTCGAATGCAAATGAGACGTTCTGTAGTAGACAGTTCTTAAACCCCTCTCCTACTAGTTTAAGCTTAAGGTTATGACAACCACTAAACAAGCTCTTTATACTAGTAAGACTTACGCAGTCATCAAACATTCCTGCTGGAGGGAATTGATATATTTTACCATCATTATCTAAGTCAATTCCACTAAAGAATCCTTCGATACTATTCAATATTCTACAATTCCTAAATATATTAGAAGGGATACTTTGTGCTCCAGACTCCTCAGTACATTTCAATCCATTGAGGATACCAATAGCCTGCCTTAGTGTTCCACTGATTCCCTGGAACATATCCGCCATTTCTGACAGGTTTACAGTTGCCTCTCCTCCGCTATATTGGAAAGGATATTGTATAGAACTAAATGTTGGTATGTACCAAGTAGTACTTCCATCATTAATAGTTTGACTTATTCCTCCAAACACATTAGGTCCAATTTTTCCTACTAACCTTATACCAGTATATAGAGAGTCAGTTAGTATTAGAGTCTGAGAAACCTTGTTAATAGAATGGAACAGATATGTGTTACCACTAGAATCAGTATCAATGGTCATTCTCACATTTTGACATCCTGTAAACACACCCTTTGGATATGTACTTGCTAAGTTTCGTAGATTAGTAAAGAACGTCTTAGAACTTAATAATCCATCAGATGGTACTGTTGCTCTTGTATTAGCACAACTTCTCAACTGTTGGCAATTTCTAAACATATAATCTACCTTTACTATAGGACTATATACTCCGTTAGCTGGAGCAAAAATGTTATTATCAATCCACTCTAAGCTGGTACTATCAAATGCAGCTTCTGCATCCGTAAGTTTAGGTAAGAAATCTAATATTCCCCAAGTAGAGTCCTTAGATGGACTGTAATCAGAGGTTCTAGAGAAGAATGGACCAGTTAGGTTAGTTCCACTAAATGCTTCTTTAATACTATTGATATTAGTACATACTCTAAACATATCATACCACACATCTCCAGTAATGTTAGAACAATCCTTGAACATTCCTTCTATAGAGGTTATATTATCGGTTAATCTAACCATTAGGTACTTGAAGTCATTGTAAGACAATTTGACACAGTTTTCAAATAAGAAGTAAGTATCAGCTAACTTGCTTCCAAAGGAAACGTTAGTAGCTCCGTCCTCGTCCAAGAATACATCCGTTCCATATCTAGTATATATTTCATCAGTATTTAAGAAGAATGAACCACAACCTCTAAACACCTCTGCACCTTCTATAGATATATGTCCCTTAACTCTTTGAAGAGAAACACAATCCCTGAATGCGGCTCTAGGAATTTCAATAGGATTATCCTTGTCATTCTTGCATCTTACTTCTACAAGCTGCTTGCAACTTGTTGCTGTAATGCTCTCCAAGTCTGGGAAAGCAGTTAAGTCCAAATAATCGAATGTCTGGTCATTGAACTTAAGAGTAGTTAGAGTTGTATTAGATATATTTAAACTCTTTAAGCTGTAGAAGTTTGGTTGACCATTAACATATAGTGATGCTAATATTATATCCTCTGTCTTAGTATTACTTAGATTTAAAGACTCTAAATTCCAAGCACCTGTTAACTCAAGTTTTAGAGAAGGGTTATTCTGACCAGGAATACTAAATTCTTTCATACCTGGGCAGTTATCTATTGTTACTTGAACTAGTGGGCTAACAGAATTATTAACTGATGAGTAAGGAATCTGAATAGTTTCCATACTTTCACAGTTTCTAATAATTACTGTTTTTACATTTGGTGGGATGTTCAAAGTCTTTAATGCACCACAGTTATTTATTTCTATAGATGTTAACTTCAAACAATCATCAATCAGCAATGATTCTAGGAATGATTGATTCTCTAGTTTAAGACTAGTAATATCAGTTCCAGACATATTTAGAATCTTTAATACAGCTGATGTAGGGAATGTAATCTTAGTAATAGAAGAATAAGAAACATCCAACTCCTGAATCTTACGACAACCACTTAAGTCTAATGTATATGCAGAAGCGGTAGAACCAATCAGTTTAACCTTACTTAGATTTAACTTCTTTGTATTCTTTAGACCAATATCATTAGCCTCATTATACACACCTCCTTGGAAGAAGTAAGCAGCATCCACATTAGTCAAACCACTTAAATCCAGCTCTTGTAACATAGGTAGGTTAATATTATCCAAACCTGTCCAAGGGTAGCTCTTGAATTTAGTAAAGTCCGTTATATACTTGTTAGCATACATATACACCACTGTTTCACCAGTAGGCATAGGTAAGATAACTGAAGTAGGAGTTTCACTAATCCAGAAAGCACCAGTAGTTTTATCATGTGAATAATGATATAATATCTGGCTACTTGCTGTAATATCTGTGCTGAACCTAACCTCAGTAGCTGAACCAGTAGCTTTATTAGAAGCCCACAGACCAGTGATAGGAGATTCAATAGTAGTTGGCAGCAAGTTAGTATTATCCTTATAACCATACACACCATCTAAGAACATTATTCTCTTTCTAAACCAATCCTTAACGTGCATTACACGATTACCATGTAAGAACTTTAATTGGCTAAAGTCAGTACTATCCTCATACTTACCTGTATTTGGGTCATATGTCTTAGATATAGCAAGATATTTAATCTTGTAATCATAATTAAACATAATAGAACCTGTTTTTTCAGTATATGACTGATAGTAGTCCTTGATGAACTTATCAGGGTCTGGGAATAGGTTAGTTCTTAGATTCACATATAATGATTCCAAGCTGGTTCTGTTCTCAGTACTACCACTATCTATACCAGCTAAGTTCTCTAATACTTCCCAAATTCTATTCCACCAAGACGCAAAGAATTGTTTATAACTATCAGTAGATACATAATTCTTCTCCTGTGTATATTGAGTAATACCAGTATCCTGTGAAGAGATATTATACCATCTATGTAGATGTGCCCAATATTCTACAATATCTTGTCCAGCATTGTTCAAACCAAATGCCGTATCCATATCATAGAAGCAACAATACCATACATCAGTACCCCAACTACGAATAGTTAAGTTCTTACACATAGAGTCCACACAACCAAATAGTAATGCAATCATAAAATAAGCACAAGCATTATCCCAGTTTAGATGCTGGTCACAAGCACTAAAGTTATAATAAGCATTCTTATCCAAATCATAGAACTCTCCAGGAATGGGTTTAGTTGGAGTTTGTCCAGCATCATCCATTGTATATTTCTGGATACGAGTAAGAGCCATATTAGCCATCTGAGTATAGAACTTCTGTACTTGATTATAACCAATTGATTCATCCCTAGATGTGTACATTACATCACCCATGAATTGTACAATCTTCATATCGTCTTGTTGGAATGCACCTTGTGCAGAAGAGTTCTGGTTAATTTCAACAGAATATACACCATTACTAACTCCAGTATTCCATCTGTCAATATTCTCTGTATAATCAGTTACCAATGTTGGTCCGTCTTGATTTATCTTAGTGTAGTCAGTAAGTAACTTCAATCCAAGATTAAAGAAGGCATACCTACCTAAGTTAAAGTTATAGATACCACAGAATTTAGGCTGCTTAATAGTTCCATCAGCATCAGGTGCATATCTAATAAACAGAAGAACTGGGAAACCTTCAGAGGTATGTTTAATTTTACCTCTAATTGAGTTAGCCTTATCAGCATCTCCTCCCCAAACATCATTACCTAATGACATAGGTGGTGTAGCTCCAAATGGGGTAATGGATTGTCCAGCAGAATTTGTAGCTCTACCATTAACAATCTGACCAATTACTACATTATTAACGTGAGCAGAGTCTACTACGTCAGCTTTTAATGTAAATTCGTTTTCAGGCAACCAATCATCAGTAGGTTGGAATAGCATCTTCTTACCTGTCTGGTCTACATCTCCCATGTAGATTTCAAAGTTCTTAGCATTATATGATAGAGAAGATGTACCTTGTAAACCGATAGTAACACCATTATTCTCAGATACACCACTAGGTGTACTAATAACCACTTTACCTTTACTATCTTGATAAGTAATCTTTACGGGGAACTTAGTACCCATTACTTCTACCTTATCGGATGTAGAGAATATAGCAGTTGAGTAAGGCTCAAACAATGTTGGGCTATTAGATGTTTCCTCTACTAATACAATAGGGTAGGGAGTGTTGATTTCCATCTGTTCAACTAGCTTAGCATATAGCAATTCACCAGTTAGGAAACCACCTTTACCGCCATCAAGAGTTTTATCCCAAATTAGACAGTTACCTGCACTATCAAATAGGTTCTTAGTTCTCAACTCAGCATCAAGAGAAGCATCAATTTGTCCTCTAACTAGTCTGGCTTGCTCTGTTGCAGATATGTAGTTTTGTACAATGGCATATTCACTTTGTGAAGATGTATATAGTTTAATATCATAGATACTGACATCAGAGAACCTACTTCTAACTCCATTGTCGTTTCTACATCCGAAATAGAAATCAGTACCAAACATCCAGTCAATGTCTGATTGAAGTACTCTACTTACAGCAGATAGTACACCATTTACATAGATTTTAAAGTACCAAGCATTTCCTGATAGTAGTGACACATCTAGGTCTACAGTTAATAACTCATTTTGAGGTAATTTAACCGTTAGTGTATCAGCAGAACCTATCTTACATACAGCTTTCTCTAATGAAATTTCATATCCAGTCTTTAGCTCTCCATCCTCATATTGACCAATACCACATACCACTTCCTCTGGATAGGAAGAAGCCTCTGCTTTATAAGTACAAGATATATGGAAACCTACAGGTTGGAAGAACGATACACCAGCACCAATATCAACAGCAGGGAACATTTGCTCTGCTACCTCTAAATAACCGTATGCTTCACCACTTAGCCTTGTTGCAGGTATTTGATTTACTCCATCGCTATCTTGCAAGAAACCACTAGTTTTACCATTTACACCCTTTAGAGTAAAGTTTACTCCATCTGGAAATTTAGATGCAAATGCACCTTCATACACAAACTCTCCACTATTCTTTATGGGATAATTCCAAGTACCTGTTGCAGTATTAGGGAATCCAGTAATTTTACTGAAGTATGCAAGTAGTGTATGCATATCATTATTAGCATACATCTCTGTACTAACACTTTCTACTATTCTACAAGTAACAGTCTTAGTATATTGTGCAGATGTATCACCAGGGTCATTAACTGCATATCCAAACAGTGTAATTCTTAGATATTCACCTGGATTATTAACAGATAGATTTACCGTACTATATACGAACCTATTGGTTTCACTCTTGTTAATATTCTTAATTGTACCAGTATCAAGTAGTGACACTTCACCACTTCCATTCATTAAATGGATTTTATAATCCATGTTGAATGTACTGTATTTACTAAGACCATAGCTAAAGTAGTAGCTAAATCCAAGTTGTGAACCTTGACCATATTGAGTCAAATCATCAATAGTCTCCCCAGGATTTGAGGATGGGGTAAACTCTGTAATATCCTCAGTTACAATAACTAGATTATTACTATCAGCCACAGTAACATCAAACTTAATTTGCTCAGATGATAAAACTTCTCCATTAAGGGTAGTACTAGCTTGAGCAATGAAATAGAATCTCTGTCCAGCTTTAGGATTAAAGTGTTCACTTTCAAATAGTAATTTACGAGCATCATAGCTTAATGCTCTAATAGCTGTAGTAATGTTACCTACTCTAGCTACTTCAATACCATTGATAGTCATCCAGAACTCTGCGGGACTTTGAAGAATGTTATTAGTTACAGTATAGTTAAGAGGTACTTCTGCAACACCACCCATATACATAGTCTTAGGTGGAATGGATTGAATTTCTAGAGATATAGCTCCAGCTACAATCTTTACATATGTAGGAGTTGCATAAGTATTATCATTATCATAGGCAGATAATTCTACGTCAGTAGTTCCTGATAATCCAGTGATAGTAATATCAGTTCTAGCCATAGAATATTTCTTCCATGTTCCTAACGTCTTGTTGGTAGCTAAATCTTTAGCAATTACAGTAAATGACTTTTTAACACCACCACTCTTAATTAATATATTAAGTGTAACAGTATTAGTAGCAGTATAGACAGTAGTTCCTTCAGCCACATCAATAGTATATTCAGAACCATCACCACCTTCTCCACCACCGCCACCTCCACCTTTGGCACCATTAAGGTATATCCAGGCAAGGTTTTGCTCTAGCTTAGTCATTCTATTATCTAGCTTTGTAAAGCCATTGTCAATCGAAACTGAGTCCCCAGCTTCATTTAAGAAGCCAGGGTTAGTCAGTTCCAATTCTGAAGCATTAGAAGCACCGTCAATTACCCATTTTCCAGTGACTTCATCATAATGTTTTATTTTCATTGTAATGTCTTTTCAATTACTATATTGTTACTTGGATTAGTAGAACCATTTCCTCCAACCTTCTTCAAGTCCGTGTAAGCAATAGGAACATTATACTTATAAGCCCAAACCTTAGTATTGTCTTTTAGCTGTAACTTATATGATTTACCTAATATCCTATCTCTTGCAGCAGTAGTCATTGAGGGATTCTCTACCTCATCACCATTTCCTATATTCCATATAATGTAATTAGGATATTGTTGAGCAGTATTAACTTTTACTGTGGCAGTATTAGTAGTATTGTTCTCAATCTGACTGGCTACTGGGTAGTATTCTAATAACCAAGGTATATTCTTTGCAGGTAACTCCTTGTTAGAAGTTAGCTTATATCCTGTAGCTTGACACATTACATATCTTACATAATTCTGACTTGCATCAGTAGAGATTTGAACACATTGTCTTTCTCTATCTGGTAAGGAAGTATACCATGTAGGAGTTAATGAAGGGTCGTAAACGATAGGCTCCATTGTCCTACTAGGATTTTCCCTAATATATCTAGAATTGGAGTAAGTATGTTTATGTCCACATAGGCATAGCTTAAATCCATTATCTTGCATCCATTGACTGAACCAATAACTACCAACTGTGTTTAAGTGGCTACCACCTCTCTTAATGTCTAAGTTCTTATCATAAGTTCCACCTTCATTCTTCTTTAAGTAACTCATAATTAAGTCAGCAGTAATAATGGTAAATGGAGCTTCATGGCAGAAAGCGACCTTCCACTTAATTTTCTCATCAGCTGCGTGTTGAGCTAAATCAGCAGTTGCCCAATCTTTTAAGTCATTATATACGTTCACACCAGTTATATCTCCGAACACATCTGTCCTCGCTAATTCAGTGATTTCAGAGTTCATAGACAAGAAATAGGTATTGCCATATACAAAACTATAGCAGCAAGGTATGTACACTCCAGCAGACGAAATGGGTACTGTATAAGGGTGTTCAAATGTGAAGAAAAATTCCACATTTACAGGACTAGTTTTACTAATATCCTCACCATCACCTAGCGTATACACATCCACAGGTGTAAGGTCGTTGTTTCCAACAGTATACATTTGCTCAGTGTCCTTATAGATTGCCTCCCCACCTTTGTAGTAGTCAATCCATTCATTAAATCTATTACCATTTTGAGTTTGGTCTCCAGTATTCATACAGAAGTGATATGGATTCTCAGTTTTATCTGCATCAATATACTCAGCACAGATTCTCCACATCTCATATTCCTCTGCATTAAATCCTTGTTGGTCACTTACTTGTAGGAAGTTAAATCCATTTTCGATACACTTGTCTCTGTTTCTAAGTGTAAATGACCTCTCTTCTGTCCAAGCCCCATCTCTACCTACTTTATAGAAGTATTTCTGAGTATCAGCAGGTTCTTCAAAGTCTTTAATGAACTTGTGAACTGTAAATGGAGTTCCATCTGTAGTTATACTTCTAATCCTATTGTAAATTTTATTAGTCCAATTTTTATGGTTGGCAGGTCTATTAGGATTTTGGCTAGTGCCTTCTGAATTGAAGTCTTCCTTCTTGAAAGATTCAAACTTATTATCCTCAGTATAGTCTTCCCCATCTTTTCTAATCCAGATATACTCGTTATAATATCCAACGGATACCCAGTTAAAGCATCTAGTTTTATGGGCATCATGTCCTAATGTACAAGTAACAATATTAGGAGCACCCTCAGTCAGTAGATGTTTATTAAAGAATATATTTTTATTTTGTGAAGAGTTCTTAGGAGTATACTCTTGAATATCAATAGCTGGATTAATATTATCCATATTGATATAAGTCCAATCCTTAACATTACTCCTAGCACTTAAAGCCTTAGTAGCCTGCTTAACTGGGTCCATGTTATAGTAACGCATTAGTAACACGTTACTTCCCTTAGTAGCTATAGGAGATGCTTCACATGGCATTGACTTATCGTTATAATTACCTATTCCGACTAAATCTACATACCATTTAATTACTCCATTAGTAGTCCACGGTGCTGTACTATTCATAACTGTACCTTTAAAATAGTCAGTAGTTTCTTCACTACTAATATAGAATGCGCAGTCATAGCTAAATTTAATACAGTTATCTTTACTAGACCAAATACTATGAGCTTGAACTCCAGCACCTTCATCTCCAGCAATCTCAAGTCTTGTATTATTAAGAGTTGCATCCTTAGTCCAATACATATCAGGTTCACCAACCTTAATTAGTGTAGTATTGATATTCTCTACGGAGCATTGAGCACCTTTAATCAAGAATGTTCCTTGAGATTTAAGAGTGCCAATTAGAGGTAATGTAACCCAATCTCCACTATTTCTTTCTGTATAATGTAAGTACAGTCCCTTTAAATTTAAGTCCTTCTTACCAAGATTACATAATTCTACGAAATTGTGAGACACTGGATTATAATCTTTATCTTCTGATGTTCCTCCACAGTATACCATATTAACATATATCTTTGGAGAATCTTTAGAACCAACTTCCTCTGGAATGATTGGGAAGTATGGAGTTGTATAATAAATTCCAGTACCTTGAGTCTGAGCATTACCAGCTAGAGTATTCTTATCTAATCTATAATCATGTATATCTAACTTACCATCCTTAACCTGAATAAGGAATGTATTCTCTTTATTTGTCATGTCAGCAAACTCAATACCAATAATCTTGGTTTTAGCAGAGCTTCCACTTCCAATGACTTCGGTTAATATTCCATCCATTGTTTCTGGGTCTGGTCCAGGTCCTGGGTCTTCTCCACCACCTGTGCTACCTATTTTAATTAGTTTGTAAGTCTTAGGGTCTTTAATCCATAATGTCTGAGTATCATAGCACCATAACAATTCTTTAGGAAGAAAGTCATTCTTATTGGCTTGCATTTCAGCATACGTACCACTTTTAATACATATATGCTTAGCGTTAGGCAAATACTCTTCATACTCAGTTGGTTCAGGTGAATCAGCAAGAACTACATCCTTATTGGCTTCTTGGGTGGCATTGTCTTCCTCCTCTGAAGTACCATAATTAGGCTCTTCATTAGGCATCCCATCATAAGCATAGTACTGATTATTCGTAAAGTCTCCCGAATCTATCTGGCAGTTAAATGCAAACTCTAACTTCCTTACTTTGTCTTGTAGTACAGATATAACCTTCAATAGGTCTTGGATGACAGTACTACTTGTCATGTGCTCTTTATTCTCAGAAGTATCTATCCAAATACCTCCTTTATCTTCAGGTGGTGTATCCTGTATATAAATTTTAGAGAAGGATTCCCATACAAAGCCATTAAAATATCGTATCTCGTTAATCTCATCAACGAATACAATTTGTCCTTTGACTCTTAAATCATCACGGTCTAATAGTTCCTCTAAGGTTTCTACGACCACTATGGACATTCCTCCCCCACCACTTCCTCCACCTCCTTGCACTTTCCATACATTCCATACTCCACTATAGAATTGGTACATATGATTGTCATCGGGGGAGTTTTTAACGTAACACAGCATACCTTCTTTCAGTTTATTAGTACTAAGGAAGGCTTCCATATCACTCATATTGGTAACTTGGATGTAACCACCACGTAAGTCATTAACATCTGCTAATGCGAAGTTAGCATTGTTTTTGGGTTTTAATTGACCAATTACCTCAATATATTCATTCATGCTGATAAAAATAAAGGGCTATGTATAACCTACACAGCCCTCGTTTATTATATTACGCTACGAATAAGCTATAAAGTACTTCTAAGAAATCAGCTGCATTCAATTTAGTTCCATTAATTTCAACATCGTTGCCTGCATTTACCTCAATAATCTGAGCAAATTCATCTTCACTCAATGTGGTATCAATTTGTACTTCCTCTTTTCCTCTCTTATCAACGTAAGCATTATACTCCTCATTGATTTGCTTATTCCAAGCCTCAACTTGAGCTTTATCTTCTTCTGTCTTGTCTTCTTTCATTATCAGTTCTTGATAACCCTTTGGAGTTAGTTCCTTAACAGCTTCTTGTAAGTCCTCTTCAAGTTGCTTTCTTATTTTACCTAACTCAATTCTCATACCCATTAACTTTACCTTTAAGTCTTTGCTAAGTTCTTTGTCTCCGTCTCTAAGCAGTACTTTAGTGATAAAGTTGTGCTTAATCATCATTTCATTTAGTGTCATAAAATTAAACTGTTAATTGTTGTTTTAAAGCTTCTACTGTTGCATCTAATAGGTTCATGCCCTTGTCTTCCAAATTTGCAGGATAGCTATTAACACTCTTGTTAATTAATCCCTCTCCCTCTTCAGAGTAACTAAATCCTCCAGTGAAAACATCCTCTAGTGTGAAGAATGACCCTGAGAAAGTAGTAATCATGTTATCTCCCATAATCTGTGCATCACCCTCAAGCTTCAGGTTAGCATCTTGATTCTTTACAGTGTACATTACTCTTTTGTTAAGTAACTCCATAATTAAAATTATTTAAAATTAGTTTTAGTCTAAAATCTCTTCTTAAGTTTTCGAGTGCTAAGTTAGTCATAATTTACTAATATTCAAAACAAATTGTCTTAAATATTTATAACTTACCATGATTTAGGCGCGTATATCATTTTAAACACGAATACCGTTTTAGGTCTCCAATCTTTAGATTGACCACTACCAGAGTAACCAGTTCTCCAGTTACCTCCTTGTCCAGCAGAAGTAGTACCGTTTGCAGAGTGGTTTTGACCTCCATCTGGTCCAAATACGTCACGGTCACTGGCATTATCTGACCTATAGCGTCCAAACCAGTGGGCGTGTTTAGGCATTTCAAGACCACTAATGGTTTTACTATTAGCACCAGCTGATTGACCTACTCTATTCGTCTCCAGTTCACCAGCACCAGCCATATATGCACCATTACTGTATCCACTCATGTTACCAGAGCACAATACGAAGTCGGATAGGTCTACTGTATACTGGTCACTATAAGTTGCATAATAGGTTACACTTGACTTGCCCCTACCACTCGAATCAAACAATTGATTCTTAAATGTAGTATAATCTGTATTAGTAGCATAGTAGCTTCCTACTCTATATACATAGAAGTCTATAACTTCTCCAGGTACTCTTGCTTTCTTTAATCGACTCAGTTGTGCATAATCCCCAGGGTTGAAATTCTTCGTATCCCACACTTTAACCCAGCCAAACCAATTATCTACAGTATCTCTTAATGCTCTATACCATAGTCCCATACCTGAAGTCCAACCTCCAGCAATTTCTACAGTACCAGCAGCACCTCTACCAAAACCTATAATAGACGTATATGTAGTAGGACCACCTGTGTTACCTAACACAGTGTTATAGGAATATACATTACCTAGATTTTGGGTTCTTCCAGTTTGAGCGTTGAGATTACCTTTAGAGTTAATAAAATCATGTGTATGTCCGTCTAGAGATACATTAGTTCCCTTCCATTGTAGAGTACCATTAGCTGAAGTTAATTTACCTATATCTCCATCACTACTATTAAAGAAGTTGATACCAGCCGTAGTACCATAATTGGCTTTAATACACAAATAGTTAGCAATGTCATGGTCTCCTATATATACATCATCTCCAACCTTATTCCAGGTGTTGTTTGCAAAGTTAAGCGCACCTGTCATAGTACCTCCAGATTTAAGAAGAGCATCACCTATATTACTATTTCCAGAATGCCACAACGTATACCAGCCAGTCTTACTCCCCGCACTCCATTTTCTAACCAATATATTGTGATTCTCGAATGCTATTTGCCATCCGTATACTCCACTAGTTCCATGTTTAGTGTTACATATGTTAAGAACACTGTTAGCATTGTCTCCACCACTAGGTTGATTTGAAGCAGAACCATTATATGAGTTCATACTAATACCATAACCATCTCCATTACTGTACCAATTTGGAGAGTCTAGGTTACTAATACCTGCTACATTAACGAGGTATTTAGCTGTAAGGTTATTTATATCTAGATTGGCTGTAGTATAAATAGTAGCCCAACCTGACCACGCTCCTGAATCATTATCTCTTTTGCTTCTAACATAATTGTTAGCGTGTGCTCCATCTGTTCCTGACCATCCGAGTAAAAGTTCAGCAGCACCTCTACCTTCATGTAGGTGAAGTACTGTACCATAAGTAGTAGGATATCCGTTATCATAAGCTGCATACAAACGTACTCCAGACTCACCTCTAGTATTTCCATTTGCTGTAGCAGTCCTTAACCCACTACTAGTAATATAATTATGTGTATGACCAGTCAGTGATACGGCTACACCATTTACTTGCGGGGTTTTGTACCAATTCATGCAGGTTGAGTTCCACTGACCTATAGCAGTATTGTTAGCATATATCTGAGCAACACCGCCAGAAATCCATTTAAAACCTGTATCTGAATCTCCAAGAGCTAGATGTATAGATGCTGTGTCAGAAATACCATTAGTACCCTTAATCATTAGGTTGTTCCTAAATATAGTGTGAGTATGGCTTCCACCTAAGCCTGACAATGTAGCATGACCTCCACCCCCTAACAGAACATAAGTATCGCTTGAACCATCCTTAGCATAGCCACCTGCTCTCCATATACCATCATCAGCGTTCCAATAAGTTTGCTTTGTAAAGGAATCAGTCCCAGCTGTTATTTGAGCAGTTGAAGCATATCCCAAGTATATGTTATTATTAGATAACGGATATACAGACATTGCAACTCGTCCTCCTTTTACTGGGGCACACCAAATACCTCCGTAGGTGCTACCCATGTTCACAGTAAGAGCTGCGTTAGTTACTGAATTAATCCATGTACCTGATGCATATGAGGTAATATATCTACCAGCTGTACTAAAGTTTCCAGCGGTAGCTGTACCAGGCATAGTAGTATTACCACTAGCATCAAGAAGGGTTAAGGTTCTAGATAATGTGGCAAACACACCTGAATATTGTCTAACATATATAGGCTCTGCTGCATCATCTCCTGTAGCTATTTCCAAGTAGCCTGCGTTTGAGGCAGTAGACCTACCATAGATTCTCCATTGGTTATTAGTACCCATAGTACCACCTATACCACCAGCATCATTTGAGAACGAAAGCCAGCTAGAGTTATTTCCAGCTGTTACACTACTGCCTTTTAGTAAATACCTTGCATCAAGTGTGGATGAATAGTTATTAGTATCAAGAACCTTGTATTTACCTTCATCCTGGTAAAATGTTCCATCGATAATAACGTTTAATTTACCTCCATTATTTCTAAACTGAATATCAGCACTACTAGGACCACCCCACCCAGTGACAAAGGTTCCGTCCTGATTACCCCAGGTTGCAGAAGATAGTTTACTAGTAAATCCAGTTGGGTAATCAGCGCGAGTAGCTGAGGCAACATTAGAGTCCAAAAAAGCAAACGTTTTCCAAGCATTATAGGTTGGTCCATCAGATATCCTTCTAGCTTTTATTGTATCTGTACCATAGCCATACGCTACTTGCCAGTTCTTAACGGCGGAATCACCTATACTAAATATAGCTGTGTTAGCCCACAGTTCGTTACTATCAGTAGGTTTAGGGTCTATCACCACAACAACCCCATTTCCAAAATATTGATTAACCGTAGTATAAGAACCTCTAGCCCACGACCTAAGTACTCCGTTGTTACCTCCTTTTTGTATAAGTTGTACTCCATCCAGTAAGTCTGCATCAAGCCCACTACCAGAACCATCATTATTAGCATCCCATATTTTATAGTCCGTCCCGTTTTTTCTGTGATATACATCAGTAGCACCACTTCTGATGTAAGTAGTTCCAGCCTGCTGTCCTAAATATGTCCAATCAGTGCCAGAATACATTGTAAGACCATTACCCCCTGTAGTCCGAATTTCAGTTACTTTTAGAGTACCAGTCATTGTATCACCAGCCCTATTCACTGCATTAGCAAATGCTCTAATATTATCCCCATTAAATACATATGCTTTAGAACTATCACTGTTCTTGGCACCCCATATATGAGTTGGAGTTGCATTACCTGCCTCCCAATTCATAGTCAGACCAGATGCTATTGAATATCTCACATAGTTAGTAAGAACATTAGGGTCATTACCCCTAATTACATAAGTATCATCTAGATATGTACGGAAGTTAGCTTTATCAATTACTGGAGTCCAATCACTTACTACTCCAGCAACATTTCTTCTATGCCATAACCCAGCTGTACCTGTCATAGCTTGTGCTAGTTCAGTGTAATAACCAGATGAATTATTATGTAGTATTTTAATTCTATTAGACCAAGAACCTGTTGCAGGACCGTTATTTGAGTCTTGGAGTATTCCACCATAACTTCCATAAGTAGCATCTAACAATCCAGATGGATTTAAGTCTACTTTTAATGCGGGACCTCCAGGTGTTGTAGCTCCTGCATAATTATGAGTGTGGTCTCCAGTAGAAACTACCTTACCATCACTGTACAGCTTATTGTCCGCACCTATATATACTTTAGAATTAGTATAGGTCTGCGGATTATCAGTCTGAGTTAATGAACCTGTTAAGAATAGTTTAGTAGCTAATTTTTCAGTAGCTCCAGCTGTATTTCTAGTATCTTGAGTAGTTACCGTTATTTCATCACCACTCTTGGTAAATGTAACATTGGTTCCAGCTTTGAATGATTTATTAGGAGAAGTAGTTGGCTTATAAGTATCTACAACAGTGTCTCCTTGTTTAAAGATTAAATTATAGAAATCATAAGTTGTATCCTTACTACTAATAGTTACTTTTTTATTAGTTGCATCAGGAATTAATGTTACGTTAGTACCTTGAACTAGAGTAAATGAATTATTAGCTGCATTAGGGTCAAATGTAGTTACTTTAGTAACAGCATCTCCAACTTGAGTCTGTAAATCTAAATTATAGATGGCTTGATGTTCAGTCAGTACTTTCTTACCTAAACTATATAAGCAGTTATCAGTTCCAATATATACATACTGATTACTATAAGTCTGTGGTGATGTAGTCTGAGATTCTGCACCAATAAGAAATAACTTCTTATCAATAAGGTTAGTAGCTCCAGCTGTGTTTACTGTATCGCTTCCTGGGTCAGCAGCAATAGTAACATTGCCTTGACTATCTCCAGTAATGAATACATTATCACCTTGAATAATATTCAATAGTCTGGCAACTGAACCATCAAATGAATGCATATCCTTTCCATTATATTGGAATCTCATAGCATTAACTACTTTCTCAGCAGCTACGGCAGTTGCATCAGCAGGTAGGTAATCTACATTACTAAATGCATTCTTACCTAAAGTCTTTAAAGTCCACTTATTAGCTACACCAGTAGATAAGATAGCTTGGTCAGCTGTTGTTCCACTACCCGTTAAAGTAGTATAAGATTGAACGTGTCCATCTAATGCTAATATCTTTGTTGTTCCTCCTATGGTTAAACTAACTTTGTTACTGTCTGCATTTGAGAAGAATCCTCCATATAGTTTACCATGAGTCCACACTTCACCAGTGTCTTGTATATAGACAATGGCTGACCAGTATATATCTCCACTGGTATCTGCTGCACTTGTAGGTAACTTCCATGTATTAAACACACTCTTACTAGCACAGTCAATGTATTTTGTTTTAATTAGCATATTGTGTAATCACAAAGTTAATAAAAAGGAGGAACTAAGTCCTCCTGAATTATCTTGAATATGTTATATTTCCACTTGAGTCTACAGATGCCCATCCAGTTACTAATTCTCCTTCTATCCACAAGAAATCACTTGAGAATATTAAGTCAGCATTCTCCCCAATACTTTGAGGTAATAGGGAACTAGGTGTATAAGCTAATACATCACGCCAACTATTGTCAGATATTGAAGTGAAGGTTAATGTATTGGTTGCATTATCCCAACTCAATCTCATGTTACCTGCTGCACCAAAAGTCAAATCTCCAGAATCTGTAGAGTTACTAAGGATTTGGGATGCTGCCTGTCCAGAGTTCTGATAATTAATAGCACGCCATGTTTGAGATACTGGAGTAATCCATGATGGAGTACCACTATTATTAATAGTAAGTACTTGTCCTACATTACCATTGGTTAAACCAGTAATTAATTTACCAGTAGTACTATCAAATACAGCCACTTGTCCGACTACTGACCTTGAAGGTCCACTTACTACACCTGTAGTATTAGTTTGTACAAATGTCCACTTGTTCTTTACTTGTGACCAAGTAGAGGAAGTAGCAGCTGGAGTACTTTCTTTACATATTAGTAAATCTCCAATTTCTACTGGCTCTCCATTAATGTAACCAACACTATCAGTATATGTACCTGTTCCAAATGTTACTACATAAGTATTACCAACATCAGCTGAAGGGGTAAATGTACCTGGACTTGTTGTTCCTGCCTCAACTGCACCTTTATACAGCATCGCATTATTTGAGCCAAGAATACTGTCTGCATAATCCTTAGCTGTTTGAATTGCATTCCAAACCATTAAAGGAGAAGCAGCGATAGCGGCAACTATATTGGTATCATTAATGTTCTCATTATCACTAGAAGGGTCAGGTCTAGTATTTAAAATATCTTGAAGCTTTACATGACCATATAACTTAGTAGATGCACCACCATATTCAGGCTTTAAAGATAAGTGAATCTTTGGAGTAGCCTGACCTTGCACATCACCCTTTAGATTACCAATAATGTAGCCATCTAATACTGATAAGTCTCCATGATTTACATTAATTGGTCCGTTAGAGTTCATACCTCCAGCTATGGTCATCTTCTGTGTAGCATCATTAAATGTTAAACCATTAGCCTTTCTTACCTGAGAGGTATCCATATTATTACTAGCCTCATTGTAAGATAGTAATATATTTCTTTCTCCCATTAGATTAGACGGGGCTAATTGTTCTACATAATCTCTGATTTCTATGTTATGGTTTTCTGCTAGTGTAATATGTCCAGTAGCATCTACTATAATATTAGGAACTACAAAGATACTTGCATTTCCTAGATTAGTAGATTGACCATAAGAACCTGGAACTACACCACTAGTCTTGTGTAACAGTTTTCTATTAGCTGCATCCCACTCCAATGGTGGTTCAGTGTCTACCCTATTAAGAGCATTACTACTAATAATAATTCTGTTACCATCACCCTTTCTAACACTAATACTCTCTCCAGCAGTAGACATTAGGAAGAATGAATTACCAATCTGTACTTTTACTGAACCACTAACTTCTGATATTTCAATACTAGGATACCCAATACTAAAATATGTTCCACAAGTCCACATTTCCCTTGTATCTTCTATAAACACAATCGGATTTAATCCTTTAGGAATAGTATCAATTAATGGTTCAAATACTTCCTTCCTTTTAATATAGGCGAACTTACTATCTATAACCATTATTCAATTATTTTAGTACTTAGTAAGTTGTCTAATCTTAAAGCTGTTTGTGCCAGCGTTTCAGTAGGAATCACATAGTTACCAGTTGCATTTACAAGTATGTCAGTACCATCTAAAACTGGATTGGTTTTAATGGGCTTCCTATTAACGGTCTTGTTTCCAATCTCGTCAATCTTATCTTGCATATTATCCAACATCTCCTGGATTTTGTCTAATATGTCAATAATTTCCTTATTATCAAGGAATACAACCCATTTCTCACCATCATATAACAGCATCTTACTGTTATCCTTAATCCAGATATGGTAAATAGTTGGAGGAGTCATATCACCCCTCCAGAAATTTACCTGCTTATTGTTTACCATTGCATCTGCCATGTTATTCAAGTATTATAGAAGCATTAGTAGTAATATTATTAACTATCTCTTCTAATGCTGTAAGTTTATCCATTAGTATTTTTCCTTGAGCTGCTGATAAAGACACGTCTGATTTATTAGTTACTAAGTCATTAATAATCGTTGGTATAAACTCCTTTGAGTATGTATACTCTTGAGTTGTATCCCCATTCGTAAGGTTAAATTCTACCTTAAGGTCGGTGGATATGTTATAGTGAAAATAGGCAACTACATCTATGTGTCTAGTTCCGCTAGTATCGTTTGCATTATATCCAGATTTTGAATAGGATGTTAGAAAGTCTTTCTGTTCATGTTCTAATGCTATGATTCTACATTCAGCTAATTTCTTTCCAAATTCCAAAGCTTCTTCAAAAGTCTCAAAATAGCTAGACGGAGTTTCAGAAATATACATACTATTTGGAATCTCACATAGATGAGTATCTGCAGCATTCTCTAAGTCAGCTAAGCGCCCTTTAACCTCACTGTCGTCGTAGTTACTTAGTGACTCTAGCTTCAGTTTTAACTCTCCTGTGAAATCATTAGAACTTAGAACCTTTCCTGCTTCCTTTTGTACATAATTGTCCAAGTTAGGAATCTCGGTTTTTAAAGCATAACCACTTAAATCAACTCCAGGTATAGCAGCAATTTGTTGTTGAACCCAAGTTTCAGTAGCTAAACCTTCAATACTTGGGATAACAGGTGTATTAATAAGGTCATTATAATCCTTAGAGAACAGTTCTGACTTGTCTGCCTTACTATTCAAAGTATTCTTCACACTACTTATCTCAGTGTTAATACCTCCTATGGTAGTATTCTGAGCTAATATAGCATCACTTAATTCCTTGAATGTATTGTAAGATGGGTCAGCACCTTCTAAGATTATGTTAAGCCTTCCATCAGTATATTCTTTAGCATTAAGTAAAGCATCGGCAGCTGCGCCTGCAGATTCAGCACCAAGTTCTTCTAATGTATATGTAGGTTTAGTAGGTTGTTTAGCCCATGAAGGAACAGTAGGGTCTGTTTCTGTAAACTCTGTTAAGTAACCTTTATCCTCTAATTCCTGTTCAGTAACTAAATTCTCTGGTAATGAATTTAAATAACCACTATCATTTTCTAATTGAGAAACTCTAGTAGGTATTTCAGTCTTATCAGCCTTACCACTAATATCTGGAATATCAGTTTTATTAGCTTTCTTCTCAACTTCTGAGCCTAAGTTTGTTATGAGTTGCCTAACAGCAGAATCATTGTAGTTAGTCAGTCCAGCTAATTTAGCCTTTTCCTCTATACTAAAATTCTGCTCTGATAAACCCATACCAGCTTGTTTATCAACCTTGTTATTCCAATTATCAATGTCCTGCTGATTTATGTTCTTAGCAGCACTGGCAGCAAACTGAGGTTCTAATTCTTGGGTTAAGTAACCTTTAGCCTCTAACTCTTCATCAGTAACATACTCTTCTGGAACTTCTGATAAGTATTCAGAATCATTCTCCAACTGAGAAACTTTGGTAGGTATCTCACTCCTATCAGCTTTATTAGAAACGTCTGGAATCCTATCATCTACTTCCTTCTTAGTATAGTAGTTATTAAGTTGAATATCACCACCCTCAATAGCTGCAAGTTTATCGTCTACTTCCTCTTTAGTATATACAGTATGTTTGTCAGCTTTTGCAGCTAATAGCTCTCGTATAGTTGTGGTATCAATACTCTCTGGATTATATCCACTCTGGTCAAGTATTTCTACAGTTGTCTCTCCCAATCCAGGTTGGGCACTCTTAAATATATAATATAGGTTGCTAAATATTTCTTGAGTTCCAAGTAATTTAAAACCACCTATAATGCTACTAACTCCTAGAACTGTATTAGCTCCGTTAGGAATCATAACGTATATATATTCATTAGCTCCCGCATTTACTGTATAAACATTATCAATAGTTCTATCAAGCTTTGTATAGTCTGGAGAAGTTCCAAAGTAATTTGGGTATTTAATGTCAAATGTAACAACTCTTGTAGCACTAATATCCTCATACTTATATTTAAGGGTAATTACCATAGATGTAGTCCTATTAGTAAAAGTATATTCTCTTACTTCAGGACTTAGTGTAACCCCATTGATAGATTGCTCTATAACTTCTTTATGGTACTTCCAAGTAACTTTTACATCTGTAGGTTCATCTCCATAACACATATATTCTGGGTCCAGAGATATAGCCTTGACGTTATCATCAATAGATGCTGCTGCTATTTTAGCATTAACCCATTCAGTAGAAGCAATTCTGTTAGAATTATCTGTCATCAAGGGCAATGTAGTAGTCGGAGTTCCAGCAAAGCTTGGAGAGAATATATCAGCTTTGTTCTTAAATCTAATTTCTATCTCACATGCCCATTGAGCGAGCTTAAGGTTAATTTCATCAATAACCTTATTAATATCGAAGGCTATTGAATCAGTTACAAAGGTATATAAATCTTTTTGATTAGACAAGTTACCTTTGATGTTTCCCCACTTTAGAGCATATTCATCTGCTATACCAAGATTGATTCTGGCTATAGTTCTCTGATATTCATCAGTTAACTCTGAAAATAGATTCTCCTTTTGAAATCCATCATCACCACCAGTACACCCATAATATTTAGAAGTATCACAGTCATCTTTAATACAGATATGGTCTACTCCTTCCTCTTCTACCTTTACACTGTCTATCTTGTCTATTGTAATAACATCATAGTCGGCACAAATTCCTTCTACTTCCTCTTTCTCTATAACACCATCTATTATCTTAGTATCTGGTTTTATATTAGAAATAGAATGTGGGTAGTCAGGTAAAATGGGAGCTTCTTGTTCTTGTTCGTCAAGACGTATAAACTCTGCCATATTTAGATTTGAATGATTTGATAAGCATATGTCATAGGGTCTAAGAAGGATATAATAGTAGCCTCATTAACCTTATGAATTGTTTTGGTAATTGTCATTGATAAACTGGTATCTCCAATAGGAAACACTTTATTATATAATGACCCTTCCATATAACATACATTCTCGTTAAACATATTATTAACTGAGTTCCACCTCAGAGTTGTGTCATGACAGCCTCTAAGGAACGTATTGCCCTTACAATCAGCTTCTAATACATTATCATATGTATCTCCCAAGAATATATTATTAGTACATCCTTGTTTCAATTCATTATGCTTAGTATTATGTAATTCAGAGCTGTCAGTAATAACTCCTCCAGTTAAGTCTGAGAATGTATAGAAATCTCCATATGCTGCTCCAAGATTAAGATTAGTGTTGTCTAACTCCTCAGCTGTTCTTCTAAACTTTATATTCTTAAAGTCATAGTGAGCTGAATTGAAATGATTGTCTCTCATAAATGTTATTCTACCTTTAGTAGTAACTCCATCTTCGAGAGTTTCTTTGGTAGGGTCATATTCAATAACCCAATCCTTCATTTTATCATTATCAATAACAACCCTTGGGTCTAACCTATTATTAGTAATAGCTGTTACAATTAGCTTCCAAATAGGTGAGGGGTTAGTGGAGCTATCAGTGCCCCACGTAACCTTCTGACCAGAACTATTAGTAACATTAGAAGAATAGATAGTTTGAAAGTCTGTAATAACATACCTTGCCCCTGTTACTAAACTCTTCTTACCTATATTATCATTGAGTACTGCGTAGGTAACTTCTAAGGGTTTGGATTGTCCACCTTCTCCAGTATAATCAATGATACCTATATTCTTTCTTAACTGTTCCTGCTCCAAATCAGTTAAACCACCTAGTAAGTCTTTCTTCTTGAAATAATTATTCAAATCATGAATACAGGCATAACGTCTTGTATCCCTTTCTATTGCCATGTTAATTATTCATTAGAAATTCGTATATTCCATCTATTTTATCAAAGTATTGACAAGTCTGAATAAAGGATATTTGATGCAGAATCATATCGTAGTTCTCAATATATCCCTTATTTAGCCTTTTAAGGAACTTGTCAAAGTCTTTGATTACTTTCAACTTTAGGTTAGTTATTGCATCCACAACCACCTCCTCCTATAGTGTTTTTGTCAATCATAACATCTTTACAAATTCCTCCGCACTGAGTAATGTCCTCTAAGACCCTCTGAGCCTCGTAGTACTGACCTAACTCAATTAAGTACTTAATAACATTAATTGCCATCCATATAATATCTCTATTATAGATTAACATCTTAACATCATCAGTTTTGTTTTTACATCTTCCTGGTAAGTCCCCTAAAAGATTCTTACACAATCTATAGAAGCATTCATTAATATGGCAAACACAGAATGTATTCTTATCGCCTCTGATGATTGTAGTAGTTTTCTCAGTAACAGTAGCAGGTGGCATGGCATTAACTTCCAATACTTCCTCTACGGTTACTCCCACTGACTCCTCATCAACATACTTCATAAATGACTCGGATTGTGTATCGTAGTAGTAAACAGAATGGTAAGCTGTCAATGCAGTAGGATTCCTCTCTAATACATATTTAAGCCATACGTCTGTTGGTAAGATTATGTGAGTTACTTCATATAGACCATCAATAGGCATCTCCATTTCGGATTCATCAATGCAGTCTATAACATGCTCTACAATATCATACTTCTGAGTTACTTCATCTCCTGAAGACTTAATACTTGTTATAGCATTAAGGGTAACTGTTTGACTATAGGCATAGTTACGAGTACTTACTGTGATTTCATCAGTCTCATTTAAGTACTCGTCATTATCCCTTTCAAGTCCAGTTATTGTAATACCACAAGCTCCCTTCTTGCATATTTTAAATACTGAATCCATAATTATACGTTGAAGTCAGCTCTTACTTTAGTTTTGATTTCTCCTACCAGTGTAAGATAATCTAGGTATTTCTGTCTATCAGTTTGATTATCAGATAAACCTAAAACAATACTATTGGAGCTGTTAATTAAATCAAACTCTTCATCTTGGTCTACATACTGTCTAATAATAGCTTTAATGCATTCTTTGTGGTCTGGTTGACCATGTAGATGAACTTGTATATATGTCCACCTTGTTTCCTGTGTTACTTCCTCTGTCTCTGGGTCAGTAACATCAACTTCTTTTGACGTAATGTCATAATTATAGTAATATGTGCCGTTACCTAGCTTTTCTATTGAGTTAGGCTGTACATTCATTTCTACTCTTTTTGGTTCTAACATAAGGTCTTATTTTAAAATTTACTGGGAATGAATATCTTGTTAGAGAGTAGAATAACTCTCTGCTCTTACTCTCAAAGTAATAGGATTTGTTATTGTATACAAAGTTAACTCTAAAACACTTACTGTAACTAACCATATCAACAACATGAATATACTTGTTATAAAATCTAGAAATATTAGATTTCTTCCCATCCCAATTAGAGAATCTTAGACCTGTTTCTCTTTGAATCTTTCTTAACAAATTCTTAGAGTTGCAGAACTTCAACCAACCAAGGTAGGATTGCATTCTCCTTCTTAATTCTTGTCTGTCAATCTTACCAGACTGATACTTCTTTACCAGTCTAAATAATCTAATCTTAATTGACTTCCTTAGTAACACATGGGTATGATAGAACCTATAACCTACAAAGTCTATACCTCTATCATCTACTGGGAATATTTGATAATTTGGTTTTAACCTTAAATCCAGAACCTCTTTCAAATACATCTTAATTGCTATAAGTACTGTTCTTAAGAAGTTCTTGTCACTGCTGAGAATTACAATATCATCAGCATACCTGAAGTAGAATTTACATTTTAACTCTTCTTTGACCCAATGGTCAAAATAAGCTAAGTACAAGTTAGCGAAGAATTGAGATAAGTAATTACCTATAGGAACTCCGTCAGCGGAGTAAATGATTCCAATGAGTAATACTAGAAGACTTGCATCCTTTACTTTTCTCTTAATGATTTCACATAGTATATCGTGATTAATGGACGGATAGAATTTTCTAACATCCATCTTCAAACAATAAAGAGTTTCATTGGGATGCTCAGTTAATGCTGCCCTTAAATCATAAGCTACATTATGAATACCTCTATCTTTAATACAAGAATATGTATGCTTTATAAATATTTTAGTCCAAATAGGTTCCATCACGTTCATTATAGCGTGATGTGTTATTCTATCTGGATAGTATGGTAGTCTAAATATTAACCTCTCTTTGGGTTCATATATTTTAAACGTACTATACTCAGAAGTCTCATAGACCAGGTCTTTTAGCTGTTCTGATAACTTCTCATTCTCCTCTTGTTTATTCTTGTCGTGCTTGAGGATTCCCCATCTAACTGACTTATGCTTCCTAGCTTTATCATCAGCTTTCTCGATATTCTCTATATCATAAACCTTATCATGTAAATAACCTATACGTTTCAAGTCTTATATATTTATTTTAGAAGCGTTCGAGACTAAACCTACTAACATCCAGTTATTAAATACTACGTTGTCTTTTGCCAAGAGGCAAGGGTACTATTTAGACTGTAAAATGAAACCAAATTACCTAAATAAAAAATATATAATAAGCCTACATTGGTATTAGCATTACTGACTCCATTATTAGAATTGAAGTAGCTAAGACTAGCATTACTACCATTATTAGCGTTGCTGCTAACGATGAGTGTTTTATAGTAAATTTAACTTGTCCAGCACCAACAGAATGTAGGTAAATAGTACCCCTAATCTCGTATTTTATCTATTGTATATTTTGTTAAACTACCTTATTTAGTGTTCTGAAGCCCACAGCGGTATTAGCAGCACCGACCCCATGATAAGAAGCGAAGCAGCCAAGACCAGCATAACCACCATCATCAGCGTTGCCGCAAACGATGAGCGTTCTTAGTGCTGTGCTTGAAGCATTGCAGTAGTGATAGTCACACATGTAAGTAGTAGCAGAACCGCCGACCACTGAAGGTATGATTTCACCTGTTTTTCCTAGGTCATAGTCTTTTATCCATCCATCAGATGCAATCTCAGTACCAGCAACAGTCATTTTACCCTTAGCTGTATTATCATCTCCAAATGCTGTTGGGTCAGTTGTAGTGTATACACTACTTGGCTGATTAGCTGCTGTTCTCTCTAAGATAATACCATCTAGGTTAGTCCAGATGTCTCCGAATGGATTATCAAATCCTCTCCATCTTGGAACCTTAAATGTCTTAGAGGCTACTGTTGTAGATTCGTTTATTACTGTTTCAGGAATAACTAAATCCTTAACTCCAGTAAAGTTACCAATATCATTACAGTATCCGCATGGTGTTAATGGGTAATAACCATTATAAGTATTCCAATCACCATTCCATGTGGTAACACCATTACCTAATCCGCCTTGATGATAACCTTCAGCTGTTAAATCAGCAGTATAGGCTTTTTGTGAGTTTAGTGTAGCATACTCAACAACCCAAGCCCAGTAGAATATCCACTTGTAATACTCATAGCATAGCATTTCAGAACCAGCATTGGTAGCATAAGTTCTCATGTTAGCTCTTGAGATGTTAGTTCTTGGTTTACCTAAATCACTTCTGAATGCATCTGTATCTAGGTACGTATCATTAGCAGTTCTATTACCTCCGCCTCGGAATTGGGCAGTAGTATTAACTACAGAGACTGCTTTTGGAGTTGCAGAAGTTGTAGTATCAACTGTACTTCTATAAGCATCAATTAACATTTCAGGAATCTCTATCCAAGTATCATCCATCTTAATGGTAGATATTCTCACCCATTTTTTATTGGAGTCTTGTACATTAGTTCCAGATTTACCATAGAACTTAGGTGTGTGTACTCTTACTGTACCATCAGTTCCATCAAGTACTGAATCCTCACCTGTAATCTTCTTACTCCAATCATTTGGGTCTAGATAGTAGTTAATCACACCATTGTTAGCTACACAGCCCTTGTATTGTGATTGTATAGGTAGTGACTTGTGAAGTAGGGGATTACCAATTCTAGTTAATGCAGGGTCAGCTACAGTAGTATCCCACTCTACACCATAAGAATAAATATCTTCTAGACCTGTGTAATCAATAGTTCCACCTCCTCCACCTTGATTGTCTTGCCACTCTGCTGTGCCATCTCCAGTGTTTACCAGAATTTGTCCTGGTGTACCTCCTGCTGGAATGTGCTTGTTACCAGCTGTGGTGGGGTGTGTATAGTTGTTAGCATTGTCAGCTATCCCACCCAGCTTAGTTTTCTCAGCTGTTGTATAATCTTCTGTAGATAATTGTTTACCTTCAACCTTATCCACCTTGTTAGCTATCTTTGCCACTTCTTGCTTCTCAGCTGTTGTGTAGTCGTTAGTAGATAACTGCTTACCGTCTACCTTATCAACTTTTAGAGCAATAGCAGCTGTGCTTCTTGCCTCAGAATCCTCAATAGCTTTATCTACCTGTGTCTTGTTGTAGTAACCTGTAAGGTCTACTTCTACGTGTTTATTACCTAAGAACTCCCAACCAGTTTTCTCAGTAGTAACCATCCATATATACTCATCATATACATCATTAGCCCTAGAACTTTCATTAGGAACCATGTAAATGGTATTGGGATTACCCTTAGCTGGTAGTTCTGTAACAACAAGAACCTTACCTCCTGCATCAGCTATTGCATCAGTTACCCATTGTTCAGTAGCTAAACCTTCAATTACCTTATTAACAGTAGTTGACTTATTAGCCCCATTCTGAACAATAGGAATTAACTCATCACCAGCTAGTGTTGTAGCAGGGGTCATTTGAGAGATTTTAATGTCAGTTGCTGCCATTATTCAAATAAAATTAAATCACCATTTTCTGTAACCATAAATTTACCATCTTCTAATATAATGTTTGCCAAATCTCTAAAGATTAGACCTCCATCTTCTGTAAGTATATTAACGCCAATTTCAGCAAGAATATTTCTAGTAACATCAGTGAGATATATATCTCCATTTTCTAGTTTCCACTTATCCACTATATAGGACTCATGTCCTTGTCGTTTAACTATTAATGGATAACTACTATTCTCAAATCCCTTTAATATTACTTGTCCATTGGCATCAGTTATATACTCCTTACCCTTAAAGATAACTATAGCACCTACTAAGGGTAATCCAGTACCTCTGTCTATAATTCTAACTACAACTGAGATAACCTTTAAATTAGCCCTCCCAATATGGTTACCAATGCCAATATAAATTCCCATGTTAGTTACCTACTTGTAATGTACTTTCAGGTACAGCTTTAATCCCTATAACTAATTCAGGATTCCATCCTGGATAGAATACAGTAGATACGTACTGACCTTCCGAATCTTTTAATAGCACCTCTACAGTTACATTATCATCAGTAATGTTCTTAACAAGAACAGCATTACTTCCATAAGGTAACTCAAAGTCACCTGCAGGCAGTAGATATAGTCTACTTACTTGCAGGGAGGTTGGTCTTTCATTTTGATTGAGATTTATCATTCTTATGCGTTTTTAACTTCGTTATTCATTTGATTACCATCAAACAGTTGAGCATACTCAATATCTGTTCTCTTAGTATCATTCTCAGCATCACTCTGTGACTTGTCTCTTTGAGTCCTAGCATTGTACCAGTTAATATCAGCTTCGTTTTGAACCTTCTGTCTTTCAATTTCCAACTTAGCCTCATTAAGACTTTCAATCTTACCTTGAGCCTGTTGAAGTTGTTGTTGAAGTTGCTGATTCTGTTGTTGTAATTGTTCAAGCTGCTGTTGTAATTGCCCCATCTCATTCATCTCCTTTTTCTTCTTAGAAAAGGCTTTAGTAACCTTTACTTTAAGTTCAGTAAGACTTCTAGCTGTTAGAGCATCTACAATCATATCGGGGTCTAATTGACCACTCTTAATAAGCTCTATAATTACTTGTTGTATGTTTTGCATCTCCTTCATAATCTGAGTACTTGGTACAATATGTACATCATAATCAGTATGGGTAAAATGCTCTGGTAATGCTGTAAATACCTTCTGCAACTTATCACCAAGAATTAGAGTTCCAGTTAATCCCTTCTTCCATACTATCTTAGCCATGTCAATACAATCTCTAAGTATATCTATTGACAACGTATCCATAGTCTGATAGAAAGGTTTAGTAATAGTATAGGAGTTTCTAGCTCCAGCTTCTACATTACTAACTGCATCTTTCTGTTGAATACCATTTAACCTTTCCCTAAATACACCAGTAATAGATGATGTTTGGTCCTCTACTCTTTGTAAGGCTAGGTCAAATGCCTGTATAGTTTGAACCTTAATAGTATCAGTAAATCCAGCAAATGAGGTATTGTTATTAAATGCTCTACCTTCCTGACTTGTATCTACTAAAGCAACTCCAGTCTTTTTAAAGGCTATCCACTTTTGTATTCTCTCAGTAAGGTCATCACCTAATATAGTAGGAAGCATTGATAAGTCTAACCAGTCACCATCTGTACCACTATTAGCAAGAATATTATCCCTGAAATATGTAATTAAGTCATACTTATCTTGCAGGTGAGCACATTGTAGCACTAAGGATTGTGGAACATTGTCTCTATTAACAAGATATACACCATTAACAGATAATCCACATTTAGTTGGAGCATCCTTAGTCCTAATAACATTCTCTGATTTACCAGTAAGAACGTATATAGATTGTCCTATTCTTACTCCCTCATATCTATTCTGAATATATTCATCTCCTTCTTTGTCAATGTCAATCCATTCTATTTCATAAACAGGCAATAGTTTATAGTTAAATGACTCATAAGTATCAGCTGGGAATCCTGGAACAATACCTTTACCAGCATCTAATCCAGCTCCTTCGCCTTCCATAATAGGTCTGCATCCAACTTGATTCTCCATAGCTCTAATATACATATAAGAACTATCAGAGTAGTGTTCGTACATATCCTCTAACTCGGCTCTACTTTCATCACTCAAATCCTTACCATATTCAACTAGTATCTGCTGCTTGGTCATCCATTTCCTAATTACAACTCTGTAACTATCCTTTACATAAGGTGACTCTGGATTTCTATCAACAAATGTATTTAATGGATTGAGAACGTCAATACTAATATTAGTACCACTTGCTGACGGTTTAACCTTGTAGAATGAACAGCCAGTAACAAGTAAGTCTAACAGTAACGCCTTTAGTTTATTAGCTAAGTCAGTATTTCTAGACTGAATTACATATTCAATAACATTCTGAGCTGCTATTTCATAGTCACTAATAAAGTTATTATTAATATCCTCAATCAGTTTCTCAATATCAGCCTCAACAGATGCATCACTAACATTACCTCCACCTATAAAGGACAGTATTTGGTTATTTAGATGCTTTTGTAAGAATGTATATACTTGCTGACTTATCTCTAATTCCTTCTGCCTAGTAATCTTAGAGATTGTTTCCTTGTCTTTACAAGATACTTTCGGAAGAATTGGAATATCTAAATACTCTCCAATTAAAGCATCAACGTGTTTCTTTATAAGAGGAGTGAACTCAATAGAAGTAGGATTACCTATTCCAAAGTTTTCTTCAAGATACCTAAATTGCTCGGCATCTCTCTTACCGTTATAATAGTTGTATGCCTTCTGTAATTTCCATTTGTTGAAGACTAACTCATTTACAGCTTTGTCAATCTTCTCTATCAAATAATCATCACTTCTTTTGTTTGCACCCATCTTCGTAATCATATAATTGTATAGCAGTGAAGTATTTAGTTCTAACTAAACTTCGCTCCTTTAATTCCTTCTCAATAAACTTTATAAATTCTTCAGCTGTACCATCGCACGCAATGGACAGTGGCTTTTCATCTTTATTGAGTCCAAGGTCCATTCTATATCCCACGTGCTCAGGTTCTTCTCCTGGAAATTTGTAAGTGGTTTCGTAAACCTTTAGGACTCCCTGATATTCTTTACAATATAGAGATTTAATTAAATCTCGGATTGCTTGTTCGATGTCCTGTGTCGTCATAGTATTGTGTTGGGAATAGATTAAACTTAGGTACTATAGACTGTTTATCGGGAATAACCCCTTTGTGTTTAATTCCATATTCATCAGTCCAGTAACCAAATAGTCTCAACTTTCTCCCTCCGTTATCAGCCTCCTGTGGTGGAATACCACTTAACTCTTCATCTCCTAACTCAGCCATACCCATCGCTGCTACAATATCAAACTTTCTTTTATTCTCATAGGAATAAGTAATAAGTTCATTAATCATTGGTTCAAACCACATATTGTGGCAGTAATCATTGATATAGCAATCAATAAGGTCTAACTGATGTTGAATAACAGCTTCAGTTGCAGGAGCACCAAATTGTCTACTTCTACCTGCCTGTATATCGGACTGTGTAGCTCTAGGTCTTCTCATTAAGAATCTCTCCTCTTTCTTCTTAGTTCTAAACCAAGTAAGAATACTAATACGAGTAGATTCAAGACAAGCCTTACAGTTATAGTACTCAAGAATCTTGAGTGTTGTTCTATAAGCCTCTTCAAGATTATTAGGTCTGTCTTTGTAGATACAAACATACATTGGTTCTTGTAAACCAAAGCACCTTTTCTTTACTACTACACAGAAGTCTGATGGGTCTCTTGTATTATCTGATGTATCATTCATACCCATATCAATACCGTCAATACCAGCCACATATAAGTTTCTGAAGTCTGAACCATTCTCACTCTTAATGGGATGTTCAATAATACAAACCTTTCCTTTATCACTAGGTATAAACCTTACTCCATTCTTAGCTTCTTCAGAATGTACATTGTTTTGAAATGTATATTCTAGCTGTCCCCATTTAGGTTTAAGCTCTTGTGGGGTAATCTTATGTAACTTAATAGCAGCTAACTGTTCTGTTAATAATACAGTATTGAATTGGTTATCACCTTCCAAAGCTAATGCTTCATCAGGTGTAAAACAATACTCAGCAGAGTATAGCATTAAACCTTTAGGGTCTGCAATCTTGGTAGCTCTCTTAGCCATGTAGAACTCCTTACCCTTTTCTGGGTCTGTCCATCCTCTGTGGTCTACATACCCAGGAGCAGTAACAATAGTATATGCAGGAATGAAATATGCAGTTTCTACATAAGTACCTTCCTTAGTATAGTTATGTTTGTATGGGAGTACATCATAACCTCTAGGGTCATGGAATGCAGCAGCTACACCTTCTAATGCAGGACCACTATCACCACCTGTACCCCAAGCCAGCTTAATACCGAATCTCTGTCCCTGAATATCAATCAAGGCATCACCCTGAATGAATGCTTTCTTCCAATTGGGCCAAGAACCACTTTCTTCGTACATCAGAATATCAGTACGGTCACCTCTAATCTTATTAGGCTTATCAGCTGTAATTCCTTCAATCTCAGACATCCATCCAGATTCTACATCATCTACATTCTTACTAGAAGCCCTCTTCCATTTGGCTGTGTTGTGAACCTGCCTTAGTTTTCTCATACCATCCTCAGTATTATCATCTAGGTATGATAACTGCATCCAGCATTTACTAAGGGTATCATCAACATAACCTTCTTGCTGTGCAGCCACTACTCCTCTAAAATGTGGTCTAGTAATATAACCATTAATAAGAATAGCAGCAGCTATTTCAGAGAATCCAACACCACGAGCTTTTAATCCAATAGCGTTCTTTCTCAGCACCTTACATAGTTCAATGTAATGGAAGTACTCATACTGTTTAACAAAGAAATTGGGGAAGTCTACTGAACGACCACCACCAGCCTTAGTTGCAGATGATAGATTAGGTAACTGATAGTAATTAATAAAGAAGTAATTATCACCAGTAATAGTATAACCATTTACAGTCATACCATTTCTACACCTATCATATTCTTGGTCCCAGAACTCTCCATAAGCCTTACCAAACATTGGTTCATTACAATATTTACCAGTAGAGGCTTTAGTTCTTCTAGCTTCCATAAACCACTCTGGGTCAAAGTCTAGTCCTCTTGTTCCATCAATAGGTCTGTAACCAGTAAGCTCATAAGATAAATTAGAGTCAAAGTAGTCTATTGGGTCTCCGATTCGTACATCCCATTGAAACTCTGAGAGCTTCTCTTCTAGTACACCAGTAGGTTCCCCTACTTCTGTAACCTTTTCAACTAAGGCTTGGACAGTAGGGGATTCTGGTAATTTATTCTTAGGTTTCCTTCCACGTGCCATGTTACTTTAGTTTAGGTACATATCCTTCAACTGCACCAGCACGAAGACCTGTAGCAGCCTTCTGTTTCTTCTTAATACGAGCTTCTAAAGCATCTAATTCATCCAATACTTTAGATATAGATGACATTTCCCCAATAACATCTTTAGCTTTAAATATAGGCTTACCAGTAATTGGGTCACGTTCCTGTAAATCAGAACCTTCATTGAAATAATCAATTAGTTCATCTACCTTATTCTGAGCTGCCCTTATTAATTTAATGTCTCTTGCTGATTCCTGTATCTCTCTATATTTTCTACACGCTGCCCTAAATAGAGGGTCATTAAATTCCTCCTCTGTAATACCACTATCTTGTTTAGCTGCTTCATTACGTTCAGCTTCAGTAAATTGTGAATAGTGTGATTGCCAATCAATCATTAGGTACATATACGTGAACTCTCTAAAGGCTCTAGTTTTCTTAGTGCCCTTTGGGTCTTCTTTGGTGATATTTCTATCATTAGTCCATAACTCGGAGAACTCCTTAATAAGAAGAATCTCTGGTTCGTTTAGCCTTAATTCGTGATTTACATTATCATATAGAAATATTGTCATAACAATTATTGTTTAATTATACGTCTTTGGATTGAGCCTCCGAAGAAGTTTTTACCGATGCCCTTATTCTTTACTACATGAGCACCTTCTCCACCCCTACCATTCTCTTGGTCTTTGAGGTCAACTTTTACTTTTTCATTGTGTGGTAACTTCTTGTAGTCAGCGGGAGTCATTTTCTTGTAGGGAAGTTTCTTGTTACTAACATTATAAATTCCCTTACTTGTATGAACAGTATCAGCCTTATTAACTACAGCACCTTTTTGGTCTTTCTTAACTCTCTTCTTAGCCTTACCTCCACACTTATCTTTAAATATATCTACTACTTTAGCACCCTCAGCTTTCTTCTTGCACTTAACACAACCCCCAGCCATATACTTCTCAACCTCGTATCCTTCTGGGCATTCACCTCTAAGGGTTTGAACATAACTTAATTTGGCTCCTAACTTAGCCATTGAAATTTGATTACCTTCCATTGCTTTGTATTGTTTATAAAACTCTTTTAAATCACTTTCTGATAGCTGTGCTACTTTGTTCTCAAAGTCCGCTGCATCTTTAGGGTTTAGGACTTTAATAAGATAGGCAGTGAATGCTTTTTGCTCGTCATTCATCTGCCCACTCTGTTGAAACATACTTATCATACTTTAACTAAATCCTTAGTATTGTAGATTGCTTCCTGTAGAACGCCTTCCGTAGAAAACCATCTACATCTAATACCTTTAAAATAATCTTCTGAAACATTAGGAACACCATGAGTCCTTATGTTCATAGTTTCCTTTTTAACCACAATCATTACAGGTTTGTTAGGTATATCTTGTTTAAGAGTTACCACCTCACCTGGCATAAAATAAACCTTCTCTTCCATTATTCAATATTCTTAAAACGTTCTGTTAATCCTTCATTGATTACAGCCTGAATTTGCTGTTCAGCTACAACCTCAAACCCTTGTCTGAAGAATGGAACTGGAACTCCGCAAGCACGTCTGTAATAAATATCATCTCCTTCCTTAATGAATTTACATAGTGGACTCACTGCAATTACATTAGCTACAACTGATAGATTCTCCTCTTGGTCTTCCTCACCAGAATCTGGATTCTTAAACTTACCAGTATATTCTGGGATAATTAAGCCACTACTAGTAACCTCAATCTTTTGATAAGGGTTCTTTGCGTATGGTTTAACCAGTACATAGTAGTTAATAGGCATAATCTCCATAGACTGCATCTTCTCAGTCACTTCTTGTGCTTTCTGTAATTCATCTTTAAGATTTTCATTCAAAGCTCTAGTATAAGCATCTACTGCTTTATTATGTGCTTCTACAGCAGCGTTCTTCTTCATGTCATCAAAACTTTCAGCTCCAGCAAACCCTACAGCTTTACCACCAAACATTAAATCCATTTGTCCATTACCTCTCATAATACATTCAAAATTTTTAATTTATTACCATTTTCCTACAGGACAGAACTCATTAGGTAGAGTTGTTTTAGCTCTTAACCTACATCCACATCCATTAATATAACCATCTTTCTTCTCTGTACTTATATCTCCATTATCAGGGTTGAGCCACAATTTACTGTTACATATCTCCCCCAATATTACACTCTTTTTATAGAGCTTACATTCTTTACATACACGGATGCGGGCAGCAGATATATTCTGATTCAGCCCAAGCATCTCGTTAGTGTGTCCATTTAAAATAGCACCAAGACCCATATTTATTCTATTTAGTTCATAAAGTTGCTAATATCTCAAACCTAATTGTTTGAAAGATACTCATATAGGTATTATTAGAATTCTATAGGTCTCCTGCTATTCTTTCTGGCTTCTAATATAGCTTCTTTCTTATAGAACCTACACATTCTTTCCACATCATCCTTTAGATAATCAAGCTCATGTTCTGTGACATTTCCTTGATGGTCGTAATGTATAAGTAATAGTTTCTTAACTACGAACTTAGGATTCAATTTCTGAAGCATCCAAGCATAGGTTGATAACTGTAGTGCGTAGTGCATCTTGTTACAATCCATAATGTTATTCATAGGGTACTTCATCATCTGACATTTCTTAGTTCTCTTATCAAAGAAGGATTTATCGTCTAACTTTTTATTAGTCTTGTAGTCTATGATATAGATGTCATTACCATCCTTAATCAGTAAGTCAATCTGTCCTGCAAGTTTAAACTTGCCATCATCTGACTTCCTATATATCATATACTCAGGGAATACTCCCTTCTCAATATCAAGTAAATCCTTATTGTGCTCCATTAAAGAGTCATTGGTATTTACTTCAAACTTACCTCCAAGTCCGAACTTTCTTAATTCACATTGTTTCTTAGAAGTATAATTACCTTCTAACTCAGCATGAATTTTAGAACCTCTTTCACAGGATTCAGCATTAGTCTTCTGCCACTCATCTAAGATGTCTTGTTGAGCCTTATTGTAATCGTTACGAGTAAATCCATACATATTGCAGAAGTATTCTACATCTATCTTATGAGTGTTTAATAGTTGAGATTTCTCAGCTTTAAATTCTTCTGCTGATAACATCTTCTCTAATGCCTTATAACCTGACCAGAAATCCTTATCAAAATCTTGACAGAATTTGCCAATTAATGTTGTTACTGATACATACACTCCATTTTCATCCCAGTACATGTGCTTCTCATCGTTGTAGCAAACGTTCTGGTTCTGCTTGTCCACTTTCATATAGCCTTTTAAATTTATCCTTTACTGAATTATAATCTAACCATGTTGTAAGAGGTTGAAGAGATGGGGCTATTATAGATTGATAATATCCCAGATAATACTCCTTCTTCATAGGATAGATAACTACCAGCATTCCTACAGGTCTATCTACACCAGATAGCCTATAGAAGGCGGCTGACTTAGCATTGCTACGTTGTAACAACTCTACTAAGTTGGGCAGACTTGTGCTATATTGTTGAATACTATCCATTCTTAAGGACTTATTCTCATTTATCTTTTCAATCTCATCTCCATAGTTTGTATATTCTAGCTCCTTCCATATTCTTAAACAGCTCTTAGTATCCAGACCTCTCTTCTTCTCAGTTAGTGCTGTAAGGTATCTATACGATAATCCATGAGTACTAACCAAGGAATTGTGATAATTCAATAGGATAACATTAGACGCATCCTTGTCCTGTACCAATATTCTTTCAATGCATTCATTAATAGAAGGGGAGATTATCTCTGTATATTCCTCAGCGAGGTACTTTTCCTGCTGGACTTGTTCAGTATAATCTTGTAAGATAAGTTTCGTATGACCTCTAAAACTAGTTTCCACTACTATCACTGATAAAACTATAATAATGATAGTCTTAACGTTTGGACCTAAGTTATTAATCCAGCCATAAATTGCTTCTAGTCTACTTAACGACATTAATCTATTTCCTTTAAATGTTGAATGTTAGTCCGTCTAAAAATAAACTCTAATTCATTTTCATCAATCCATTATTTATAATTTACTACCTTTCATTTGATAATGTGCAAATTTAGCTTTAATTTTGTAAATAAAAAAATGAAACATAAACTTATTTAATTATGGAACTAAATCAGAGAGAATTGAATGCAATGTACGTCTCTTTAAAGGAGATGTGTAGTAATGTAGATTTAGATAGTATTCCTATGTTCAGACAAGGGAGTAAGCTAATACCTAGATGTAAAAATGGAAGTGGTATTCATATTAAGAAAGAGAATAGAGGTAAGTTCACAGCATCTGCCAAGAAAGCTGGACAATCAGTACAAGAACATGCTCGTTCTGTACTCAATAATCCTAATGCTACCCCATTACAGAAGAAGAGAGCTAATTTCGCTAGAAATGCAGCTAAGTGGCATCATTAATGATTAATTATGACAGAGAATGCTGAAACAGCTAAAATTAACAAAAGTTTATTAAGGGAGAGGAAGAAAGAATGTTGTATATGTGGGGAGACTACTTACTGCTGCTTAGAGTTACATCATATAAGGAATAAACTCTATACAATATCCAGAGCAGTTAAGAACCTTCCCACTCCTCTTTTTATAAAGGAGATGAATAAATGTATAGTAGTTTGTTCAAACTGCCACAAGAAACTACATAATAATATTATTAGATATGAGGATAAAGAAGTTACAGGAAGGTAATATAATAGCTAAGCAGGATAATACTAGAGTATCTAAACCTATTATTCCAGAAATTATTAAGGCTAAACCTAGACAAGACCAACTTATTGATTTGGGAGGAGAACCTTCTACTGATACAAGAACAGCTGCTGAAAGGAATAGAGACTATTGGCATCCCATTAAAGGAGCTAAGGAAAGGTTTAAATCTTCTATGAGGAATGGAACTAATCCATTAGTAGGCTTAGAAAGAACTGTAATGCCTGCTATGGCTGGTGCAGCATTAGTAACCACTCCAGCAACTGTAGTTGGAGGAATATTAGGAAGTGAAGCAGTTAATAATGCTACTGGAGGATTTGGGCAATGGTTAGAAGGTAAGGTAGGTATTCCAGCAGAAATTGGTGAGTATCTAAATCCAGGAGCAGTATATGGTGGAGGCAAAGGCTTAAATATTACTAAGAATAAATTAGCTACTAAGTTTATTAAGGGAGATGCTGACTTAGGTTGGAGTACTCTTAATAAAGACCATTGGATATTTAATAAGGAAGCTCGCACACCTACTAATATGGCTATGGCATCTATAAATAGAGTAATGCCATTCTTATCTAACGTAGAGAAAACTCCTGCCAGGGTTGCAGCTTATAAAGTAGGAAGGAGAACTAAAGGCAATGATTCTACCTATACTGGTTCAGCAACACCAGAGGGTAATAATGGTGATAGAGACTTATTAGGACTATATTTATTCCAGAATGACCCATTAATAAGTAGAAGTCCTTGGTTCCAGAGAATAGCTAAATCATTTAAGCCAGCTAAAGGTCAAGGGTTTAATTATGATAAAAGATATAGTGAGTTATATCCTGGTATTGAAGGTAGAAGATACCAAATGCAATCTGTAGTTAAAAGTGGTCATCCATTAAGATTCAATAATGTAGATGAATTTAATAACTACTCTAATGGCATTGGTAAATTACAAGGTAAGGAAGGAGATATGGTTATAGAAATGCCAGATGGATTTCAAACCTTTAGGCAGCCTGGTACTAACTATGTTGGTCCAATTGACGATGTAGGAGGTCATGTTATTAAAATAGACTATAACAAGAAAGGTAAACTAACTCAAATATCTCAGGATATGTGGAAGTTTAATCCTAGAGACTATGCTAAAAGATGGTCAGGAGATAATGTTGCTGAAGGAGTTAGAGCTACTAAGCAAGCTGCATTAATGGATAAAGTAGGAACCCCTTTTATATTACAGCAAGAGAATCCTATTTATATAGGTAGTAGGAGAGTTTGGGATAGCATAAAGAGTATTCCTAAAAATCCATATATAAGAAGGCAGCCCTTAATGCAAGGTGCACTATTAACTATGAAGAAGGGTGGTAGCCTAGTATCAGATGGTAGGAGATTTAAATTCAAGGATTCTCCCCTAGTAAGAAACTCAAGAACTATTAATAATAAGAGAGATATGAGGAAGAAGTTTATGAAGTCTGATAGACCTACATATTCTACTAATAGAGTTAGAAAGGGTCAGGATGGATTACAGTTTGTATCATATACCCCAGTGGAGACTCCTGACATACCTAAATTCGAGTCTTCGGATGTATTTAGCACATATAATATTCCTATTGTTAGAGATGAGTCAGTAGTTTCACAACCTAAGGTTGATGAGCCTAGAATAGATGAGCCTATTATAGAATCAGCTGTAAACACACCTATGAAGAGAGAACTATTTAATATCAAGCCATCTAAAGGTTTAGATGAGTTTAATAAGTGGTATGATGAAGTAGAAAAGGAAGACCCAGAAGCTAAGCATTATAGACAGTTCCTTACTAAAATGGCAGAGCAGGAATCTGGATTTAATAGTGCAATTCAAAATAGAGCTGGTGCTCCCGCTTATGGATATTTCCAATTCATGCAGGATGGTAAGAAGTATAATAATATTACCGCTTATGCAGGTACAGATATAGAGACATTTAGAAATAATCCTAAACTGCAAATTAAGGCTGCAATTAAATTAGCTAAGTCATTTGAAAGGGGATTTAATAAGAAAGATTTAGAGCTAGCTGCACAAAAAGGATATACTAAATTTGGATTGTTAGGTGGAGCATGGTTAGCAGGTAATGGTGGTGTTAGGAAATACTTACAAGGATTAGCTAACCCATCTGATAGACATTGGAGTAAATCTGGAAGTGGAACTGATGTAGCTAGTAGGATACAGATGTTTAATTTCTAATACTATGAGGTTTATAACTTTTATAAAGGGAATGTTCAGTTCACACTCTGGAATTAGTAGTAAAAGAGTGTGTGGTGTATTGGGATGGTTCGTAGCTATTGCTGTATTACTATACTGTACTGTACACGTTGTTCAAGCCCCATTAATGATAGATACATTCCTAGTCTGTTGTATGGCATTACTTGGTATTGATTCTATAACAGGAATCTGGAAGAAGTTTGATAATAAATCTAAGGATAAGAATGAATTATAATCAAGCTACTTTATATGCTGCTACTGGTAAGATATTAATGCTTCCAGGATGGCATGGATATTTCTATTGGAATTATGGTACTAAAGAGCTAAACTTTAGAGATGGTGATTACCATTTAGATAGTAAGCAACTAGAAGATAAGAATGTAAGAGATAGAAATGATTGGTATTATATTACATAACAGAAAAGGCGAGCCTAGCATTTAGCTAAGTTCGCCTTTTGTCATTTCTATCCACCTATATAAAGAATCGAGTACATAATTGAATCCATCTTTCGTGAATGTATTAAATAATGTTAATGAAGTTTCATATCTATTTGAAATCCTTCGCTCTCCTTCACAGGTAGACATATGTATGGTTATTATTTCATCTATTATTGATATAGATAATCTACAATCCTTATATTTTCCTACATAAAGATAGTTGTCGTCTAACGGAAAACCAAACTCTTCGAATTTCGGTTTAATGTGTTCATCTATATAGGTATATGTATTATACCAGCAAGACCTACCTTCCGAAGGGTGAGGTCTAGAAAGAAGTAAACATATAGCGGCAGATGATACCATTACTCTATAGATTTAATTGTTACAGAAGGGTATCTAAGATAATCCCAACCTGGATGTATATAGGCATTTTCTTTTACAGCTCTATATATTAACTGATAAAATTCTAAGGCTTCCTCGATAGAGGTATGTCCCTCTAATATACTAAGTAATTCGTTCATGTGTAATATAATATTTGACCCCAGTAAATCCCACTAATAGAAATACAACATAGAGCCTGCTTCATAAAATCCTCATTATCTTTAGCTGACAATGGTGCAATTATATAATCTACGTGATTACCTCTTAGCTTACTTGCAATCTTATCATCTAAATCGGATTCTTCAATTAGTAATAGAGTTTCTTGTTTATGACCTTTAAATGTTTTCATATCACTCTACTTCCTTAAAGTTTATTTTAAAACTCTTAGATGTATATCCAAGTGTACTATTATCCACATGGGAAGGAATGTCTACATCCTTAGTCTTTATATAGAGTTGACAATGACAAGTACCTTCTTCCATTTCCCTAAACTCTTTACACATACATACTGTATCATCTGTCCTTACTAAGGAACAAGGGCAGTATCTTTTACCATACTTCTCCTTATTCCTCTGTAAGCCAGCTAATACAGTTTCCTTTATTTCTTTGTCATCAGTTATCCTCACCATATACTTTAATTTCTAATGCCCGTCTTCTTTCTGTCTTTATTAATTCAGCCATATATTCCCCTTCTTTAAGGACTATATAGCACATTCTGTCTCTGTAGTATATCATCCTCCAAAAGTATTTGACCATCTTTTGTTGGGAGCAATATCTTGGATACAACCTGGAATACGTTTGGTTTCATATTCTGTAATAGTCTTTGCATCTAGGATATTACCAGCCTGCAATATCTTTTCTTTTAGCTCTTTGATGTATTTATCTCTAATAGTGACCATTCCACATAAAGAAGATATTGCTTCTTGTATTACATTTGCATCTCCATTAGATAGGTGTGATAATACTTCATCAACAGCCTCTACATCATATAATTCAATTTCGTTAATAGTCATTAGCCCTTCAATTTATTTTCTAGCTCAAGAATCTTGGCTTTTAACTTATCATTCTCTTTAGCTAGTTCTATATTATCATTCTTAACTTGCTCAGCCTTCTTCATAAACTCTTCTAAGCCTTGCTCGAAGAGAGTTAAGCTCATTTTAATTTGCCTGATTTCTGGAATCATTTACTTTATCCTCTAGTTCATTAATAATTCTATGTAAACAAGGGAGTTTAGTTGTAATAATGCTATTCATATAATCCTTAATATCATCTAGAGTCATTGCATCAAATTCATCCTTAGTAAGGTTTCGTGATTCAATAGTCTCTATAAATACATCAATAGCATCTTTAATAGATTGCTTATCCCTTAGTAGCTGTTCATGGGTAAGGTGAACATTAGTAATCTTAGAGAACAATGCTGGATATTTAGTAAATATCTCCTCTAGTTCTTCATCACTAATGAGCTGTAATAGCTCTACTGCCTTATTATAGAGTACTTGTGCCTCTATAACATCATACTTATCAAGTATAGATTTTAATTGCATAGGTTCTTATAGATATTAGATAATACTAAACAATGCTCAATATTAGCACCATTTTCCATTCCACGTATAATCTTATCCAATACTGTTAATTTAGCTACTGTAACTTTACCCCAAAGAACTGATTCCTCTTTAGGCTCTGCACTACCACACTGGCATTTTGCATCAACTGATTCTGTTAGATTTTCTTTAACTTCTTTAGCCATAATTTAAAAATTTGTTATTAATATATTTATTCTTCCTTATTGTTTAATAATACAAAGATAGTATATTCCAAATAGACTACCTAATGATATATACTTAAATATATTTAATATAGGCGAACTCAGGTACTAGGTACTCCAAAAATACACCCCCTCCCCATTGAGGTGACCAGTCAATTAGAAATTTAATTTTATTGGCTGATAAATGTCAAATTCGCGATTCGCGAATTTTAGTGTAAACTGTGTGATAGTGGAAAATGGAAATAGGTAGAAAAGACGAGAGGGAGGGTAGTGTTCTACGAAACACCCCCTGGGGGTTTCGTTGGAAAATGGAAATAGGTAGAAAAGACGAGAGGGAGGGTAGTGTTCTACGAAACACCCCCTGGGGGTTTCGTTGGAAAATGGAAATAGGTAGAAAAGACGAGAGGGAGGGTAGTGTTCTACGAAACACCCCCTGGGGGTTTCGTTGGAAAATGGAAATAGGTAGAAAAGACGAGAGGGAGGGTAGTGTTCTACGAAACACCCCCTGGGGGTTTCGTTGGAAAATGGAAATAGGTAGAAAAGACGAGAGGGAGGGTAGTGTTCTACGAAACACCCCCTGGGGGTTTCGTTGGAAAAATCAAGCCTAAATTTATAACACTTACATAAAGTTAGCGACAAAGGCGTAGCTCCCTGTGCAGAGGGAAAACGGTTTGTCGTTAGGTGGAATTGACACAACCACTGAACAAACCATTAGCGGATGAAAAAGGCATCCAATGTGTCAAAACATTAAAGCCATGTTAGAAGGTTTTACAAGAATTAACAAAGACAATGAAGCAATGTTCAATCAGTTGGCAAATCAAAAAGCCAGTGTTCCGAATGATGACCTTTCACCATACCAAGAGGGTAGAAAGTTCAAACTTTCGGCGGAGGGATATTGCTTTGCAAGGTCTGAAAGTTCAAATCGTGTTAGTGTTGTTGCTTTGCTTATTGATGAGCAAGGCAATGAGCAAGAACTTTGGCTTTCTACCTTGTTGAAAAAGGCATTTGAACGCAAAGGCGGTGAAACGGTGGAAGTTGTCAATAACTCCACTATTTCAAAAGAATTAAGGGATAAACTAACCGCACAAACAACTAACAAAGAGTTGGGCGAAATGTTTGTTTCCTTAGCTAAGGGCAAAGAATTAGTTTGCCATAGACAAGTTTATGCACGTTCAATTCCGACTAAAACGGGCAGACCTTTTGAGGTTCCAGCTGCTTTAATTGGGTTTGAATTTGCAGAGTAAACAAACAGACCTAAGCAAGTCTTTAAACTGCTTACATTATTCAAGAAGTAGAATAATATAAAAAGTTGCGCACGACACGAATTAAGTGCATAAAACTATCGAGCAAATCAGTTATGCAGAATATGACGTTATCAAACCATATTTAATTAAAGAGGGAGAATAATCTCCCTCTATTATTATATAATAACAATATAGCCTAACTATAAAACTTATAATATAGCCTAAGTGTATAACGCCTACAGTATTGTGCCGATACTGAGTTATTGTATTGGCATTTAATTTGTCTGTCTCAAGAGGCGAATTGAATTATTTTAAAGTTAGCTTGAGAATAGATTAACTTTTTTAAAAATTTAAGTATTATGGCATTAAGTCTGAATGTTGCAACTGCACTCCATAGAGTGAAGGTTGCTGGTGGTCAAGTAGGTAATGGTGTTAGCTTTGCAAACATCGAAGTACGTGTGAACGACGGCAGTAATATGTTTGCTGAAGGGGATGAATTTGAAATTCCTTCTGGTGAAGATTTGCAAGCTTGTAAGTTCATTCGTAAGTTCAATGGCAATCCTGCTCCTGGTATCTTTGTTGAGGTTGCTGGTCAGCCGAAAGAATTGTATCTCAGTTCATTCGTAAAGGCTGTTGTACCTTACAATGACGATAGCACAAGAGCAAAGGACGCTACTGGAAACAATCTGCCTGCTGTGATTGCTACGGGTACAGCCGTTAACCTTTGGAAACAATCGGCAGATGCTGAGTCAGCTTTGAACAGCATTGCGGGTAAGAAGTTGAAAATCTCCCAAATCCAATCAGTACAGACCATGCGACAGAGAGCTAATGGTACTAGAACATTGGGCAATCAATGGGTATTCAAAATCGACCTCGCATAACCGTAACCGTTAAAGGTGAATTAGTAGGTGACAGAATCCTCAGAGCAGGAACTGTCATCTACTCAGTTCTACCTAACCCAGATGTTCCTAAGTATGATACATGTTTCTTTCTGCTACAGAAAGTAGGATATGTATATGCTATCTTGAACTATGTTGTATTGAGTCTGCACAACGAGAGCAACAGAGTAAGGGAAGCAACCCCAAGTCCTACCAAATTCCAAATTTTCCAAACATTCAAATGGGACTGGTTAAGGACTAAGTAAGAGAATACACTTTTCTAATGGTTTGTTGTGTTTTCTTACACTATTTAATCCTAAATTTAGGAAATTGTCTGACGAGTCTTTGAAAATTAAGACGAAACGCCTTTAACTAGGCGTCACAATAACTAAATCAACTAATCGTAATAATATGGATATACTCATTTATTTTCTTTTATTTTGTATATTCTTGGTAGGAGTACTTTCATGTGTATTCAAGGACTAAACATAAAGCATTACTTCTTATGAGAATAAACAAATTTGGACAAGTTACGAATAAGAGTAGTGACTTACTCCTTACTCCTCAGCAGGAGGAATTTATGAAATCCCTATTGGATAATGGCAAAGCAACATCATTATCATTACGTTATGGTAGAGCAGTAGCCAATAAGGTTATTATACCATCAACGATACATGATATGACCTTTGATAGCATGGAAGAAGCATTTAAGTGTATGGATTCATTAGAATATGCAGCAGAGCATACTAATGACTTTGACAGCCAAGATGCTAATTTGATGCAAGCACTTCAATATTATTTTGGAAAATAACTTAAAACTTCACAAAATGACAACAAAATGACAACAAAAGAAACAAATGACCTTATGAGTCTTATTGCTGACACTGCATTTCGTATTGGTGCTGGCATTATAATTGACAAGGCATATATTGAATATCATTTGGACCAAGTTGAAGATAAAGATATAAGAGAGCATAGTAAAAATGTAATTAATTCTTTACTATCAGCCAAAGGTCTTTAACACTATACAGAACGCCTATCGCTGTAAAGGATAGGCAAGTTTAAACTAATCGCAAATCAATCTCATAATGAACACTTTACAATTACCTAGAGATATAGAAAAAGCACTTCAACTAAGTTGGGATGATATGCATCCTCTTACAGAGAAGTATAAATCCGAAATAGCGGAAAAGCTTTCTACTATTATGTGTATACCTAAGAAAAATGTCTCTTGTAGAAGCAAATCTATTTTGAGATACCTAAACAGTGTATATAACATAAAGCTGACACAAGGAGTGGGAATCAGAACTCTATTAATAAATAATTCTGTTCTTACCTCATTAAGAGTTACTTGCTATAATTATACATTAGCAGAGTTGTATCTTATAGACTTGGCTTGCAATTATATTCTATCTCAGCCCAACTTTCAACCTGGTAAGCAGGAGGAGATAAAGATTGCAGACATGACTATCGAAGACCATATAAAAAGACTCTTCAACTACAAACTGGGCAAAATAAACTCTACTATAGAAAGGAGATTAAAGAAGGAGTTTGGATTTACTTTAAATACCAAAACTTTCTCATTGCCAGAACTCGTAACTGTACAAGTTGAAGTGTATCGTGAAGGCGTATTAATATATACCAATGAGGATGACTTTGAAGCTAGAGATGGTAGAATCATACATAGTCTTGATGTAAAGAGAAGAATGAAGGCATTAAAGACTAATGGATGGCTATACTTATTATCTAAAATCCCAACTCCAGACCGTAACACTGCAAATATGAACACTCTCAAAGACAGCATATTTAGTCTGGAAAAGGAGCTGCAGTCGTTCCAAGAGAGTATAGTAGCCATTAAGGAATGTATTAACAGGAGGGATGAAATTCACACTGTTCCCTACAATGCTCAAATAGACTCCATAAGAGCCAAGTTCAATCAAATGGTCAAGGATTATAATAAATATATAAAAGAACAATAAACCTACGTAATGGGTGCTAGTTTAATAGCTAGCACCATTTATCCATAATTAAGGCAGGTTCTCCGTGAGGAGAATAGGTGAAAGTACAAGTGCTTAGGTTGATTACTGTGAATCGAGTAACTGAAGACCTGTGCTCACTTGGTATAAGAAGAAGCGTTTAATAGTGTACATAAAAGCGTGGATACTCAGAGCACCAAGTATGGTTGTAGGTAAACTAAAGTGGGAATTAGCCATGACACCACTTCAAAAACGTATGGTGTGTATGCAGACTCGCACTTAAATCTAGTCTGTACTAAGGATGCATCCTCTGCAACGCAGGTTGGCAGTCTGGAATAGACAGACATCTTATAGATATTCATTTATTTGGAGAATATAATTTCTCGATACCCCGTGATGGGGTCGGCATCATGACTAAGCCTTTACGTGGCGATGCTATAAGTAATCCATAAGGATGAAACTAATTGGTCAAGTATGTTTAATTTAATAACTAATCGACAATGAAAATTGAAAAGAACAAATTGGTGAATCGTGCTCAAGTATTAAACCCAGACATTCAGTTAGGTGTAATTGCCTATTCTGTTGCTGAAATGGCATCTATAATCGAACAGACAAATGCTAAGCTCAGCAGTGGGGAAGTCACTGAGGAACAACACAAAGCTATAGTTAATGATTGTACTGAGTACATCAAATCAGCTAAAGAAATGTGTGTAGAATCCAACTTGGATTGGAACGTGTGTATCCTGCTGTCTCGTACTAATCTCGATAAGTATGTGGAAAGCAAGATTGACTAAAGCCGTATTCCTGCTATTTGCAGGATATTTAGGCTTCCATTGCTATATGGCATCCTTTTGGTTGCCATTAGTATTGTGTGTATTACTTATGATTTTTATTATTTCACTTAAAAACAAAGATTTAGCATGAAAAAGATTGATGCAATTTTGAACAGAGAACAGGAAAAATATCCTACTCTTATCAACAAACTTTCTATGATTCTTGAACCGTTTGCACTGCTGGCAACAGGTAATGCTCCTGTATACATAGGACGTATTGCTGAAGAAATGGCAGTCAAAGAGTGTAAAGAATGTGGTGCTTTCATATTCAGCATAGAAGGCAATGACTTGGCTCATGTAGACCTGAAGAAGATGGAAGCCTCTGTATTCGGTGGTGAACATTTCTCTATATCTACTGAAGATGCTCAGTCTGTAAAGAATGTGCTGGAAGCATTGAAACATCGTGATGGCAGCGATAATGACATTGACCCTGTTAAGGACATTATCGATGGTATGCCCAAGGAACTCAAATCACTTCTCGGAGCTGCTATTGCAGTATCAAGACTCCGCAAGAGAGGAGATAACTAAAGAAGGTTTTTGAAGACAAATATCATTGGGCTAATTTGCTGTGAAGCACGTTAGTCCACACTCTTTTAAACATAATTGAGAATGAATATAAAAGAACAATTATTACAAGGCAAACCATTTTCAGGAAGAAATGGAGCTTTTACTGGTAGAGTTGAACCTCAATCAATAGAAGGTGATACTCTGATAGTTATTTGTGATAAGGATGGAACTAGATGGCATGAAGGTTGGGAACTTCAACATACTATCTGGGGTTTTGAACGTGGTGATTATTATTTCCTATGAGTAAGTGTGATATATCTAAATGCCATGCGAGTTGTTGTTATAATGCTCCATTGCCTAAGAAATACATATTTGCATTA